AGGGTTCGAGTCCCTACGCTGGTACCAACAAGGATGTGTAGCACAGCGGTAGTGCATCAGCTCGACACGCTGAAGGTCACAGGTTCGAACCCTGTCTCATCCACCAATTTGGGGGTGTAGCTCACTTGGTAGAGCGCTTGCATGGCATGCAAGAGGTAGTCAGTTCGATCCTGATCACTTCCACCAAATAAACTAAAGAAAGGACAAGTCATGAGTGAATTTAACGTATTGGTAGGCAAGCGCATCAACGGCTTGTTTATAGGCAACGACAAGTGGACCCTGGTGTTTCGTGACATCTCTGGGCGACGTTATCGTTTCGACACTGAGAATGACTGCTGCAATTCTGTATGGTTCAACCATGTGAGCGGCGTAAATATACTAGGCGAAGGCAATAGCTTTGACTTGTTACGCGGTGCAGAAGTGCTAGCAGTGGAATCCAAGGGCTGGGGCGACGATCGCAGCGACGAAGATGGATACGAAGTGGTCCAAGATGCGTTCTGGACCATACGTACTGACCGTGGATACATAGACCTTGAAGTGCGCAACAGCCACAATGGTTATTATGGTGGCAGTGTGAGTTATTCGGGCACCAACGATGGTGTGCCGGACGACTTGGTACAGATCACCGAGGATTTCTAAATTAGAAAGAGACTTATGAAAAAACTAGATTTGACCCAAGTGGCAGAATTTATCCGGGCACAAACTCCTGAAACACGTATCTACATCGGTTGCGATTCCGAAAGAATCAAGCTGGATGGAGAATGGTGGGCAGACTATGTGCTGGCCATCGTGGTTCACATCAATGGCAACAACGGATGCAAGCTATTCGGCGAAGTACATCGCGAACGTGTGTTTGACCACAAGCCTGGCAAACCATCCATGCGTCTTATGACTGAAGTGTACAAGGTGTCTGAACTTTACCTCAAGCTGGCCGATGTGCTAGAAGGGCGTGATGTTGAAGTGCATCTTGACATCAACCCCGACGAAATGCACGGTTCCAGCTGTGTGATTTCTCAGGCCATTGGTTACATCAAAGGCACTTGCAACGTGATACCGTTTGTGAAACCACAGGCGTTTGCTGCTTCATATGCTGCGGACCGCCTTAAAGGCCTAAGGGCCGCATGATTACCGAAACACTTGACTTGAGTCAGTGTTTCGTGTAAAATTTGTTTTTGTCGGTGCAAACCGGCCGGCAAGATCAGAGTAGATTAGAACAGACAAAAAGTTGGCTTCATGCCAGCTCAGCCTCGTACGCTGAACTTCCAAATTGGCCCCGGGTAAAACCGGACCGTGCTTGCGTGACCCGGAATTATATAGACATTTGCACTTTGATATCCGGACATGTGTAGGCCTCTGTGCTTTGCATATTGCAAGTTGAATGTTGTACATTGAATAGTCTGTGACTTGACTCGGGTCTTGCCACCTTTATTGTTTAACGAAAGAAATTATGAAAATCAATCTACGAAAATCCAACATATTGCAGTTGGCCATCCAAGACGCATTGAAAGGTATCAAGTTTACCACAGATGCCAGTATCAATGAATTCCAAGATGCAGAGCTCAAGATCTCTGACCTGAAGGTCAAGTTCCTGGCAGATAATCAACGCCACACCGCACTGACAGAAAGCCTGTACGAAATACGCAAGGCTGTGAGCCAAGCAAATCACTCTGTGGGTGTGAACATCAAACTGGCCGACATTGCCATCTGTGACAAGCAGATCCAGACCTACACCGAATTGGCCAGCAAGGCTGTGCGTGAAAATGCCGAAGTAGTAGCTGGCAAGATGAACAAGATCCGCAATCGCAAAGAAGACGCTCGTTCTGTGTACTACTCGGAAAGCACAGTGGACACATCTATATTCTCAGTCGAGGATATTGCTGAGTTCCGTGCTCACGTGATCCGAGCCAAGAAAGAAAAGCAACGATTGCAAGACGAATTGTTGGACATCAATGTTCGTACAGAATTCACTCTGAGTGAACAAGTGGTCAGCACATTGACTGCTGAAGGTCTTGTGTAGTCACTAAATATCTCAACGCGGGCATGGTGCTAGTGGTAACACATATCCTTGCCAAGGACAAGTTGCGGGTTCGATTCCCGCTGCCCGCTCCAAGAACAGCGGATAAGTTACATTATCCAGTATGAGTCGCTAAGGTAGCTAGCTAACCCTTAGGGCAGGTAACAGTACATAAATGCAATGTAACAGGAAGTAGTGATCTACTCGCCGGGACGGGCCTCAAAACGAATCCCACCAACAACACGGCTCTGCCCTCTGGCCGGTGACCTCTTTTAATGTTACCGGACACGGCAGGGTTTTTCTATTTGCTCCTATAGTTAAATGGCAGAACACATCCTTGGTAAGGATGAGATACAAGTTCGATTCTTGTTAGGAGCACCATTAAGTTCATAAATATTTTTATGAAAAAACTCTTTACCCTACTCCTTTTGCTTTGCACCTCCGCATGGGCTTGGCAACCAACCAAAACAATAAACGTGATCACCGGCTATGCTGCTGGTTCCAACAATGAACTGACCTTTAGAAAAGCATCAGACATAGTGAGTCGAAACAATCCGGGCACCGTGTTTGTGATACGCGGGCAGCCAGGGCAGGACGGTGTTATCGCAATGAATTCATTTGTGTCTGCTGATCCTGATGGTCACAGTGTAGCAGTACCCAGCATATTCAGTGTGTTTGTAGGCAACGATGTATTCCAAGACGACATAAAACGATATAACTGGGACACGTTTACTCCAGTAGCTGTGTTGGGTGAAAGCCCAATGGCCCTGATAGCCACCCCCAATAGCCCTGTGAATACCCCAGCAGAGTTTCTACAACTATTAAAAAAGCCCACGAGATTTGTAAACATAGCTACAGGTAGTGGTGCAACTAGTTTTATCTTTGAATATTTCATGTATCTAAACGGCGGGCGGAACATGATCGAAAACATACCGTACAAAAACACCCCCGAGATTGCGCTAGCAGTGGCCAGTGGCCAAACAGAATTTGGGCTACTGCCCATAGCCGGTTCAGCAAAATTAGCCGAAGCCGGCAAGGTAAAAATCATAGCCATCACTGGTGATCGATCTCTGCCCTCTATGCCCGCAGTGCCTGTGATAAATATTATCAAGATACAGTCAGGATGGTATTTCACATTGCCTCCAAACACTGCTCCAGACATAGTAGATTGGTATCAACGTGAATTCAATCGTGCCATACGCAGCGACGAATATCGTCAATGGGCAGAAAGTCAATTTATCACAGTGGACAACAACAAACTAGATCCAGCAGGAGTGAAAAAATATGCAGAATTTTTACGCAAGACTTTCATGCCGATTGCATCACAAATAAAGAAATCACCATGAAATATTACAAGCTATTCCCTGACCTACCTCGCCCTCCGCAAAAGTTCTTTGACGAGGCACACAGGGACTACGCAGATTTTCCCACAGAGACTCCGTTGCATGAAGTACGTATCAGACATAGTGTGAGAGATGGCCAACCTTTCCTGGCCAGCAAAGGTGTACGTGTGCCCATGAGCGAAGAATTCAATCAATGGGTTCGAGACAATATCTCTGAACGATTCACAGACTGCGGAGTTAACTATAGATATTGCAACAGCGATACCAGTGGCATCCACACAGACACCACCAGAGAGTATGCGCTAACATATAACATCACCACCGGGGGACCAAACTGCCGCGTGGTATATTGGCAAGAGCAAGGACAACCCGAAGTAAGAGACCTTGGGATACAGCACTTGAATTATGATGATTGTGATCCTGTGTTTGATCTACCACCAGGTCCCACAGATGTTTGGTACTTGCATGATGCCACCATACTGCACAGCGTAGAAGGCATTGAGACTCCGCGAGTGCAGTTTACAATTGGATTTAACAAAGATTTGTTACCTGCTGGATGGATCTGATGCTGTATCAGAAATTAGATTTACCATCGATCCCAGACGATCTCAAAGCACAGGCCTGGGCAAGAGTCAATCAGGAAAGTGTTATTTTTAATCGGCATGTGTTAGGCAATAGTCATGGACGCAGTCTTTTCAAGGATGGCGAGTTTGTTGGCACCAGTACCGGGCTTGGGCTTAGAGAAATAAGTGACGAATTTGATCAATGGGTCAGATCAAACATCATCTCTGAATTTATCCGTGTGGGGTTGTGCGTGAGTGAAGCCGGAATGGATCATTCCGGACCGCATCGAGACCAAAGCAGAGACTACGCATTGCTGTATCTACTGCAAGCAGGCAGTGACAATGCTACCACAAGTTACTGGAAAGAAAAGCCCGGTGTGTCTGTTAAAAATCACAGCGACTACGATGATTTAGATTTGTTGGATCAAGTGGTGATACCATTAGAGACTTGGTATCTCATCGACGCCAAGACCACCCACAGCGTGGAGAATATAAAACAAGGTCGCATAACTATACAGATAGGTCTGGACCAAGTTCACAAAGATCGATTCATGACATGTTTTACCAGGTAGGCAATCAGACATTTACCAACAAGTTTTTGGCGACTCAGCATGCAGTTGAGCAAGGACTAGAACTTCATTTCAACCTATACGATTCGGCATTTGATCAATGTAATTGGAGCCAGGAACCGGAGGCTTCGTGGGATCAACTGCTAGACATGCGAGCACATCAGATCGCGGCAAAAAACAAACCCATAGTGTTGAACTTCTCCGGCGGCACAGACAGCTATACCGTGTATAAGGTATTTGAACGCAACAAAATACACTTAGACATCCTGAACATTAGGCTGCATCCTGGAAAACGAGAAAACGAAAGATTTCAAGAGGTGTATGAATTCTTGAATCGCGGTATCTATGATCCACTTACCAGGATTGTCACACGAACTGACTCTGCTGATATGTACAGAGACATGTATTCCAGTCCTTACTGGATTTTTGAAAAAGGCTCAAGATACCATTGGGGTGCGATTGGCAGTGGCGATTATATCTCGGAAAAATATCTCCGTGAGATTCTTGGCACCGACGATTATATCTCTATCATTGGGTTGGAAAAGCCCAGGATCTTGTTCCAGGACAATCAGGTTTATAGCACACAGGATGATGAAAATTATCCCAGAGTGATGGCAAATCCCACCCTAGACTGTTTTTACATCAGTCCCGATCTTCCCGAATTGCATGTAAAACAAAGCTACATGCTGCTGAACTATATCAAATCACTCAAGCCACACGCCACTTGTCCCAATGATCTCACAGAATTCAACGACATGCATAACCCCTGGGATTTCGATTGGCTGGATTACAGCATCAAAGGATGCGGAAGATTTGGTGACATAAACCAAAGCACGTTACAGCATCGGGGCAATTTTGGTAGTAGAATTACAATACCCTCTGAAGGAGAGAATTTATTATATTTTGGTAGAAACAACGACTGGTGGGAAACTTTAAATGGTAGCACCGCTCACAAAAACTATATTGAAGGTCTCATGTTAGTGGCTCGGTCAGACCCAGGTAGATTCCTGTTGTGGAATCCTAGTAACTTTTATGCATTGCGACAATTCAAATCCAGGCACAAGATGAAATTTTAAGCGGCCTTTGGTGAAATGGATATCATTCCGGGCTTCGAACCCGGAGGTGGGAGTTCGATCCTCTCAGGGCCGGCCAATCTCGCTGTAGTTCAATGGATAGAACGGGGTCCTCCTAAGACTCAAATCCTGGTTCAATCCCGGGCAGCGAGACCATTGACAGCAAAAGAAATATGCTATATAATAGCAGCATGAGCACAGAACAAGACCGATTCAATCACAGCCGACGTCTGCTCAAAGACGAAAACGCTATCAACAAGCAATTAAAAATTGCCAAATCCCATACCTCATCCACAGACAAGAATATCACTCAGCCGCATCGCCTGGTCAAGCAGCACGCCATGGATTGTGGCAATCCAAAATGTTTGCTGTGCTCCAGTGCAAAAGTTTTAGGAGAGCCACCTATACAACAAAAGAGGTTCGATCAGAATGTAGACGAACCTAGAGATAAACGCAGCAACGGATTAACCACAAAGGAAGATGAATGAACCCACTATCTGAACGTACCGCCGGACTTACCAGCCAAGATGCAGTGGCCGCAATCGGTGGCCTTACCAGCCGATATGACCTAGTGCTAGTGGCTTCGCGCCGCATGCGAGAACTCATGCGCGGCGATGCACCGCTAGTACCTACTCGATTTGGCCCTGCTGTGACAGCATTGCTGGAAATCGAAGCAGGCAAAGTCACCCGTGACTATCTGTACAAACAGCAAGATATTGCACCACGTCGACGATCCAAACACTACTGAAATTTGGTTGACCAAAAATAGCTCTATGCTATATAATAGAGCTATGTATAAAGTAATAACAAAAGAGGGGTTTCCCCTTGCTACCTGTTCGTCGTTGAACAGCGCGATGGCCACAGCAAAGGCGTTTGACCAGTTTGTGACTATTCGTGGTCCTGACGGCATGGAATTTGTTGGCTTGTTTGGTGTGGATAGTGTGGTAGATGGCAAGACTCCTGATGGAGTAGCCTACACCTGGAACAAGGCTAGCCGAATTGGAAAGACAAGGAAATAAATGCCAAAGTGTTATCAATTGGTTGGAGTGCCAGGTGCGGGTAAAAGTACCTGGATATCCAAACAAGAGTGGGTCAAGGACTGTGCATACATTGGCACAGATAAACATGTGAATACGCATGCCAAGCTGGTGGGCAAGACCTATAGCGAAGTGTTTGTAGATTTTATGCCATCGGCTATTCGAATAATGATAGCAGAAGTTGAAATAGCAAAGTCCGCAGGCAAAGATATCATCTGGGACCAGACCAGCACCACTGCGGCGAGTCGTAGTCGTAAGTTCCGCATGCTGCCTGACTATGAACATATCGCTGTGGTGTTTGCCACACCTGCGCTAGACGAACTGGCTCGTAGATTGGCCAACCGATACGATTCTGGAAAAATAATTCCTGAGCATGTGATGCGGAGTATGATTGATAACTGGGAAGAACCCACCTTGGAAGAAGGTTTTGAAGAAATTTGGAGAGTATAATGCCAGCAGTATTTTTAGTATCAGACACACATTTTGGCCACAAAGGCATGTGTCACTTCACGCGGTCAGATGGTGTGACCAAGTTGCGTCCCTACGACACACCTGAGGAAATGGACGAAGCCATGGTCAAGGCCTGGAACGAAAGAGTCAAGCCCACGGACAAGGTATATCACTTGGGTGATGTGGTGATCAACCGCAAGAGTTTGGCCATCATGGCTCGTTTGAACGGCGACAAGGTGTTGATCCGCGGCAACCACGACATCTTCCCTGATGACGAATATCGCAAGTATTTCCGCGAGTTGAGGGCATACCATGTGATGAACGGAATGATCTTGAGCCACATCCCTATCCATGAAGAATCATTGGGACGTTTTGGAGTGAACATCCACGGTCACTTGCATGACAACAGAGTGATGAAAGCAGGACCAGCTGCTGGCGAGTTTGTGAACAAGGTTGTTGATCCGCGGTATCATTGTGTATGCGTGGAGCACACAGACTTTGCTCCCATCTTGTTTGAGGATGTGATCAAGAGGATCACATCCGAAGGTGGGACCATTGGATTCCGCAACGGCAATGGTCCCACAATGTAAACATGTCTCTAGAACAAACATTTTGTTCCAGTCCATGGATACACATGAAAATAGCCTCCACCGGACAGATGAAGTTCTGCCGGTGGAGCAATACAGGTCAGCTCACTCCGACGATCGGTGACGTCCATCCATTGACTTTTTTCCAACAACATATGGCTCCTGTTAGAGCTGCTATGTTGTCCGGAGAATCACTAGCAGAGTGCAATGAATGTCATGAGATGGAAAAGTATAGCAAGGTAAGTGGGCGGCAGAAGCAGTTGTTAAAAACTGGAATTACCCTAACAAATTTTGACAAGAGCTGTTTGAGCAGTACATTTGCATCTGAGTTTGAAAAATCATTACCGCATGGCCACACAGATCTTCGTCCATTGGATTGGCAAATCGATCTAGGTAATCATTGCAATAGTGCGTGTGTGATGTGTGTGCCTGAATCCAGTTCTAGGCTGGCAGCTGAGTTTCATCGCATAGGATTCATTGAACGACTACCGCCTGCTAACTGGGTAGAGGATCCAAGCAAGGTTGATGTATTCATTGATCTGCTGAAGAGAACCACAGGACTGGCATACTTGCATTTTATTGGCGGCGAGACCCTGATCACTCCGGGATTTAAACGAATACTACAAGCTCTTGTCAAACAAGATTTCCGAGATAAAATTACATTAGGACTCACTACCAATCTTACGGTGTGGGATTCAGAAATAAATCAACTGCTGTGCGAGTTCAAACAAGTACATCTAGGCATGAGTATAGAATCAATGACTCGAGTCAATGACTATGTGAGATATCCTAGCAATATACAATCTGTGACGGAGACCATGCACCGTTGGATTGAACTAGGTCGCACACAAGGATGGGTATCTACACTTCGCACCACTCCCACCGCATTGACTGCTGGCGAACTGTTGAGCATCTACAAGTTTGCATTGATCAATCAGATAGGCGTAGAAAGTTGTAATTTTTTAGAAGAACCCCACATGCTGCGCATGTCTGTATTGCCCACCCAAGTGCGCCAGACAATCAGTGATCAGCTGACGCAATGGATACAACAACAAGACATCAATCCAACGCAGGTTATCAATCATCGAGATCCTAATCAAACACAACAAAGTGTATTACAAGATCTAACCAGTTATGTAAACTATCTCAACAACTCGCCTGACGAGACACACCTTCTACCCAACATGATGAGATATCTAAAAAAACTAGATCAGTCTCGCGGCAATTGTGTGTTGGACTATCTTCCTGAATATGAAGAACTTTTTAGCTCTGCTGGCTACTGATCCGCAGTTGGATCTCACAATAGGCATAACCCCAGTCGGGTGCCCTGATACGGAAATCTGGGTAAATCAAAATTTGATGTATCAAGGACCACTTTCCGGCACTCTAGACATATCAACCAAACTGCCATTGCTGTCTGTACTTTCAATAGCAGTAACATTAAAAAATAAAATCTACAGGTCCGATTCAGAAACTGCTATCGTGTTGAACAACATATCAATTGATGGATTTGATATCATCCCTGCATGGACGCATTTGGCTCATTATACCAATGATCATGGCCTAACGGATCCCACTTCGTATCTTGGGTTCAACGGTGAATGGAAGATTGAAATAGAAAACCCATTTTATCAATGGCGTCATCGAGTCACCGGGCAAGGTTGGTTGTTACACCCGTTTACTGATCTTTAAACACATCAGTAAGGATACGGAACCCTTCGCCACTCTGTAATACACAGGCCATCTTGTGATCATATTGAACCACGGTCCAGGTCAAGGTCTTGGTATTGACCAATACGGCGGTTTGAGTACCAGTTTCTGAATCGGTTCCAACCCATACGGGATTTTCTTGTGCAGTTTTGGTCAATACTGTCATCACAAATTGAGTTTCGCCGCAGTTGAATCTACGCTCATATTCGCGCAGTTGGGCGTGAGCAACAGATGTTATCAGGCAAAATAATATGGCAAATGTGTATTTCATGTTACAGATACTTATGGAAACTTTAAGAAAAACGCAACTCAGGTTGCGTTTTTTTGTGGCAAAAAAACAACTTTTCTTGTGAAAAATCGGTAGACCAGTAATGCCCGAAATGCTATAATACACACATGTTCAGCAAAAAGGAGTTCTAAGTGGATATCAAAGCAATCAACACCGCGATCATCACTGGTTCGTTTACTAACGACCAACTGAGTTCCATAATCGATGCTGTGAAATACGCCCGCAGCCAACTGACCAAGACCAAACTCCGCAGTTTCTCTGTGGGCGACCGTGTAAAATTCACCAGCAACAAAAACGGCATGACTTATGTTGGCGAAGTGGAAAAGGTCAAACTGAAGTTTGTGCTGATCAAGACGCCCACTGCTCGTTGGAATGTGCCTGCTAACATGTTGGAAGCCGCATAAAGCGGTTGACCAGAAATAGCCAAAATGCTATAATACACACATAGACAAATAAGGTTGCTCCAAAAAGCGAGACACGCGAAAGCAAAAAGTCAAGCAAGGAGCATTAAATGGGCCAAGCCCAGCCAATCTTTTTAACCAGGAGCAGAGATGACAGTATTACAAGCATACGTTAATCGCAAGAACAAGTGGAACGCTATCTTCCGCGGTGAGCAGTTTGAACTTGAGACTGCCCAAGGTCGCCAGCGTGTGGCACAGAGTCTGGATGCAGACCTCAGCCCAGAGAACTTGACTTGCGACGGCGAACTAAGCCGTGCAGAAATTGTTCGCCGCCACAAAGAGCTGACCGCGGCTGCAACTGAATTGGCCCGACTGGATCCTGTGGCTGCCCAAGCCATCTACGAACTTTACACTGGAGAATAACATGAATCAAATCACATCAGCCGTTGGCGCATTCGTTATACTGGTCGCAGGTGCCTTGTTTGTAGCCTTCCTATTGGCTTGGCCAGTGATGATGCTGTGGAACGGATGCCTTGTGCCCGCAGTAGATGGGGTCAACCAGATTGGTTGGCTGCAGGCATGGGGACTGCAATTCCTGATCAACATGCTGTTCAAAGCCTCTATCGTCAATAAGAAAAGCTGACAGGCAGAAAAGTAGTTGACTGAAAATTCAAGTTCAGCTACAATACACATATCCAAACACAGAAAGGTAATTTTATGGCAGCAGTTTCAGACGCACGTACAGTGACTTCCACCCAAGCTCGCAAGAGTGTGCTCAAGGCGTTCAAAGTTCAGCGTCCGTTGTTCTTGTGGGGGCCTCCCGGTATTGGCAAGAGCGAGTTGGTAGAAGGTATCACCAACGAACTGGGCGGTCTCATGATCGACTTGCGACTGGGGCAGATGGAACCCACTGACATCCGTGGTATCCCGTTCTACAACAAAGACATCGGTAAGATGGATTGGGCACCTCCTGTGGAACTGCCCGACGAAGAAACTGCCAGTCAGTACCCGATCGTGGTGCTGTTCCTGGACGAACTGAACAGTGCGGCTCCCAGTGTGCAGTCAGCAGCATATCAGTTGATTTTGAACCGTCGCATTGGTAAGTATGCGCTGCCTAAGAACGTGGTGATGGTTGCCGCAGGCAATCGTGAAAGCGACAAGGGTGTGACATATCGCATGCCCACTCCGTTGGCAAATCGTTTCATCCACCAAGAGATGAAGGTGGACTTTGCCAGCTACCAAAATTGGGCAGTGATGAACGGCATCCACAAAGACGTGGTGGGCTACTTGAGCTTTGCCAAGCAAGACCTCTATGACTTTGACGCCAAAAGCGCCAGCCGTGCATTCGCTACTCCGCGCTCATGGACCTTTGTGAGCCAGCTGTTGGACGACGAAGACAGCGACGACGATACATTGACCAACTTGATCGCAGGCACAGTTGGTGAAGGTCTTGCAGTGAAGTTCATGGCACATCGCAAGGTTGCTGGACGCATGCCTCGGCCCGAAGACATCTTGAGCGGCAAGGTCAAGGAGTTGAATGTGAAAGAAGTCAGTGCCATGTACAGCTTGGTCATCTCCATGTGCTACGAGCTCAAGGATGCCAAGGATATTGTGGATCAGAAAAAGTTCCATGAAATGGCAGACAACTTCCTCAGCTACATGATGGCTAACTTTGAAACTGAGCTGACTGTGATGGGTGCTCGTATCGCACTTACCACATACGACTTGCCATTCTTGCCTACCAAGATGAAGCATTTTGACGAGTTCCACAAGCGATTTGGCAAGTATATCTTGCAAGGTCAGAACTAACATGGAGCGGGGACTACGGTCCCCGTTTTTGTATGCGATATCAGATTACCAAACTAGATAAGCGTCACTCGCACCACGAACGATTCGTGTACATGATCGAGTTCTCCAAACAGGCTGGCCCTGTGGGAGTACGGACCGGAGTTTGCACTCCTGGTACCGGTGCCCTGGACTTTGATCATGCTCGACGTTGGTTTGGCGAGATCTATGGGCGCAGTCAAGAAGCAGATCTCCAGCTCAGGATAGATGCAGAAGCTCAGTGGGCCAACCAAGGTACAACCACAAATTCGCATTGGGCTTATCATACCGAATTCCGAGAGTACCGTATCTATGCCAATGCACCCGAGGCTGCTTGGTTCCGGTTGAAGTTTCCTAGTGAGCCATGACCCAAGGCATTGTGATCAAACGCAATCTCATCATCTTTGACAGTGAAGAGTTGTGGGAACCTATCCGACAAAAGATCCTGGCAGAGTATGGTGCCAGCCACATGATCAGTTGGGTGATGAAACGCGAACTGGGATTCACTGTGCGAGCTCATCAGCACTGGATCATCATAGACAAGAACGTTTGGGGAGAGGATATCACACCTCGTAGGCATTGGCAAAATCAAGTGCATTTGGATTTCTTCAATGATGCAACACAGAGTTGGTTTCAACTTAAATATCTTTAAGAGATTGACCAATAATTCTGATCGTGCTATAATACACACATGAATAACAAAGGAGTTCTCGTGCAATTTTTCAATCCGCAAATTCTGCATGCCAAAACAGCTGGTACCAGCAACAACAAAAAAGAGTCCGACAAGTACAAGGATCTCATTGGGCCCACTGACCCCAAACTGGACGGTATTGTGCGTGAGAAACTGATCACTGCTCGTGTGGGTCTGTTGCTCAAGGCCAGTTTCTTTGGCAATCTTGCTACTCGTTTGAAACTGGTCAACGCGGACGAATGGTGTGGAACAGCCGCAACAGACGGCAGGAACTTCTATTACAACACCCGCTTCATCCAACTGCTCAAGCCCAAGGAGATTGAGTTTTTGTTTGGACATGAGGTATTGCATTGTGTGTATGATCACTTTGGACGTCGCGGAGATCGAGATCCGCAGATCTGGAACATCGCCAATGACTTCTGCGTGAATGCAGATTTGGTCAAACACAAAGTGGGCGAGTTGATCACTTCAGTGCCTGCATTGTACGATGCCAAGTACGATGGCATGAGCTCGGAAGAAGTGTATGACGACTTGATGAAAAACGCCAAGAAGATCAGCCTGGGCGACCTCATCAACAAGATGATCGACGAGCACTTGGACGGCGAAGGCGATGAAGAAGGTGAAGGCAGTGGCGACGATGGTGAGGAAGTCGATGGCAGTGGCAAAGGCAAAGGCAAAGGTCGTCCCAAGCTGAGCGAAGAAGAACGCAGAGCCATCCGCGACGAGATCAAGGAAGCCATGTTGGCTGCGGCTGCTACCGTGGATGGCGCTGGCAACATTCCACTGGGTGTCAAGCGTCTGATACAAGACCTCACTGAGCCCAAGATGAACTGGCGTGAGCTGTTGCGCATGCAACTGGAGAGCACTATCAAGAGTGACTACACCTGGATGCGGGCCAGCCGCAAGGGTTGGCACATGGATGCGGTCATGCCCGGCATGAAGCTGGATCCAATGATTGATATCGCCGTGGCCCTGGACGCTTCGGGTAGTATCAGCCCAACCATGCTCAAGGACTTCCTGAGCGAAGTGCAAGGTATCATGGAATCGTTTCCTGCATACCGAATCCATGTTGTGACGTTTGACACTGAGTGTTACAATCCTGCGCAGTACGATTCGGACAATTTGGATACCATCTGCGATTACGAAGTACAAGGTGGTGGCGGTACTGCTTTTGAGGCAGTGTTTGATTATCTCAAAGAAAACGAGATCGAGCCCAAGCGACTGGTGGTATTCACAGACGGCTACCCTTGCGGCACTTGGGGTGATGAGAACTATGCAGATACCGTATGGATTTTGCATGGTACCACTACCATTGTTCCGCCCTGGGGTCAGTTTGCCTACTACGAGGAAGAAAAGAACTAACTCCCGACGAGTTTGTCCAAAATGCCCTGAGAAATTTATCTCAGGGCATTTTCTTTTGTAAATATCTATATGAACGACAACCAACTAACCATTGCAGACCTAGCGTCAATCAAAGTCATACTGGACACAGTGATCAATCGCGGCGCCATACGTGGCAACGAGATGACCTTGGTGGGCGGTATCTATGACAAACTCACTGCCTTTCTGGCAGTATCCACTGCTCCTGTTCCCGAGCAACCAAATCCACAAGGAGAGCCTCATGCTTAAACATATCGGACGCCACGGTGATCGCAAGGTCGCCATACTATTTAGAGAAGTGCCAAATGAAGAGCACATGTGCCTTGTGATCTATCCAGATACATTGCCCACCCATATTCATCAGAGCATTATGTCCACGCTGGAAAGTGCTCCTGGGCAAGCTGCCACACAATTGAGCGAAGTATTGCACCGCAATCTGTTGCCAGATGGCCGACCACAACTGGAAGCATTGCACAAAGAAGGCATGATCAAGAAGGTGCCTACTGCACAGATCATCGTGACCCCAACTGCGCAAAGTTCGGTCAAGCTGGATGAGATGAACAAGATCATCCGTGAGATGGAATCAGGTGCAGACGCACTCAAACGTCTGCAAGAGATTGACAAGAACACAGGATTTGTAGATCCTGCACAGAAGCGCAAGGCCGAGGCCGAATACAAGCGCAGCCAAGAACGTGCGCAACAGACCACAGCCACACCACCTGTGGCTCCACTCATGGCCAGTGCCGACGGTGCCTTGGATGACAAAGCATTAGCTCACAACATGCTGGCACAGGCCAAGCGCATGGAGATCGAAGCCAAGAGCATGGTAAATGAAGCTGCTCGCATGAAGAAAGATGCACAGCGCATGTTCCCCGGCGTGAAGAATGGGCCTGAAATAGTTGTCGCACAAACTGTTGCTGTGCCCGCTGCACCCAAAAAAGGTCGCCCTAGCAAAGCCAAGCCAGTAACGTCAGATGCCGTTCAGTGATGAGTTCTTGGTTAGATGGGAACATATTATCAATGAAGTATCCATGACCGAGGTGCCGCTGGAATGTCTCAAGAAGGTTGTGATCAAGATAGATGGTAGAAAACAAAAGACCATCAACATGCAAACACTACGGCGCCAGGGTCTGGATACAGACGAAATTGAGATTGTTCTCAACCGCACACTGACTGAATTGGGTCAGTCGGTGCGTGATGTCGATTTTGTTGTCGATGTCAGTGCTGTGGCCAACATGGTCCAGCCAGAGACAGATAAGCTACTAAAAGATCTATGAATGTTAAATTACTCAGTCACTCACAACCAACTGCGGAGTTCGCAGAACTGGGCATCGATGATGCACAAGAGCTCATCGCTTACTGCGCCCGTGTCAGCAATCCCTCCAATCAGCTCAATACCGAAACTTCAGAAAAACTCATCAGATACTTGGTCAAACACCAGCACTGGAGTCCCCTTGAAATGGTCTCAGCCTGCTTGGAAATCACCACAACCCGAGACATTGCCCGGCAAATACTCCGTCACAGAAGTTTCTCATTCCAAGAGTTCAGCCAACGCTATGCTGATCCAACGAAGGATCTCAGTTTTGTACTCAGGGCTGCTAGACTTCAAGACACCAAAAATAGACAAAACAGCATAGAGACTCACAACGAAGATCTTGAATTGTGGTGGGACAGTGCCCAGCAAGAGATCATCGATCTAGTCCGCAAGCACTATGCCCGTGCTATCGAACTGGGCATTGCCAAAGAACAAGCCAGAGCCATCTTGCCCGAAGGCAACACAGTCAGCAAACTGTACATGAATGGTACCCTGAGATCATGGATCCACTTCATTGAACTGCGCAGTGCCAATGGCACACAGAAAGAACATCAAGAAGTTGCTGTGGCCTGTGCGCAGGTAATCTCTCAAATTTTCCCAATGGCAGCTGACTTGGTTGCAAAGTAGAACTTGGTGTGCTACACTAGCATATGGCCAAACTACTGAGAGATCTAGAACGAGAGAAAGAATACAACCAACACGCCAAGGGTCCGGAACACATGATCATCAATGGTCAGGTAGTGAAAGTGTCGGACATGGTTGTGCATAGATTCCGCATGGGAGATGTAGAAGATCCTGTGCTGTACGCTGCTCAACCCATACATGCGTGGCAACAAACTGAGGCAGGCAAATTCGTGATGGAACATGCCATGGAGTCCCCTTGGTGGGTCAGGCACATGGATCCATATGACTATGGCTATCAGTTTGCCATCATGGCCCGCATGAAAGAATCCGATCAAACTTTTTACACACTGAAGTATGTTAGCACCACACGTTGAATATCTAGACGAACGAGACGCAGTTCCTCGTGCCCCTGTGAAGAAACAGATCTGGAACGGCACAGAATTTGTCACCATGTATCAGCATAGACTGGAAGGACGCCTCGGCGATGAAGTGTATGCGTGGTTAGAAAAAACTTATGGGCCGCCCGGACAATTTGTAAATGGATGTCATTGGGCATGGGTGTGGGGCAAATATACCGTGATGGATGAAAAGGTGTATATGTTCTACAGACTGAAATGGGAGGGCAGATGAAAATACTGGTCACAGGCGGGCTTGGCCTGATAGGTCACAATGTGGTCAAACGACTACAAGCACAAGGCCACACCGCAAGCGTGATTGATAATCGAACCACATACGGAATGATCCCACAGGCAGAACTTGACTACTTGATGGCTGAAAGACTGAAGAAGATCCAACTATCACCAAGTCGCTTGTATAATCGAGATATCTGCGATAGAGAATCCATTGATGATATATTTGAGATTGAACAGCCCGATGTTGTGATACACATGGCGTCATTTCCACGACAGAAAGTTGTCAACGCCGACCCTGCATGGGGTGCTCGTGTGATGATGGAAGGCTTGATCAATGTGCTCGAGGGTGCCAAAAAACACAAAGTGAACCGAGTTGTGTATATTTCCAGCTCAATGGTGTATGGTGACTTTGAGAACGATGTCACTGAAGACGCTGTATGTAGGCCACAAGGCCAATATGGCATTATGAAACTTGCAGGAGAAAACCTTGTTAAAGACTATGCTCGCCGTGGTTGTTTTGATCACATTATTATCCGTCCCAGTGCTGTTTATGGCCCGCTCGACGTGGAAGACCGAGTCGTCTCCAAATTCATGCTTGCAGCAATGCGCGGCGGCGTGCTCCGGGTCAACGGATCTGGTGAAACACTAGACTTCACTTATGTGGATGATGCTGCTGATGGTATCGTGGCTGCTGCTACGACATTTGTGGGCGAGTGTCGAACATTCAACATCACACGAAGTCACAGCGTGAGTCTATTGCAGGCTGCTGGCATGATCATTGAGATCGTAGGCAAGGGCAGTATCGAACTACGCGACCGAGATGCCGACTTTCCCTCACGTGGTGCTTTGAACATAGATCGTGCTAGGGCTGTGTTGAAGTATGATCCCCAGGTTGATGTAGCAGAAGGATTTGAGAATTACTACCGCTGGCTTAGCAATTCATCTTACTGGAAATCTCTATGAAGATACTGGTGGTATCAGCACATCCTGATGACGTCGAGATCGCTTGCTCGGGCACGTTGAGAAAGTTTCAGCAGCAGGGCGCTGATGTTGTCTCGGTGATCACTGTGTGTCCCAGTGCCGAAGATCGCGCCGGGCGAAACAAGCTGATAGTGGAGTCAGAACTCGCTGCCAGTTATCAACAATCTGGATTTGATCTGCATGTGCTCGAGACTGATTTACATGCTGATGGTCGTCCTAATTTGGTCAGAGACAATGCCACAATGTCCAAGCTCAATCAACTGCTAGAGCCGTGCGACATTGCTATTTTGCCCAACCCCGAAGACAGTCATCAAGATCATGCGAATACCTATCATCTAGCGTTTCCTGCTGTGAAGAAATTGGCCAAGCAAGTTTGGATCATGCATCATTGGCCGTATTGTCATTATCATTCAGCTGCTCCAAATCTGTTTGTAGAAATACAAGATCATTGGGAATTCAAAAAAAGTTTATTGATGTGCTACGGAAGTTATCTCGATCCCGAACACATAGAGCACATACGTGTGACCAACCAATACTGGGCCCAACGAAATCACCAGTCGTTAGCAGAAGCATTCACTGTGATAAACAATTATTTCTAGCATGATCACGTTATTTCAAAATAAACGAAACTGGGAAATCATACGCGAACAGGTATGGCATCTAGTCGAGCAAGATCATGCACAGGGCTTGGCACAGAATAGCGAGCTGGTAAAAAAATTAGAACAGAGACTGGCTCGGCAGTTTGACCGCAAGTATTGTGTGACCACTGCCAACTGCACCGATGCATTGTTTTTGTCTGTCAAAGCATTGAATCTTCCACCACGGTCCCGTGTGGCGGTGAGCAGTTACACATTCACAGCCACAGCACATGCGGTGGCACGGGCCGGGCATGAAGTTGTGCCTGTGGATGTGGGTGATGACTATTGTATTGATGTGGGAAAAATTTCTGATTGTGCCGCTGTGGTGGCTGTTGATATATTTGGTAATATGAGCCAATGGCGGTCACTAGATCGACTGGGGATTCCTGTAATCAGCGACGCTGCACAAAGTCTGGAAAGCCACGATGGTCGCTGCTGGAGTGCCAAAAATGGCACAATCGGCTGCGTGAGCTTTGCTCCTAGCAAACCCATCAGCAGTTGGGGCAGTGGTGGTGCTGTGCTCACAGACGATGCGAATATTGCTGAATCGTGCCGACTATTAAGATTACACGGCAAGACTCGCAACTCGGATCTTGCTGTTGACCCTGGACTCAACAGCATGATCAGCAGTTTTGAAGCAGCCTGCATATGGACCGGATTAGATCATTCCGGCTCCTGGCAGACACGCAGAACCAAAATAGCCCAATATCTCCTGGGCCAGAGTAAATATCAATCAGGCATGCAACAACATCTACAACAACACACTTACAGCAAGTTGGTGTTTCAATCAGACACCAGAGATCACACCATGACAGCACTTCGAGATGCTGGAATAGAGTGTGCTGTACACTATCAACTGCCAATACACCATGAATGGTTGTACCCGGGTGTGGCCGCCAACAGTGATCGTCTCGGCACAATCAGTTTTAGTGTGCCCAATCAACACACATTGAACGATGCAGAAGTAGAACACATAGGAAAGCTGTTGGCATGAACATATTGATACTAGGCGGCCACGGATTCATCGGACATCACACAGCCCGGGCCTTGGCGGATCACAATATCACAGTGGTAGACCGACATCACACTTATGGAGACTATCCCGAGTGGGAATACAACCCCATAATTGAACAACGTCTTATCTACATGCCAGCGCATCGATTTTTGTTTGGTGATGTCACCGACATTGAATTCATGCAGGCCGTGTTTGCTGCACAATCGTTTGATGTGGTGATCGATCTAGCCACCTATCCCAATGCCAAGATGGTCAAGCGCAATGTGATTGACGCTACAGAAAACATGATAACTGCCACAGCCATAGCATTGGATCTGTGTGTTAAACACCATGTGAAAAGATTTGTGCTGGCCAGCAGCAGCATGGTGTATGGAGAGTTTGGGTCTGCTGCTCCAGATGAAACTGCTGTGTGTAATCCGTTGACTCTGTATGGCAGTTACAAACTTCAATGTGAGCAGATGTGTAAAATCTGGCACAAAGAACACGGGTTAGAATACAGTATCCTCAGACCCAGTGCATTGTACGGTACCAGAGATACTGTGGTGCGTGTGATATCAAAAATGGCAGTGGCTGCACTGTCTCAAGGTCGGATACAGGTGCATGGTCCAGACAATCGGTTGGATTTTAGCTGGGTCACCGATGTTGCTGCTGCCTTTGCCACGGCTGCCACACATGCCAATTGTGCCAATGAGATTTTTAACTGCACAAGGGGCCACGGTCGGCGTATCTTGGAAGCTGCTGAAATCATACAACATCGTATTCCCAGCGGGATTGACTGCTTGCCTCACGATAGTTTTTATCCAAACCGTGATACATTGAACAGCAATAAATTACGCAATCTCACTGATTGGAATCCTACTATAGACATTGAGCAAGGTATCCCTGAATACCTTGATTGGCTGCTCGCACAGCCTTATTTAGATAGATTCTAACCAGGGCCGTTGGTGATACAAACTGTAATAATAGTCTTGTAGCCAGGCCCAATCAAAGCTCAGTTTCAAACCGGCATAATCGCCATTGACAGATTGGTAATATCTTTGTGCGTCGGCTGCACCTTGCAAACACCACTGGGCATTTTCACCATGTGCCACTGTGAGCCAGGTGTGGAGACGATATTGTATTTCAATATCTGCACCTTGATCTACTTCTCTCTGTAGCTTTAACACTTCCCTAAATGCACTACGCCAGGTCACCCATGGGTCGGTGTTGAATCTAGATATGCTGGCACAGATGGGTACCACCTCATGTGCCGCACTCAAGGTAAAATCCAGACCTGGTTGTGTGTCCAGTACCAACTGACGATTGTACAAGTTGATATTCATGGCGCCGTACTCTAGATCATTCACAGGATTACGGCTGTGGAAAATATAGTGCTTGGGTTGTTGCATGCGGTCGGGCTGGTAGTCAAATTTAAAATCAGGCAACACTTCTGTTTTGGCAAACACAGCAAAAAACCAAGGAGTTGTACTGAGTTCAGCAGCGGCTTTGTATGCAGCTTCTCTGCCGGTAACTCCGTTGCTGCGTCGAGCACAGCCGCACAGGCCCAACAACTGTTGCCAGTTGGCATCGGCCATGCTTTCCCCATTGCTGATAAAGATCACATCTGACTCTTGATCAGTTCGATCATCGCGATGTGTTTTGTCTATGTTGGGATAATCATATAGCTGTGTCTTTATGTAGGGAATCGCGACCTTGGGAACGATTACCCCGTCGGCACCTGGACTCAATGGCACAATAGTCTTGGTCTTTTCTCTCCACAATGCCACAGCCGGTGGTCTTAATCCTTTACTGATGCTACGCCCGGTTGAAAAAATAGCCAAAGGTCCGGCAAAGTCTTGAGTTTTGACCATATCAACATGGCTGTCGTTGTTGTGCTCAATGATAGGCATGGGCCTGCGTGGCACCGACATCAGTTGACCAACGAAGTTTAGATCATACCATTCCAGCAAGGCTTTGTGTTCTGCCGACTTGGAAAAGGTGGGCACATGCATGAAGAATGTGTCACCAAACTTCTGCTCATCGCTGGCAAACACATGCAACATGGTGCTCTGCCATTGTTCGGGGTGCCAGGAGAAGTCAAAGTCAGTATAATCACAGATGCTGCTGCATACCCACACGTATTCGTGTTCGCCGCCTATGCTGTTGGCCAGGCGTATCAAGGTGTCTCTGTAGTTGTCAAAGTATCTTATGCGCCGTGTGACATTGGGTATATTTCCTGCGCAGCCATCTAGATGATCTATCTCATAGATAGCTGTGGCATTGCCCACAGTGCGTATTTTTAACTCAGCTAGGTACTTGACCTCTGTGGCACCGGGCATGGTATAAACAGGTCCGCCGGTCTTTTGATGCTGTGTAGCAAACTGATAGATGTAAGCAGGTTCGCCAGGATCGGGCACCCAACTGAGATCCACACCCGCGATATTGGGTGGAACAGACCAGCGTGACTGATCTGGTAGCAGTTGAGCTCTGGGCCAGGTCATGTATTTGCGGTCAGTGGCGCCTGGCACATGATACTCCACGGTGGGCATCTTCTCTGCAGGCCACCACTGATTGCCAAACACATAGATCAGCGGCGGGTCACCAGGATCGGGCACCCAGCTATAGTCCCATTCACATTCGGTCAGGGTATGCCAATGATCATCCTGCCTAACAGGCAATCGAGCCCGAGGCAGATCCATGTACTTGCGTTCAGTAGCGCCAGGTACATAATATTCTATTGTAGGCATTATGTTGGCCGGGTACCATTGATTGCCAAACACATATATGTAAGGTGGATCATGCGGGTGTGGTGCCCAAGTTAGATCAAAGTCTGCATCAGTCAAACTATGGAATGAAGTTGGATGGCTTTTGTTCGGTACGATCCGGCTGTGGAAATGATATTTTATTTCTCCGGCTGCCGGCACAAGATACGTGCCCGAGTACTCGTGATGTTGGCTGGGCCACACATGTGTGTATTCGCTTTGCCACGGAACCGGCTCATAATCAAAATCAAAGTCGCTATAGTCGGCTAAGTATGAGATCCACCAAAAGTACCTAGTCCGGCATAGCTTTTGTGCATGTTCGAGGTCGCAGGCCGCGCACTCGTGTGCAAACCGATTTGGTCGTGGTCCGGAATAGAATATATCAAACATGATTAGAGTAGACGAGATTTATAACAACACCTTCTGGCCCTGGATGCAAAATAATCGACCCGGCACTCGGCTGTTTGTGTGTGACCCATTTGGTCGCAGCGATCCAGATAGTGTGATTAATTATGGCAGAGATGATATACAAGAATACAATTATATATTCTTTTTTGATCAAGAGCCAATACATTTGGCTCAACACTTGCCTACATTTCAGCTGGTAAATGAATACAATTCAGATTTTATAGAACCATCTTTTGAATCAGAGGTTAAATTTGATGAATTAGGATGGCAAGTTCCATACCGTTGGAGATCCAGTATCTGTACCAGCGAAAAGAATAGCGAAAATGTCGATGCAATATGTGGTAGATTTGGGTTGGATCATCATTACTACTTCTTCCACGGATGGGCAGCATTGGATTGGTATCGTGGGTATGATAAAACATTTTTGATACAACCATTTCAAGAACGCAAGATTACGAAAACTTTTATTGCTCCTAATAGGATCATAGCCGGAGAGAGGAAGCATAGATTAGAGATGTTATATTACATATTCAAATACGGCATGATCAAAAACAATATTTCATGCCCTGCTATCTGTCCAGCAGAAAATATCAGTATCTTACATGCAATAACACCATTAAAGTCTAAATATCCAGACATAGAGGATATATTTTCTGCCCAGCCTCTTCCTATAAATTTCGCTAATGAAACTGACCACCCAATGCATTCGTGCTGGTTAAGTTTGTTTGATGAGTCTGCACAAAGCCTGCTGTATCTGGTCACAGAGACTGTGGCCACTGGTCGTAGATGGCACCTTACTGAGAAAACATTCAAGCCCATAGCATTGGGCATGCCTTTTGTGATCGTAGGAACCCGAGGCAGCTTGGAATATTTGCGCAGTTATGGATTCCGCACATTTGGCAACATATGGGACGAAAGCTACGACCAAGCTGATGATGATATCCGCATAGAAAAAATTGCACAATTATTGAAACAACTGGATGATTTATCAACAGCCGAAAAACAAAAGATGTTTGAATCTGCTTGTGACGTGATAGAACACAATTGGAATCATTTCTATAACGGTGGATTTGAATCAGTATTGTGGGAAGAGCTACAGGAGATGCTGAATGGAATTGAACTTACTTGCGGACCAAACGATTAACGGAAAAATCTATCCTGCATTGGCAACCTGGCAGGCTCGCCCATACACCAATGGATGGAGAGAATTTGGATCTCACTATCCATACACCATTCCTTTAAGATTGCAAGAGTATTGTGACCACCACGGGGTCAAGATAAACATTTACAACATCAATGACCAGCTGCCATCCAACACCTATTATTCAATTGGGTTGGGATTCTTTGATTTTTCTATCGACTACTTTAGTTTGATGTCGCCAGATGTCCGTAAAAAACTGCGGCAGGAACAATTACAAGTTCTGTTCTGCTATCACGAAGGTGATAACCCTGCTCGCATCAAACAACGATTAGATCAGCTGGCCGAAGATCACTTGATGCCACCCAACTGTTATAGATTCATCAGTGCTAATACTGCTGCCGAGGCTCTTCCAGGATTTGTTTATTTTACTGATTTTGAATTGTGGTACTATCAACGCAATTACAATGTACCAGCTGCACCTATAAACACAGAAACAAGACAACATGAATTTACTGTGTTGAATAGATTGCATAAATCTTGGCGAGCTGCTGGCATGGCTGATCTAAAACAGCTGGGTGTGTTGGATAGTTCGTATTGGAGTTATTGCGAGTCCGGTGAATTCCGAGATGATGAGTGTCCTATCGAAATTGACAGCATCACAGGTCTGCGGACCAACGTGGATGAATTTTTAAAATTAGCACCGTATTTCAGTGATACACTGACCAACAATGAGCGCAACAATCACAGCATGACGGAATCCAAGTATCACACGGATAGCTATTGCAACATCGTGATGGAAACACATTTTGATGCTGATCAGAGTGGCGGCACATTCCTAACTGAAAAAACATTCAAACCAATCAAGAACGGGCAGATGTTTTTCATTGCAGGGGCAGCCGGAAGCCTACAATTGTTGCGTGACCTGGGCTACCGGGTATTTGATTCAGTTTTAGACAACAGATACGATCAAGAAACTGATCACACTCAACGGTGGGAGATATTGGCACGAGCAATCAAATGTGCTCAAGCACATTTGCCGGATCTATTCCGCCAATGTCGTGGCGATGTCGAACACAACCAACAGTTATTTTGTGCCAACAAAACCGACAGATTAAATACTCTACTAACCAAACTATATGAACACTATTAATTCCTACACCAGCTGGCAACCACTTGAAGAAGTGATCGTGGGCCGCGCTTACACACCAGACTACTTTGATTTTATTGAAAACGCTCAGGTTCGCAATCAACTGCAACAGATACTGGTAGAGACTGAAGAAGATCTATCTGCATTACAGAAGACTATTGAGCAATTTGGTGCGCGTGTGCGTAGACCCGATCTTCCAAATAAACGCAATTTCATACAACATCAGATTGCCGGCGGCGGCGCTCCCTTGCCTCCACTTACTCCACGAGACTGGCAGATCACACTGGGCGACAAGTTGCTGCGTGTGCTGCCAATACAAGAACTGGATAGTCTATGTAAAGAGTATGAAGCTGCACAACCGGGTGGAGTGATCAATCCACATGGCAGAAATTGGGATGCGGACTGTATACTCAATCAAGCATCGGCATCGTGCATTGTTCGTGTGGGGAGAGATGTGTTCTTTGACAACAGTGATTTCTTGCGTCCTGATCAGTCTCGCTGGATAGTGGATAATGTGTTAGGACCAGAGTATCGCATACACGAAGCCATAACAGACGGACATGGTGATGCTGTGTTTGCCATACTCAAGCCCGGGGTGTTGTTGAGCAGCAAGCACGATGTGAACTTAAACTTGGCCGCAGACTTTCCTGGATGGGATGTGTGCAAGATCTGGGATAGCTCGATCTGGGCTGCAATGGAGGTTGGCAAGTTCAAATACGAACAATCACCAGGTGCCTGGTATGTACAAGGTCAAACACCTACTCCCGAATTTACTGAATTTGTAAATACCTATCTAACCAAATGGACAGGATTTGTTGCCGAGACTGTGTTTGATGTTAATTGTCTTGTGCTAGATGAAAGTCACGTGATATTCAGTGCTTATAACAAGGAAGTTTTTGACTACTGTCGCAAGCATAAGATAGAATCTATCATTAGTGAACTAAGACACAGTTACTTCTGGGATGGTGGCATCAGTTGCTGCACACAAGATATACGTCGTCGTGGTGGATTAGAGACCTATCTCTAACTGCACACCTTGACGCCGTACAGGCGTTGAAATCTATCGGCATCTGCGCGATCGTTCACCATGGGCTCACCACGTATGTTCAAACTGGTGTTAAGCAGCATAGGGCACTTGGTCATGAAATACCATTTTTCCAGCAGCTCACGTATGCCCGATCCGTCCTTGGGAACAGTTTGCACTCTGCTGGTGCCATCCACATGCACTATGGCTGGAAACCGATCTGGGTTCTTGCATGCAGCTATGGTTTGCATGTAACGACTGGTCTTAAATCCATAAGGCATTTCAAAGTAATCATTCGCAAACTCTTCTAAGATCACAGGTGCAAATGGTCGAAACTTTTGTCTGCGTTTGATTTCATTCACACGGTTCTTGATCGAATATCCCCTGGGATCTGCAAGAAGACTGCGATTGCCCAGTGCTCGTGGTCCAAACTCTGCTCGGCCTGATGCCACACCTACTATCTTGTCTGTGAGGAGATGATCCAATACGGCATTGACAGGATAACTGCCGGGAATATCATGGCCCAGGAAACTATTATTCCAGGTGACTTTTTTTCCGTATCCTAGGCAAGCAGACCCAAGACTGTTGCCAGCATCACCAGGATTCGGCATGATCCATATGCGTTCATAGTAATCTCCTAGCATTCGATTGGCCACACAGTTCAAGGCCACACCACCACCATACACTAGATTCCTACTGCGACCCACACCTCTGGCACGACCCAGTACATTGCGGATCAACTGCTCTGCCACCAGCTGTGCGCTACAGGCAATGTCCATTGGATCAGCATGGGGCAAGAAATCATCACCTACTCCCACATGAAGATTCTGAGTAAATTGTAATTTTTCTCTAGGGTTCAAAAATGCCTGCTGCATTTCTCTTAGATACTTGGGTTCGCCGTAGGCTGCCATGCCCATGAGTATGTACTCTTCATCCAATGGTCGCAGTCCCACCCGAGCAGTAATAGCCGAATACATCAACCCAATTGAATGTGGGTAACGCTGACTCCATAATTTTTTATACTCAGCACGACCGGTGTCGTTATCATATGCTGCATCCCATATGGTTATGGTATCGAACTCACCAATGGCATCTATTATGATCACAGTTGCTTCGTCAAATCCGCTGGTCTGGAATCCTGCTGCTGCATGGCACAGATGATGATCATGTGTGTTGATTCGAGGACGTCCTAAGAAATCATATGTAGGTCCCAGCAGTCGATTCCATGTGGGCCAGCGAAATCCTTCTCCGCTGTAGAATTGACGCATGGCCTTGAGCCACGGACGTTCATAATAGTGATATTCAATCTCAGGAAATTTTACGTGAGACAATGCATCTATCAACACATCTGCGCAGAGATTTTGATCGTGTTTTTTCTTGCTGTAGCGTTCGCTGTGAGCAGCAAATAGTATATCGCCAGCCTGATTGATCACACTGACCGCAGCGTCATGGAATCCGGCTGATATACCCACATAGTTCATTTGTAGATAAACGGGTCTCGCTTGCGCAGTTCTCGCAGTTTTTTGCGATAGCGGATCTCTAGCATGATCCTGCTCCATATGTTTTTAATCCAATTCATCGCATACTCCTTATTTGTTGCAATTCGTAATCATCATCGCTCCACCGATACTCATATGTAGCTTGAGTACAACTGGTCCTTATTTTATACACATCCTGATGAGCTGCTAATTGTTGCCATATTTCATCTGGATCGACTGTACCAAAACTGCGAATCAAATCTACTTGAGCTACTTTTGGATGCCCAATTGTCAATGATTTATCGTCAGGGTCAAATCCGTTTTGTACAAGCCATGTTCTGAACTCAGCCAGCGCCTTGATCTGCCAATGGTATGACCCAGGGTCGTTGGCCCATTCGATGTCAAAATCCCCTGCTGCTTCAGTCTGCGGCCGTAATGCACTGGTAACTAATTCGCCTACTCGGCTGTCGCGCCCTTCATCATGGAATACTTCCCAATGATTTTTGCCCACTGCTTTATTTACACCCACATATACGCCGCCCAATGATCTATTGATAGTTTCAATGCCAAACAATTCATAATCTTTGGTATCTAATACAAATCTTGGCGCTTGCAACCAGCACATCAGTTGCGAAGGCCTACGCCACTCAGGTGCTGTTTTTAATTTGCGAATACTCAACACCAGACTTTCATGTTCGTGACACAGCAGATTTAACTGTCGTATATGCCATCGCGTGGTATCATCCGCGTGGGTATAGTAAGGACTCATTGCGCCCGAGGTACCTTGAAGATCCTCGAAGTATCTATGCAATTGATTCATGTGGTCTTGGCAGACTCCTAGATCATCTGTCACAGTGTTTTCCGGTGTGAAAACATCCTGGATCACGTATCCTAATTTTGCAGAATTGATAGCTCTGATGCTTCGATTGATCTGCTCACAAACATATTCCAATGTTCGATCGCCTTCGGCCCATCCTAGCCAACAGTAGTTTTTTTCTAGATGATAATTGTTTTGGATCAAATGATCCAACGCAGATAACCATTTTTGCGAAAGGCTGCTGTTCTCTACATCAATGTGCAAAGTCAGAATCTGATTGTTTTTGCTTCGAAGATCTATTTCAATTGAGTTTGTCAATGTTCATCCACCATTCTAATACTGCTGGCCTGGCTGATAGGATATCAGTCATGGTCACAGATTGTGTTCTTATCTGCTCTAACTGTAGCACACGATCACGGCCTTGAGCAAGACTTTGCTGATAAGTGTCGGGCCATTGTTCTTCAAATGTGGGACGGTTCTTCAATTGTGCTAGCACATCTCGCATGGCACCTGTGGTATCCGCTATCAGTTCATCCAACCAAGGTTCCAACAAGTGTCTAGGCAGCGCCAGTGGGCTCATGATGATTTCTGGAGAGAAACTAAAGATAACTTTGGCCAGTATATCTACTTCAAGTTGTCTAGCAAGTTTTGTAATTGGGCCAACTTCGAACATTCCGGGCAGAGTAAGCGTAAAGTCAATTCTGACCTGACGTGGGTGACGTTGGATCGCAACTGCTTGACTGAAGTTGTCAACCCATCGATCATAGTCAAGGCCTGTTCTAATGTATTCTCCAACTGAGCCTGTGCCGTCGAGACTTGCACATATCTGCCAATCGCGTAGCCCAGGCAAAATATCACGATAGAGATTGATGCCACGATACTCCACCCTGGATAAATTTGTATTATATCTAGCATATACTCTTGGCCCGTCTCCTAGTTCTAGTATGCGTTGCATGTAGCGCCAGTGCTGTTCATACATCAACGGCTCTCCACCTACCCAATACACTTCTTCTACTCTGTGCTGCTCCACAGCATCCGAAAACTCTTGTTCAATTTGGCTGTCTTGAAACTGAGAGATCTGTTGTCTTACCTCAGGACGCATCCAGTTGTTTTTGGGATTGGACCAATTGACCATGTGGTGTGTCTTTTGCTCTGATTCCCAACTACTGCTCAACATGTCTCCGCAAGTTCTACATTTGAAATTGCAGAGATTACTGAATCTGTAATCCCAACTAACCGGCTGCATGGTGGTTCTGCCATCCGCATCTGTTTGTTCTAAAATTGCCAGGTATTTATGTTGAAACAGCTGGTCAAAGTATGTGCGATATACATCTGTATTCAGCAGTTGATCATTGCACACTTCGCATTCAGGCAAGCGTTCTCCGGCCATCATGCGACGACGAACTGATCGCATGTGATCGCTGTTCCAATGCTGCTTTAATGTTATAGGAATGTAGGTTCCGGTACCTGATTCAGTATCGATGTATTGTCGAAAGTTCTGCGCAGGTTCTCTTGACGCACAGCACATACGTCGTTCAGTCTGTGGAGAAAGATATGTATGCACCCAAGGTGCAAGGCACATGGTTGCTGGTTTATGCATTTATAAATTCAAACAAAGGTTTTTGTATTGTGCGAAATGCCAGATCTGTTGTTATTGATCTATCAAAAAATCTAGCTTGATTGTGCCGCAGCTTTTGTAGAACAATAGGTTGATCGACACTGCATGTATCAAAGTCAGCCAATACTGAGATTATATTCATCACACGTTGTTTCCAATCAACGACATTGTCGTAACTTTCATCAAACAATTCAGGAAATGTTTCAAACCCTTGCGAGCGCAGGTAGGCCAAGTTACCCGGTGTGGATACCATGAGAAAAGGGTGCTGTGCTGCCATTGGTTTGTAGCTTTTTTCACACAAAAACAAATGATCTTGACGTGTCAGGCTGTAGCCTGTGATTGCAGTCTCATCCACATAGGTTTCCACGGCCAATGTGAGTGCGGTGTCGTGTATCCAGGCAGGATTAATATAGCGTTGCACCAATACTGAATTAGTGCAATCATCAGGCAATCCAATGCCACGAGCTCGATAACTATAGATACTGTCAGATAAATGAATGCCAAGGCTGTCAAATACATAGTCGCGTTCCACCCGGCTTTTTCCCAGGCTCATGAAGAATTTCTTTTTATTTGATTTTGATTGCCAAGCAATTTGATCTACTTTGGTATGAGTCATTTTTATCTGGTCCATGATCCAGTACCAATAAGGGGTTGCAATGATCTCAACGCCTGGCAAGGGATTGGGCTCGTGCCCTGATATGATAAAACAGCCTTGTCCAGGATGCTGCAAGAAGTCTATCAGCACAGAATGCATGACGTAATGAATGTAATGTTCATTCTTGGCATCAAATATTACACGATAACCTTGTTGCAAGTGCTGTCTGACCCAGTTATGCCCAGGGCCATACATGTCATAATAAAACACAGTATCTGATGAGTATGTTATAGTAGGATCAAAAAACTCAAAGTTCATGCCCAGGGGCATGATCATTCGAATGTTTTCTTCTGGTGCCCCATTGGGATCGTACACAAATACCAGCTTAGCCATTCTTTTTGTATTGTATCAATACAGCCATCTCAGGACTGGTTTGTTCAAAATCTTGATTGCGTTTACGGTCAAGATCTGCAATCTTCATTCGGGTCATGAATCCATCCGTGGATGCGCCGTTACGCATGAAATCTGCTATGCGTACAAATTCATCTTGGTACTGTGCAGGAACATCTGCTGACTCCAAGTGAGAGATGATCTGTGTTTTTGCAGAATCAGGCAAAGTGGCTATACTAAAATACCAAGCATCGTGCATCATGTTCCAATACACAAAGTCAAATCGTTGCAATGCAAGCCAGTGAGCTAGCTGATCAAGGTAGCGCACATTGAAAATATTCACTGTGCTGCAACATTGTAACTGCAAGTTAGGCATGTGATCTTTGAGATATTGAAAACTCACAATCGTGTCCAACACCACTGCCCAGTCCGCATTGGTGCGCTGATATTCAAATCTAGCACCCACATCGTCTATACTAAATGCCACTTCTACTGTTTTAAAATGCTTCCAGATATTTTCCCCACGTTCAGGGTAGTGTGTGCCATTGGTGTTGTAGTGTATCTCTACCTGACCGGCGATGCCACGATCCACTATGCCTTGCAACATGTCAAAGTGTTGATCAATCATGAATGGCTCGCCACCAGTGAATTCGATATAGCGTATGTCTGTGAGCACCAAATCGATCTCGGACCAGAAATGATCGTTTTCTTTGGGCCAGGCTCCTGCTCTCAGCATCTCATACGCATGGCTGCTCTTTTGTTCTTCACGTGGCATCCAAGAGATCTCTTCACTGGCAAATTGCGAGCTGGACCAGGGGCCACATATCCTACATTTGAGATTGCAGATGTTGCCCAATTTAAGATCCAAGAACATCAAAGGCTTGGCATCTGAGCTCCAAGACTCATCTGTCAGCACATGCTTCAGTCTATCCAGTGTGTGCATGCGTTTGCTAGTGCGACCTGATCTTTCTTCATTCCAACACTTGCGGCAAGTTTGTGGTTTTTCACCTGCTAAGAATTCTTCACGTAGCTGTTGCATGTGATCGCTATTTTGTATATGATCAAAAACAGCTTGACCTAGTTTAAATTTATTTCCGTCATTATCAACAATTTCATCATCGGCTAGACAACATGGTCTCACAGTGCCTATTGGACTGGCTTCTAAGCTGATCCAGGGCAATACACAAAATTTGTCGTGAGGTATCTTCATTTTAATGCTTCAAGTTCGGGTATAATATCGCTAATATTTTCTGACCGTATGATATCCAGTTCATGAGTCTTACGCCAAAAGGTGTCGATGAGATGTGTGTTATCTGTTGCCATCATAAAATTAATAGCCGATTTAAATCCTTCAGTGGCACGTTCTAGAGGATCTTGATTTTTTTCTAACCATTCCAGATGTTCTTGATATTTTAACCGTAGTCGTTGTTTGTACTTTACAGTAGCGATATCAATTCGATAGTGCGGTGGGTCTTGTAAGATATTTACATTGAGATCCTGAGGTTTAATAAAGCCTCGCTCGACCCAGTCTCGGTGAAAATCGGGCAAGTGCCACGCATTCATTATACTAAGAGTAGGGCTGATGTAAAAATCTACATCCGGGCAGATCTTTAACATGTCAATTCTATTTTGTTCTATCTTGTTCCACTCGGTACCTTTACGTATGTATTCTCCATAACGCCCTGAACCGTCGAGACTGGCGCCTACACTGACAGAATCAAATAGTTTCCAATATTCGAACACGCTCCGATCTTTGAGATTGGTATGTGTAAAATTAGTATTATAAATCAATCGAACATTGAACTTTTTTTGCCGAACCAGTTCATCAAGAATCTTGTAATGTTCTTCCATTAGCAAGGGTTCGCCCCCTGCAAAGTAGATTTGCTCCACATGCTCGATATGTTCTACCAGTTGATCCCATGCATCAGTTTCAAATCTACCTGCATAGTTCAATACCTTGTGAGTTTTTTTCCATTCAGGCCCTGCTAGTTTGGCCTGGTCTTTATACCATGAACTTGAAAAGATGTGACCGCAACTGCGGCAGCTGAGATTGCAAAGATTTGAGAATCTTATATCCCAGTAGGTCAGTTCAAATCTGTCTAATGTTCCATCTGGTTTGGTTTCATGTATACGGTTGATTAGATGGCCGTGATGTTTATTAGCACTCATCCTTCCACTGACAAATCCTGTGGATTCTTGTTCGTAGCATCTGTTACAAGCTGTTACTGCTTGTTCATTCAGCATCTGCTTGCGTATTTCTTTAAGAGGTTCCTGATTCCATATTTCTCTAATGGTATTTTTTCTCATATCCCCAATTGGAAATTGCATATCTGCCATGCAACATGGGTGCGCCGACCCGGTGGGATAAGCATGAAAATGTATCCAAGGGTACATGCAAAATGTAGAACTTTTGGTGAGTAAAAATTGTTCTTGTTCAGTAAGATCTTCAATGTCAATCTTCATTGGATCTAGATGCGTATATTGATAGCTACCGAGTTTTGTTTTCTTAGACATCTTATCTTGTCTACGACGCTGCGTGATTTCAACAGAATAAACGTCAATCGTCATTGGAACCATATCGGTTGAAAATTCTTGATAATGAGCAATATAAGATTCTTGTATTGTTACATCGTTGGTCAGTACTATAACAAAAAAATTAGATATGTCTACTTCGTTGAGTCTGCGCTGTAGTTGTGTGATCAACTGCCCTGCCAGACTTTGTTGATCTGCGTATACACCTCCTCGCGAGACTGTAAACAAAATACGCTGTTTGTCGAGATAAGAGTCTCGGTATATAGGCCCAAGCGTTTCTCTCATCCAAGACTTTTTATCATGTTCGTGCAGATCGTGCCATGGATCAAGATTAACTATCGCAACTATATCAAATTGAGATTTGAGTTCTGTTATTTTTTCTTCTAGTGTCATAGTGCGTCATACCAGGGGGTTAGTGCAGGAAATGCCAGGCTAAAGACTTTGCCTCGACGTTGATCGTATTGTGTGTAGAACTGCTTGAAGTCATTTAGCAGTTGAGGCCGGTCAAATGCTTCTGAATGTGGGGTCTTCACAATGTCGAGATAATCAATCAAGCGTTGCACATGATTGACTTCGTGCTCATGCAAGAATTCACTGTCCCACCAAGCGTCCAGCCATACTTCCAACCGCTTGCGAAATATTGTGCGTAGTTCGTCGGGCAGCACCAAGGGCGACTGAAAGCTGGGGAATCTCAAGATGTTTAGAGTGAAACTCACAGCATCACGTCCGTATTCTATTTTCCAGTTCATGATGCATTCCAAGAACTGATCCAGCGAATACAAACACAATGCATTGATGGTGTTCATGATGTGTATGCCACGGAACTTTCTGCTATCCAGCAAGCGTTCTACATTGTTGGCCCAATCATCCCACACTAATCCATCTCTGATGTATTCTGCTTGCAGGCCTACACTTTCGTTAGATGTATACAAATCTACTTCTAACCCATCGATGCTGTTCAGCAATCGATCTAGATCCACTGCTGTGCCCAGGTTTGAATTGATGGCCAGGCGTGTTTGGCTGCGCCCTGGATTGTTTCGGAACCAATCAATCAGTTTCCAAGTCTCGCCCGACATCAAGGGTTCGCCACCGGTTATTCTCAGTTCTTGGAGGGTTCGATGTAGGTCTGACTCCCACCACGCAAAGAACGCCTCCACATAAGGATTGGTTTCACCGAAGCTATAAAGCTGACTACTGCCATGATCGTGAGTGAAGTGATTACGACCATCAGACACAAGATCTCGATAGGGTCCATTTTTGCGTATGTCCCGAACCCAAGTGCTACTGAATGCAGGATTACAATAACTGCAAGCAAATTGACAAGTACGGTCAAAAGCAATCTCCAAGGTACGGAGGTTGAAGTCTTGATCAGGCGGATTGGTATGTGCTTCATTTAACAACTCTATTGGGTAAATTTTACTCTTGTATACTCTGTCACTGACAGCATCACTGCCCATGTCTTCTATCTTCCAACAATACTCACAGCCACTGGGTCGTTCACCTGCTATCATCTTGCGACGATCTTCTTTCTTCTGATCAGTATTGTGCAGCAGCCTAGGGTTGGCCCGGACTTTATCAATGTCCACCAAATGGGCCGGCGGGTGATGACAACTGGTAGTCATGCCACTGCCCAACCAGATGGTAGCGTTGTACCATTTTGCTGCACAAAAACTTGCACTCTTGGCGTCTAACACCTGTTGCTTAAATTCTAGATCGGTCATCAATGTGTTGGAGTAAATTTGCGGGTAGCAGGGCTCGTTCTTGTTTATTATGCTCACGAAGCTGCTGATAGTTGTATTTACACGTAACTCTAGCAGCCTCCAAGAAAGCCTCAGCACCATTATAGCATATATCTTTAACAACTGCGACCACTCTGTTGGCACGATCGGTAGGATCGTCTATGTAATCAAATGACTCGTCAATCAATTTGCCAAATGTTTCAAACCCTGCTGCATGCAAATCTCGATAATACCCACGGTTGGCAGCTGCCACAAATGGATGGCACATGATCATGGGTTTCCAGATCTTCTCAGTGCGGAACGTGTGTGGATAATCAAATATGGTCTCTGTGACCAGTGAAAAGGATGTGTCTACGTATGCTGCGGGATTGACTATGGCATCGCCCCAGGTGTTGGCAAACAAATGATGCTTGACAAATCCTGCGGGCAATGAATGCATGTTGGGCAAAGCACGAGGTATTTCATATTGTTCAGGCAACAATCTCACTGGCTCGACAAGTTCGGTCTCTAACGCACTGGTCCAACTCATCTCCACTTGATCGCCAAGGTTGGTCCATAGCGCACGATCCAGCAGCTGATGTTGTCGTAGTTGATCAATGAGATACTTACGATGCGGACGTAGTCGCCCATTCAAGAACAAAAAGTCGTATGGCTTGTTTGTTTTGTGATACACCTGCGACCACGATTCATGTGCGCTGATGTTTTCAAGGTATTCTACGATGTTGGAGAAATAACAATCAGTCTTGCAGTAGTTCAAACCTGGTTCAAGATCGCCTGACGTCAGCAGCAATATCTCTCCTGACTTTATTTGTTCAGAAATCACCAACCGTTTGAGTTGCAGTAATATGGTTTGCGATCCTTCGGCGGGATTGGAAAACACTATGCGACCTGGATGTGCTCGTGCCCAGTCAGTTATGGATTGCCAGTTCTCTTTGAGCACCACACGACCAACAACATACACTGCATCAGGATCAAGATCAAGATCACTCCAGCGCCAGAAGCTGCCGTCGGCATAGGGCTTGAGTAGATCCCAAACCTCAGCCCATTCATCCACTATGATTCGGTACTTACCTAGCATGTAAGCTGCATTGTCGCCACCAGGTGAGCATTTCGGGAAATGTGGTCTCAAAGTCTGTGCCTCTGCGACGATCGTGTTCGGTGAAAAATCTATAGAAGTCTGCCAGATCTTGGGTACTTGCGTTTACGGTTGATCGCATCCAGGCTATGTCACGCTCCAGTCGTTGAACTTCATAGTCCTTGAATCCATGGAATGAGTCTGATTCTGTTTCTAGATTGGCCAACATGAAGTCTCGTGCTTGTTCTAGCTTTGCAGCATAGCTTTCCGGCAGGGTCTGTAGGCTTTGCCACGCAGGTTGTCGCAGCACAGGTGTATCAAACCACACACGCTGATATGTTCGGCTATGGGTTTTTCTCAACTCTAAGATCCACTTCATCAGTGGTAGAAATCCTGTGACTGACAAGTTGTTCATGGTCACAATAAATGTAAGGCTATTGCGATGTGGAATATCTCGAAGATATGTTTCCACATTGTTCTGTAAGCGTTCAAAATCCAATCCATGTCGGATGTATTCGGCTTGAGGCCCGATGCCCGAATCAACACTCACATACTGCATGAAATGTTCAATATCAGTGTCGCATAATCTTTTAACGTAGTCAAAGTATTTGCTGGATAGTTCCGGCTCTACACTAAAGTTGGAAGTCACTGCTAGGTGTAAATCACTCTTGGGGCGATCCAACACATAGTCAAACACTCGATAGGTGTTGCGATCCATCAAGGGCTCACCACCGGTCATGCGGAAGTGCTTGAGTTCAGGGTACAGAGTGGGCCACCATGACCAGAATGCTTCTACATAAGGATTGTGTTCGCGGGCAGGTATAGGGCGACGGCTCCCAGTGAAATGCTCAGGAGCATTATGAGGCACCAGGGTAGGATATGCACCAAGTCTAGACACTTCATCTGCCCATGAACTACTAAACTGAGGGCTGCAATAACTGCACCGCAGATTGCAAGCATGATTGAAATTGACTTCAACATAACTGGGAACAACATCTTCATCTCCTGTCGAATTTTTTATCTGTTCAAAATCCACGGCTGCCCACGGCTCACCTGATCTGTAGTGTCGATCACTCAGCCGGCCTAGGTCTTCCATGTTCCAGCAATAACTACATTCTTTAGGACGTTCTTGCTGCAACATTATCTTTCGCTGAGATTTTTTATGATCAGTGTTATGCAGAGCCGCAGGATTAACTGCTATTGCCACTGGATCAATTGTGTGTAGTGGTGGATGATAACAACTGTTATTGAGTCCAGTGGGCAAATGTAGGCTCACCTGTTTCCATTTGGCCAAGCACAATGCTGGCCCCAAATCGCGGTGCATCTGTTCAGCAGATGATAGAAAATTGCTTTTATTCATTATATTTTTGTTATATCTGTGTTGTAGTGCTGATTAATCAGTAGATTATAATTGTGATCTAATGTATATTGCATATCCCAATACATGGTTTCCAACCGATCGTGACTATGCCCTGCGATCCAATCTATTAGATCTAATATACGCAAATATCTCTCACGGCCTTCATACCCATCATATGTTTCGTCCCAAAAATCGCCGAATGTTCTGAATCCCATTTGCCTTAGATAATTTAGGCAATCTTTTGCACCCATTAAAATCAATGGTTTTTTCAGCAGCATGGGACGTACTGTTTTTTCAGTTATGAAAAAAGAATTACCGCTAGTGTAAGTTTCTGCCACTATGTCAATGAAGAAATTCTTGTATACTCTTTCCGTTTGTTTAACAAATCCGTCAGTTAGTGTTGCACCAGGTGTGTATTGATCAACATCTTGATGGTAGCACGGAAACTGAGAAAACACATTAGAAAATTTAATTAAGCTATTAGGATCATATTTCCACAATTCTAGAATTTCAAATAGTTCTCGTTGGTCTGAATCTGCAGGATTAATCAAACAACCAATCTCACTGATAGACTTATGCGACGATAGTAGATGGGATGCAATACCTATTCTATGCCATAGCGGGCGACCATATAACGTCCCAAATATCGATTGACGATTCCATATATGATGAGCCCGATCAATCGGTCTTGCTATGTCGAGAAATTTCCACGGGGCCGTATAGGAAACTTTGTATTGATTATGACTTTCCAATATGTTACCGGTTTCTATGGTAACATTACTAAATTTAAATTTATCCAACCACTTATATAACCCAATGGTGGTCGAACAGCATCCTTCGGTGCCATTGATTATAACAATGTCTTGATTTTGATATTCTATTAAAAAATCAACCAACTCTGACAGATTCCAGATAAAAGTATCAGCTGGAATAATTTTAAATCTCATTCTATTAGAAATCCCGATACTTGTAATGTGTACTTGTTTTGCATGCCTGCATTGGCTGATAGATGCAAGTGGGAAGAGTCCCACAATAGTCCGTCGCCTGCATTCCATTTAACACTTATCTCATCATCGTATTGAAGAAAATGTCCTAGTTTCCAATCTTCAAGATAAATGTTGGCACGGACTTTGGGTTCTGTTCTATCCGGATATTGTTTGTTGATTTGATAAAAGGTATCTCGGTGTAGCGGTATCACACATCCCGGTGGCTGAGAAATACTGCTGACCGTAATTACTTCCATTCCTAATTGTCGCCCAATCTCTACAAAATCAACATCGTCTTTTTCCCACCATAGTTGATGTATTTTGGTATTTTCATAACAATAGGTAGTAGGAAATCCTCCATACCGATCATGGATATCTGTTAGTTCATAAACCTGGTGGCTGATACAGCTACCTTCATGTTGAGCATAGTCAGCAGACAAAATCTTTGAAAAATCATAATCTAAATTGATTATTTTAAGCATATCACCATCCTTCTTGCTGGCGTATTACATCTATCTCTCGAACCATGGCACCACGGTTATGCCAATTTGATCGATAGTGATATTTGAAAAACGCACTCTGTTCAGCCTCTAGGATGGCCATTGGCAAGTCCAATTGAGTACCAATCTCAGGACCTAACTGGTTACTTAGTATGCGTGGTTGGACATCTTTCACGGTTTCCCAAATTTCAGCTAACGCATCAAAATCTTGAACCAACGTATGATCCCAATTGGTCAGCATGGTCATGTAGGTACCTTGTCTGGAACCAGCCATGCACCACTCTCCATTTTCCACGTCCGAACCAATATTATGCCATATGGTCAAATGGTCGAGATTTCTCAACACTTGATTCTTGAATTCTTCAACAGTAGGCCGGGCACCTTTGTTCAAACACATCTTTACACCTTCGCGGAATCCAGCGCGCCATGCATGGAATGGCGATTGAGCCGGGTAGGTTGTGCTGTAGCAATCATGCATGGCCCAGTACAACGGATCAAAGCAAAACTCCACTTGTGTTTCTGTGCGGCCGTCGGTGGCTTCATGGGTACGCATGGCATTTGCAAATTCACGTGTCCATGAGCTGATGCCGCCGTTGCCGTACATGAGTCCATTCACATGATTTCTGGCACGCCACCGGAACACTGCTCGTTCATAGTCAGCTGTGGGGAATTGCAATGTCTTGTTGAAGAAATCTGCGGATGGCAAGTTGTCACCATCTACCAGGATGAAACGCTCGGTATCACTGGCTGCGGCAGCGGCTTTGTGTGCTGCGTCCGATCCTTTGATGCCATCCACACGCTTGGCCCACGGGATCATGTTTTTTATCTTTACCCAAAACTCTTCACGTTGTGGCTCGTCGTAGGTGAGATAGATACAATCTAAGTCTGCTATATCAATTTGATTCATATGTTCTTTTGCTCCATTTGGTAGTGGGTTGTTGTTCTGACACCACTATGCTCACATCAGTAGGATCACAAGGTGTGCCAGTGTCTCCGGGAATGAGTTTTACACTGGTGGTCCGTGCTATTTCAATCAACTTTCCATCCTTCACTCTCATGTTGGTGTAGGACCGCGCAAAAGTCTCGGCATCAATCTCAATATATGTACCTGGAACATCTTCCATGCTGTAGAATAATATACGTCCTTGATCGTCGTGGTACAATCTAAAGAACACCGGTCGAGGCTCGGGCATTGCATACAATGCAGCCCAGAATTGTTCTTCAGTTAAGGGTTGGTTTGACATGATAGTGAAATGCTCCTGATTGTGCTAGGGTCTGAACACGCAGATTTCCTCGATCCCATTCCCAGATCAGCTCTTTGGTCCAGTTTTCTGTTTGGGTACCAGCATGATGCCGTTTCATATGCACTATCCGGGGATATGTAGCAAACGGCAAAGTCACTGATTCGGGTCCTATTATGTGTGCTGCCACAGCATACACAAGATCAGTTGATGGCACATCTTCTGGAAACTTCAGTAGTTTGCGGTACTCTGCCCAATGCTCGAATATGTTACGCACCAGCCCAAAGAACTCTTTTGCAGTTGGGCTCAGTCTCCAGTAAGTGATAGCGTTATACACATCGGGCAAGTTGTTTGCATCAAACACTCGGCGATAATTTCTTGCTGGGCTGGCCCGATCTTGCCAGGTTCTGCAACCTGTGCTGATCACCAGATCACGCTTGCGGAACAGGTTCCACCAGTGATCGATTGAACTGGTGATCCACATGTCGGCTTCCAGTTTGATGGTTTCTCGGAATGGAGATTGATAGAACACTTGCCAATCATCTGCGTAGGCATTGTCAAGATTGACTCGTGTGATCACACGCACATGATCAAATACAGTATCTGTGACATCTTGATCCGTGACCAAGCACACCCTGGCATCAGGATGCCAGTGCTTGAGTGTTTGTGCCAGTGACTTCGCGCAGTTGAAGTAATCAACCGTGGGCGAGTTCCAGGCTGCTATGAGATAGCCTTGCTCTTCTATGACTTTCAACTATGACCTCTAAATCTCTTTTGCCCATGGCATGCAGATCCTGATTGGCTAGATCCACATGGTGTTTCTTTCCAGCTGAATCTGTCCATGTGATACGATAGCAATCTTCCTGCGTTTGTGTCAGTGTGTCACTGGGATACACATTGGTCAATGCACCCAAGATTGCATTGTGGGGTAGCACATGCCCATTCACGATGTTCATGGCCATGCTCAGTGAGTAATCATTGCGGTATGTGCTGCTGTGAATATGGTAGATATCTCTGTAATGCTGCCAGTGCTGTTTGATCATGTTCATGCAATCAAATATGTATTTGGCCTGTGGGCATTTTTGAAATTGCACCACCGTGGCCCATGACATGGGCATCAACGGATTTCCAAACCAATCTAGGTCTTGCCTTCCATGCACATCCACAGACCTTGCGTAGGCCTGCAGATCTCTACCGTTGCTACAGATGCCACGTAAATTGTCGCTGGCCACTATGTAGTCAGCATCCAATAATAGAGTATTGTGCCAGGGTGTGAGATGGTATGCATCGGGTCTGCCGGCGTTGTGCCAGGTCACGGTTGCTTGGTAATCTTCAAAATTCCTTGAGCCACCTGAGCTGGACTCTGAAAAGATCACTTGATCGAATACTGACAGATCTGCATGGTATTCATAGTCAGTGACCACTGCTACCGGAATCTCAAGATGTCTGTGTATGTTTCGTGCCGACCAAGCTGCCATGGCTATATAGTCAGTTTTTTCATTATTGAACGCAAATATCAATGCACCAGTGGTCATCGTTTTTTGCTTAACTCATCATGTTCTACTAACCAGGCATTCATCTGTTCTTGCCAGTGTTGCATGGCCATGAGTCTCAGTTGTTCAGGATTGATTTTTACTGGTGTTTCGTACAAGTCTAATATTACTGCGTCACCAGGTGGCACAGTGGCCAGTAATACCAAGAGTTCAGGACCAGCGCGCCACATACCACCGGCGTGGGCAAACAGCATCCGAGCCTCATATTTTTCTTTAAGCAAGCGTCTAGCAGATTCGTGATTGAATCTAGAGCGGGCATGTGAGATTAAACTTTCTGTGTCCATATGTGCATATTACACGATATGCAATCAAAAGTAAAGGGTTTTTGGACCCTTTACGATCAGACAGTGGTGGCAGTCACTGTTGGAGTTCCCCATGTATTAGAAAGATATGTTGTTTCTGGGGGAAAGTATGTGACAATGGTACAAGGTGCAGTTCCTGGAGTGGCGCCACTGGCAGCAGTTCCGCCTGATATTGGGTCAGGATCTCCGGGGCCAGAATCGTTGGCAGACCAAAGGGTTGTGATGGTGAGAACAGACCCAGTTGCATCTTTGGCCAAACTGTGTTGGATAAAGTCAGTGGTATATGGTGCAGTTGCAGAAAATTGTTTGTAAACGATTGTGGCAGCAGCACCAGATGCAAGTTGATTCCATCCAGTTCCAGTTGATAAAATTGCCGGGGTTCCTGTCCCGCCGATCTTGGTTGTACCTGTGTATGCTGTACCAGCGATGGTGGCTGATGCTGCACCAGCGGTAAGATAAATGGCACCGCATAGTGTGCTGGACAAGTCATTCCACGGTGGATCGCCGGTGAGCCCGGTACTAGATTTGGCTACTTGAATTTTGATAGTGCCACCGGCGTTGAAAAAATATCCGGCAGCCGCAGCACTGGAGAATGTCACTGTGTTTGTAAATGTTATGGTCCATGCTGCACCCGATGTACCGCCTGTCTTAGAGTTGGTACCGGTCCACCCAGTGTATTGCGTGCCTTGTGAAACTGCATTGTATCTGTTGGTGGTAACATTGGTAAGATCGGTGTTGACTGCTGCTAGCACACTGATTGTACTACCAGCAGTGGGGGCCGACCTTGCGGTAAGAGTCGTATTGGTATGGCTTCCTAGACTGCTCAAAGTATTGACCAGACTGGCCCATTGGGTGGCAGATACTGTGCCGGCAGCAGCCACTGTGGCTAACGCAGTTTGCCCATACGCAGTATTCCAAACATCATTGATATTAGCATTGGCCGTTGTGCTAACAAAACCATTATAGTCTGTTGCTTGAATTAATCCACCTGATGAATAAGTCATTGGTCAGTTCCTGTTTAGTTCTTGATGGTTACTATGGCTTCAATTGTACCTGAATCCTGGGTGTGTTTGTCAACCAGACTTCTTCCAATTACATTGAATGCCGTAGCTTCCCCTGTTTTTGCTGCTCTTGCCAGGCCAGCGCCTGCAGAAACCAATCGATCGCCTTTGCGGATAACGCCAACAACCTTGACTGGAACACGTCCGGTCATGGCCACTTTGGGGTGAGTGGAATCTTCTCCTGCTCCGCCATTCATGGTGTATGCTGGGTTTGTGCTGATAACACCAAAAACATTTTCACTTAGATCCACAACAGATCTAGTGATCTCTTGGGTTCCACCTAATTCGACCACTGTGCCCGGTTCTAATACATCATCGGCTGCAAAGCGTTCAGCAACGTCAGCATATAAAGCTGTGGTAGCTGTGGCAAACACTTGATTGAAGTAATTGCTAGAACTACCGATGTTGCCCACTGCATTGCTGCCAGTTTTGGCGATGCTAGACGTACTTATGTTGGCGCCGGTGATATTGCCAGTCACCGAAAGTGTGGTTCCTTGATAACCGCTAGCACTGACGTTCCCTGACAATACTGCCCCGGCAGCAGTTACGGTACCTGTTACACTGAGGATACTGCCATTGTAAATGTTACCAAACACAGTGTTGAAGAAGCTGGTGCTGGATCCAATATTACCAACGGCGTTGGATCCAGATTTGGTGATGCTCTGTGCGCTCAGTACATTGGCATACAAAGTGGTGGTATCAATCACTACCACATTGCTTACACCAGCCACGTTAAAGTTGATGTTGCCGTTGGTAGCACCCACATTACCTTCGCTGGTGCCATTAACAAACTTGGTAACACTAACACCCAGACTTAGACCGGTCAATTGACTACCGTTGCCCAGGAAGAAAGTGCCTGCCACATTAGCTGCGGCAGTAATATTGCCTGCCGCTGAGATCAATCCGCTGGTGCGCAAGTTGCCGCTATCCACGTTGCCCGAAGATACCAGTGATACACCCGACACCGCAGCAACAGAAATAATATTTCCACCAGTTACGTTACCAGTTGCACTAACCTGCGCAGCAGTTCGTAGATTACCACCTGTGATGTTGCCTGTAGCAGAAATTGTAGTGCCAGCAGTCATGGCATTTGACACAGCAAACGTACCATTGGCACCAACTGCTTGAGCTACGTTATAAGTTGTGCCGCCCACGTTGGCCTGGATCACCAAGTTGCCGCCGGAGATTGCACTCTTGATATTGGCATCAGTGGTGGTGGTATTCACTGCAAATACGTTAGCAGCACCCACAGTAAGCCCAAAATTGTTTAGCACAGCCAATGTGCCGGTAGTGGATGTGTTGGCCGTGGCGCGCATGAAGTCAGTACTGTCCAAGTTATCCAACAATGCTGCATTGGTCACTGTGCCTGCAAACACAGGAGAACCAGTGTTATACAGTGTAATACCATTGTATATGGTAGGGAATGTGGTAACGGTAGGCGAGGATGGGGTAAAACTGGAATCCTTGCTGACGATGGCCACTCTGGTATTGTTCACATACAAGCTGGTCACATAGTGAGGAGTAGCGCCCGAATCAGTGATCGTTTCTGGAATAGCACCTGCTGTTCCTTCAGCAGAAGTGTAGGCTGGGCCGACCACAGTCCAGGAAGCGCCGTTGTAAACTTTCAATTGCGAATTGGTTGTGTCCCACCATAGGTCGCCTGTGATAACATTGCTGGGTGCGCTGGATGCGCTGGTAGATCCGGTCATGACCTTGAAAGCTGTACCGTTGTACACTTTCATCAATGCGTTGGTGCTGTCCCACCATAATTGCCCAGTGAGCGGTGCACCTGGTGCAGTGGTATTTGCAGCATTTTCCAGCAAGTGGATAAAGTTTTCGTCTAGAAATTCACCGTAGCCGGCGTAGTTTTTACCTACCAGTGTCATGCTACTAGCGGTATTAACGGTACCATCTGCGACAGTAGCAAAAATTGTACCGTTAGTTAGATTGATTGTGTATGCCATTTTGAATTACCTGTTCCTGTTATCAATATTTATACAGCATTGATGTTAGTCAATGTCTGGATCCGCAGCGTGTAGTCGATCTGTATTTGCCGATTTAAACTCTTTTGCACTGGGTGGAAAATTACGTGCGTAATCAATCGAAGATTTTCCGACGATCCATTCCAGGATTTTAGACCTAGTTCGTCAAAAACATATTCACCATTGAAATTGGTTGAATTATCAAAAGCCTGCTGTGTTGGAGGCTCGCCATAATCCAGCAAGCAACTTACCAAAATATCAGTGTAAAGATTACCCGATGTGTGTAACACAGTCATTTTGTTATTTTCAGGATCAGTGTCAGCTGCTGAATTATCATCCACTACTTTTTGATAGGTTTGATTGTATAAGTCTGCATTTTGCCCAGTGGTATTCGGGGGTAGATATGTGATTACACCGGTTGGATCCACCGAACTGCCACCATTGCCGAATGCCATTAGATAGATATATCCTAGATCTCTATTGCTCAGAGTTTGCGCCATAGCGATAGAGATGTTTTCATAGTGGATAGCATTCTTTTTATCCACTAATATTTCTCCGGAATTTGGATCATGTATCTTTACAAATCCTTCAATTTTGCACAGCCCTGGAGTGATCATGCTCGCCCCTCCACATAGGTTTTTTGTGTTTTTGGATCGTAGATCCTCATGTGAGCTTGCACCGAAATTGTCCCATTTTCATTGGGCTTTTTGGGCCGTGGTGCTGGCACAGGTATCACTGGCTTGGTTGGCGTTGTAGTTGGCATGATATTTTATTTACCTTGTTTATAGACCACGTAAAAACCTTGCAGCAATAGTTTCAGTATCTTGCAGAGCAATACCATCACTTGGAGTGGTCGGCCCGCGTTGATACCAAGTCACTCCGTGGCGTACCAATATTGTGACTTCTACATTGGCCACAGGTGGTAGCAATGGTGGATATGCAGTGTCATCCACAACAAAATCCACAGCCAACGGATCAAAATCTGTCACAAACCAACGGTATTGGCTGGTAGCAGTGGTGTCACTGTAGGCATACTGGCGGATGCCAGCAACATATACTTCGATAGCAGGTGCTTCGCTACTGCTGTCAACAAAATCATCAACATTTATGCTAGGTGCATAGAATACCGTGGTAGATCCATCACCTATGCTAGTGTCTGAAACTATGTAATCTTGATAACTGCTCTGTAACAGATTACCACGGCTAAGATCATATACTGCTGCGCCTGTGTCATGATCTGCTGCTGCTGTACCAGCAGTACCTCGCATGAGCCCGTTGATACTGTTATCTACCAGATTAATGCCACGATACATGATACGTTCGCCATTTACGGTGCAAACACCAAACACACCAATATCTAAGTTAGGCTGTCCCAATGCGTTAGCATCTTCAACATACATGATATTACCGGTTGCAGTGAGTGGTTGCATCAATGCTGTGGTACTAGCAGGTGTGATACGATATGTGGCTTGTACTCCACGCATGTCCTGGAATATGCGGAATGCCATTGCATCAGGCACTATGCTGCTGGTCACTTCGGTTATGGCCATTATCTGGCCGGGCTCGATGGCACCTGATCCCAGTATGAGATATTCACCTTCCACTGTGTAATCTATGCTATTGGTCAGAGCATATCCATCTAGTGTGACCCATAATCTAGCAGCATTGACATTGGCACGCTCTAACCAGAATTGATTGTCATACACCGCATCTCCTTTGCTGTATGAGTAACTCCATTGTGTATCATTCACTGTTGCATAATCAAAACTTCCCGGCTGGCTGTTATATGCCGGATCATTTGGCAATGGGTCAAATGGATCTACAATTTCCACACCAGTAACTATTGGACCGTTGAATACCAAGGTCAGCGGATATTGTTGTGAAGTATCATTGAAGGTTGTTACACTAAACAAGTCGTCGAGATTGACTGCTCCCACAATCTGCAAAGTGGTACCGGCCAATTGATATCCAGCTTGAGTGGTCACTGTGATCAATATACGAGCACCAGCAGGAGGTGGTACATTAAACACGACCTCACGATCGTTAGTTCCTGAATAAGGTGTCACACTATAAACACCAGGCACACCACCAATACTTTGTTGTTGTAGTATGTTATCTACCCACACAATAACGTCTGTTGTGGCATTTATAATCGATTGACTGTACCCCCCACGGTTAGGCAATGCAAATGCCAATGAACTACCGTCACTGGTCCATTCACGACCTTCCGGAGGTTGTAATCTCAACCCATTGCGATCAACTATCATGTTAGCAAGATTGCTACCTTGTACTGAATTGGTCAATGTGGTACTCTTGAACGTGACAAAATTAGAATCTGCTACAATATATTGTGTTTGTGGCGCGCTCCAACTATACACTGTAGATGCTTTACCAGTGCCCGATCCAATTCCGCTAGCAGTGAATACTGTTCCTACAGTATTTGCTCCAGCACCGATGGCCACAAAATTAGTTGTACCCACTTCTGTGATGGTATATTGTCGGCCAATGATAAAGTACCCTGCATCTATGACAGATACCCCAAACGCAACTAGTGCTATACCATCGGTATCATCATATACTGCCCCTAGATCAACAATTGATTGCAAAGTAGGAACATATTCTAACCAATACAATGGATCAGCAATATCGATACCGGCAGGCACATCTTTTAATGCACGATAATAAGTCTCTGCTGAACTGCCATCATTGGTATTGACCAGGTCTTGTTTGGCATAGCTGTTTAGTTGATTCCAATCTACACTAGGTGTGTATGGAGTCCACCCCACTACAGTAGTAGATACACCATTTACAAATACTGCGATACTGATTATTTGTGCAGAATTGACTGGAATAATTGTGGTCTGAGATCCTGTTCCCGTGAAATTATCACGATACAATTGATTGCCGCCACCTAATTCATATGCCGTGACGCTAAGTATATCTCCGTTGGCCACAGTGAGTACTGTGATTGTTTGTAGAACCCAATCCACTGAATAATCAATATTCAGAGCCAATGGAAGATTAGTAGTGGTATTTGTTACGAAGATTCCCACTGGGTTCTCTACCAGGCCTGCCCAACTGAATGTGTCTGTTACCGCAGCCTCGTAAAGATAACGAGTGTCCGCTAATTGGAATCCATGCCCATCTCTGTTCCAATCAGCACCTGGACGTGTATAAACACGCAGGTCAAGTGTGTCAAATTCTGCACCATTCACTAGTTCTTCGGGGGCATGCCCTTCGTACAATCCGATAAATTCACCGCCATCTACGTTGATGCTGGTAAATGTGTTACCAAGTGTTGTATCAGTGAATGTGCTGGCATATATAGCATCCTCGGGAGCTGTGTCCAGGAAGTAATTTCCATACACTTGCACTCCTGGATAGTCCACACCGTCAATCAACAACGGCAAATCCAATCCGGGTTGATTTGGTCCGGCAACATATAGACCCATGGTACGATCGACACCAGTTAAATCTCTAGCTGGGATCAATGTCCAATCTTCAAGATTGAATGTGGGACCCACCACTGCTGTGGAATCTGCACTGGCAGCTTGCCACACACGATCATCGTAGCGTACTAATTGCCCATCTTGATATGTTCCGCTCGGGCTCCAATCTCTTACATCGCTAAAGTATTGGAATCGATCATACTTGATCGTGGTCTTGAAGCTACGTGCCAATCCCGGAGTGATCCTTGCATATGCTATGGCTCCAGAGCCAACACCGCCACCGCCGCTGAACGATATGCTCGGAGTCGATCGATAAACTGCGTCAGAGTAAGTGACATTCACTGCCACTACTTGTCCTAAACTGTTAATTACAGCAGTTGCTTCAGCAGCCAGTCCAGCATATGCCAGAGTAGCAGTACCGTTGGTTTGTAACCCACTGGTAGTGAAAGTAGGTGGCTCGATTCCAGTGATTCCATCCACGACCACTGTGTAGAGATTGGTTGTGTTGTTGTTTGCATAGAACAGTTGCTGATTGATAGTCACAGAGGTATTACTGGTCCATGCATCACCCACAATCACTATTGGAGGTTCTGTGTATCCTGTACCATTATCAACAATTGTTACAGCAGTAAGGGTCAGCAGATAGTTGTTGTACCATTGATCGTACGGGAATGTGTTCCATACTGTGCTGTTAGCAGGCAAATCGCTTAAGAAGTTGGCCACATCTGACGATCCGTGTTGATAAGGCAGCAATATAGGACTAGTATATTGAGGTGTGGTCAGTGTGGTATTGTAGTAGGCTGGTAAATCAAAGTCAGTGAGACTGCCCTGGAATTGATCAAGCCCGTTATATCGTAGATTGAACTCACGTAATTGCACATGGTAAGGTTTGACTTCTTTTATGTAATCCAGCACAAATTCTTGATTGTCCCTACGATAGTTTTGATAAGGTACTAGATTTCGAATTCTGTGATCCACATCGATCAAGCTGGTCTTGACTAACCATTCTGGTGCAGAGAATTCGCTCAATACAAAATTGAATACCAATGTCAATGCACGATTGCGTTCAATCGCCAATTCGTCAATCAACAATTCTTCATTAATCGCTTGTATGATTTTTCGTGTTTCTTTTACAGGTTCTTGATCATAATATTGTGCATCAAATACTTCAATGTCAAATCCAAATCTGCCCAATTGATAATCCCACAATTCGGCCGAGAATGCAATAGTACCATCCTGTAATCCCACACGTTCCCATCCCGCATCGGTCAATAGATATATTTCCCATTTACCTTGAGCATTGGCTGTGATTTTCACACTACTACCCACTGCCACGGTTAATGTATCTAATCCAGCTTTATTAGGTATTGTGGCTATGACTTTACTGCTGGAATTGTATCCTGGAAGATACCAGTCGATATAACTCCAATAGTCGGCTGTGTTGTATCCTTGCACAAACGATAGTCGTAGAAGTCTTTTGCCTGCTGTTTGATCGCTGGCTGCCACTGTGTAAATGGTCCATAGACCTTTGTTGTCGCTGTCGGTCACTACCAAATAGCGATAGCCCAATGGTACAGTATAGATGTTTTGGAATCCCAATATCTCTAAATTCGCCACACGTAGATTCCATAAACCAGTTGCTGCACTTGGTTCAGGTTCGGCGCTGTTGAGCAAATTAAAACTGCGACTTTCTGAGATTGAATACATGGACAACACATCATTGACCCTGGTGAGATAGTTTTTAAGTGCAGCAAATCTATCCACAAACATACTTTGTCGTGGGCGGAACTGCACACCATATCGCTCAGCCGGGCCGAGATTTGGATCTGGTACGTTGTTGCCAAAGGTATCCACACCGCAGAAGCTGTCTTGTAACTTACGATAGAGATTGGTACTCAAGAAGGCGTCTGGTTTGCCTTCGGCTATTAGTTCATATTCAGTATGTACGTTACTGTCTGTGGCTTCTCTGTCAAAAGATATGTTGATCACTGTATCAGATGCCACGATGTACTCAGCGGCATTGTACAGGGCAATGGTGCTAGCATTTATAGGTGCCATGTAAGTGATACCACTGGATTTAGGGTCAGTGATATATCGTGCCACAGTGGCCACACTCAGTGTTTTACCTTGTTGAGTAGCTGTGGTTGTGATACCTCGCACCCAGAAATAATATTCAGTAGCAAATATGCCGTCTCTGGTAAGTCTGGTATTGATGCTGTAGCTGATTGTGCTGTATGGTGTTCCCGGTCCGGTATAGTTGATCGGAGGTACCGGACTCAGTATCCATTGATATACATCTACAGAACTGCCCGGGAATAGTTGTCCCCAACGACGACTAGCATAAGTTATGTCGTCTTGATTAGGGTCAATGAATCGGACAGTACTGGTGTCCCACCATACTTCGCTTGTGTGTCCGTCCCACCAGGTGGCACCGTTGATGCTAGTAGGGCCAATATTATAATTGGCCGGATCTATACCGCCGATGTAGTCAATATTTTGTCTAGCTGCACCTAGAATCTTGCCTTGTAATGGATCAAAGAAATCAAAGAACTGTGTAGTAGCACTGGTGACCCGATCATATGCAAACACTCCATTGATCAGTCTGATATCAACCACAGGTTGTTGTTGTCTGATCACTGTCCAAGCTGGGTTACGATCGGGATTTTGGAATACAAACACACGACCGTAATCTGCTGTGCTGTCTCCTACATCATTCTTTGGTGCGCCTGCTACTAGAATGCCATCTATATAGTTCACGGCTGTGCCAAATCCATCTAATGTGTTGATCTGGCTGTTGTTGATCTGTTGTCCAAATATAAATTGCCCTGGATTTGATATGCTGAGAGTCGAAGATGGCAAATAATCATATGCATACACAGCACCACTGTTATTCACTGTGGTGATGAAGGTGGTGCTATCTGCATCAAAATCTGTGGTGCCATCATCAAACACTGTGATCAGATACAGAGTACCGTTTGGTGCTCCCACGACCACAGTGGTGGCCTGATCCGAAACACTCACGCTGGATCCAAACGCACCATATTTTACAGGATATGGACTGAGGATCGTTTGTGTAAATGCAAATGTCTTGAATGCCAATGTAGTGAATGCTGTGCCAACTGAGCCCGGCGCTACTTGCAATTTATTAAATGCCGGTGCTGCATTGCTGTTCTTAACAGACACTGTAAGATATCCGGTTGAATCCACTATGGCAACAACATTTGGAACTGTACTGTTTATGTGGGCGGCCAGCGCACGTACATAGATGCTGGCAGCCACAGTTGTTGTGGTCACTGATGACCAGTAGCTTGCATTGCTCAGTGCTGTGGCAGCAGGCACAGCCTGCAATGCCAGATAGATGGTGTATGTGGTACCTGACAAGTTATAGACCACATCATTTTTGTTGTATGTGGTCAAGCTGCTCCAGGCAGCAGGAACTGTTACATCCATGTTATTCACACGCAAGGTATTTCCTGAAGTCAGTGCAGCATTGGCCACTGTGGATGTGATAGTTCCGTAGATGCGGCTTTGATTTACATCACGTTCGACCACGCCGCCTTTGTAGATCTGTACGCTGCTTTGCGGAACACCCGAATACAAACTGCAATCATATGAGCAGATATCCACAGTCTGCCCAAAATTCGAAAAGTTGGCTATGGTATTTTGAGTAAGCTCTTGCACCTGTGCAAATTGATTGGTTTCAATCTCAATCACGTCACCATATTGCAAGTCCGCATTGATGGTCACTGTGTTGGCACCATTCCAGTAGAAGGTGTTGTCTGCACCAACTACACTGTCAGTCTGGTTGGTCAAGAATACATTATTAACAATAACGCCGATCGGTGCCACCGGGGTGCCTAACAATGTAAATGTTACGGTTGAGCCATCTTCACCATAGATAAATCTTTGTACGTTGCGATCAAACACATATACAGATCCTGCTTCAACATTCCCACTTTCGGTACTGTAAGGTGTGCCAATTAATAGTTGGCGGCCATCTGTGGTACAGGATATTGAATGACCAAATCTGTCAGATGAACTTAATCCAATGGCTGTGATTGAATTAATATATGTGAAATAGCTTTTTGCCCTGGCCACAATAACTGCACCAGCAGCAGGACCTGTTCCGGTAAATGTCAAATCCTGGGTGACTGTGCTGAATGTGTAATCGATGTTGGGGCGATACAACACATTATTGACTTCAATACTGAAGCTGTAGATGTTGGTAGCAGTGAAGAAATATTCGTTCAATGAAAATACCGTAGCCAACGTAGGTGCAGTATATGCGATATTGAAATTACCCAATGTACCGCCAGTGCCTATTGAAGTAATGGTAAGCACAATATTGTTGGTGCCACCAAAACTTGCGCCGGCAATGGTTATGGTATTACCCACGGCATAACCCGAACCAAATGATGTAGCACCTACGCCGCCCTGTGTTGAACCCGGTTGTCCAACTTCACCGCGCACACGGATTATGGTAAATTTAGCACCAAGGCCGCTGCCACTGGTAGATGTCTGTGGCACATCATAATAGGTCTGTGCATCCAGCTGTTGACTGCTGATTCTTTGCATTTTTATCAACACACCCGAGGCAGGAGCTGTGGTAAATGTGACTTTGTTGAATGCTGCATCCACTGAATAGCCTGACAATTGAATATTGCCATCCAATGTGACTTTGAGCTGGCTGCTGTTGTCGATTTGTATCACGTTGCCAATAAGGAATTGAGTAGTAACCCCGTCGCCTAGCACCGTGATAAATTGGTCTTCCCAGGTCACTCGCCCGTAAGCATAAACTGTGTTCAACCCTGGAGCACCAACGTACATCCAACGTTCATCTAAGCTCATGGCCACGGAATATCCAAACTCTCCGGCACCAGGAGTGGTTGATGTAGTGGTGCCTGGCAGGGTCAATAGCTGCCATTGTGCAAATGGATTCACACCAGGTTGCCCTAATGCAGGATCTCGGTAGATCACCGCAGCATAACCATTGTTAGTTTCGCTACTGGGTCCGAGACTCTTGCTGGCACCGGCTACTGCCCAAGTTTGATTACCAAAATCTATAGCATTTCCGTAACCGCGAACACCGGTACGATCCAGAGTCAGGATGCCATCGGCGTCGGCTATTGGGCTGACCGGAGAGTATGTGTCCCCTGAATTTTTAACATATACATACACAGCACCTTTTTCGGTGACTGTACCAAATCCATATCGTGGGCTACCCACAAACAATGCTGCTCTTGCGCTGGCCTGTGCCACAGCAGAACCATATTGTTCTCCCGCATCCAACAGTACTGGGCTGATCTGTGACGAACTAGTGAATACATCTTGTTTCTGTATCACCTCCCAAAGATCTTCACCATTGTTATCCACCCATACTATGGCACCTGGCAGGATGTCGTTGGCGTATGGCAGATTGATCACGTCCGACGCTTGTGCCACACGCATGGTCTTCAATGTGAATCCCAATCCGGTACCATCGGCCACTGTGCGTTGGTTGGTAAATTGGAACGCAATATTCACTGTGGTTATATTGGGCACACTTAGTACATTATATACGCCATTGACTTCGGAATCAAAGAAGTTGATGATCAAGGTATCGCTGTATGATAAGCCGTGTGGCTGACTGAATATCACTCTGCTGGTTCCGTCAAGATTGTCGCATACGTGCTGTATGGCTCCCGGAACAGCCTGCGCACGATAGATATTCCAGTCGTAGTCATTTACTTTTGCGACCCATATTGAAGTACCAACTGCAATAGCATCAAGGTTGGCCGAGATATTACCCAGATCGTTTATGTCAAATACTGTGATATCTGCATCATTAAGATTTACATATCCAGCAGTTGGCAGTTGTATATCTGTAGGCGATACAGTAGTAGTCGGCATAAAATCTGGAGAAGTCAGTTTGTAACTTTGCTTCCATATGTCGCTAAACAATATCTGTTGATCTGCAGAGCTAGCTTGTTGTGGCAATACCACTTGTACTAGACTAGGGTTGCTGCTGAGATATGCACGATTCAATCTAAGTTCAACAAAACTACGGTTGGCATTGGCGCCATATGTTGCTCGTAACACCGCCCAGTTTTCATAGATACTGTAGTCAGCCGCTTCTTTTCCTAGATTGGCATTGGAGAACAGCTCTGCACTGATGATTGTGCCTTTAGAGCCCAAGAACTGTCGATACACATTCAACTGACTCACATCATCTAGATTTAATGCAGCCATGTACTGGCGAGGACGGAACCCAATCAGTCCATAGCTTAACAAATCATTATCGGTTTCAAGATTGGCAGAATTGATATTGTAACTGTTGGCCAATTGATCAGCTTTGTTGGCCAAGTTAGGCAACAATCCCAATTCAATTTGAGTGTAATCGCTCTGTGTCCAATCATTGAAGTTGAATTGCGCACTTGGTTGTACGATGTTTAGCGCACTCCAATACACATTCTTGTACTTGACTATCTGCCCTTTGGTATAGCGTTTTAACCCAGTCCATTCTTGCACATTGTCTAGATTGAGTATGAATCCAGGCGTATCAATTTGTCCGGTCCAATCAGCAGTATTGGATGCTATGAGTATCAACCGGTTTTGGCGAGCACCGGTGGTAGGTTGATACATAAGATCTCCAAACACACTCTGATTGTCTAACACAATCATGTGCTCATAGGTAGTGTATTTTAGATCAATGTAGCTTAAAGTCTGAGTAGTCAATGGCTCACAAACAAATGTATTGCCTATACGTACCACATTGAGATTACGTGTGGGCAATTCTCTATTGTTCTGATCCAGTAACACATTATCTATGGTTTGTACCGCGATGCTGTCTACCACTGCTTGCTCACGAGTGACTGTGAGTTTTGCTGCTAGTGGGTTGAGATTCAATAACGCATTCTCCCCCCACCCTTGTTGGCTCCAGTACAAGAATTCATTGCACATCTGTCCCCAGTCCAATACATATCCATTGGCACGATCGGTAAAGGTTATTCCTTGTTGTTGTAGTAATTGCCCATAGCTTAACAAGAAATCACAAACACTTGTTTCATTGGTGAATATGGTTCCATACGGAACTTGAACCACAGTGTTGGTATAGAAGGTAGGCACACGCACAGTTGCGCCGCCCGAAGTTATTGTACGCAGTTGCCCTGTGGACTTACTGGCCAACACATTGAAATACGGTTGTGCCGCACTGTATCCATACACAGCATATCCCCCGGTCACATTCTGTATGACCACTGCCGAGTAGCTGGTGCGATCAAATGGTTGATTCTTGTACAACAACAGATTATAACTTTGATCAGGTATCATCAAAGTGGTGTTGGTAGAATTAGGGCTGGACTTTTCGGTGAATATTTTGATGTATTGTTTGTCTGAGAAACTGGCCATGCGATAGCACAATCTCACGTCAAGACTGGCCAGATCAGCTGTTAGCTCATCAGTAGAATTAATACCACTTTGGCGATTGTAATCAACTATCCAGTCAATGTAGCTGGCTTTGCTGACTCCATTACCATATACTTCGATGCCATTGGCATCTAGACGATATCGATCATTCAATAGATACTGCCCAAATTCCACATTGTATCGATACAAGTCACGATCAGCAAACAATGCAAAAAACTTGGCTGTGCGAGTCACTGCCAGCACATGCATCACTGCAAATGGATAGCTAGAGCTGTTCCAGAACGAAGCTTCAACTGGGCCGCCATCTCCCGGTGCCCAACTCTTCTGGAATTGAGCATTGGCATAAGTTCCCATGGTGCTGTTGAATGGGCTGAGTAATTGCCCTTCATCACCAGTGGGAATAACTGGTGCCATGGAAGGATACGGGCCCGGTCCCCAAATACCGCTACGTGGGGGTTCGTCAGCAGATCCTATACTGGCTGGACGTGCATATTCTGGGCGGAAATACGGCGCCACTGGGTCAGCAACATAACCAGCGGCCAAATCATCCCACAACACCAAGTTGTCGCCGGTGTATGGTGCCGGACCATATTTGCCTTCCCACCACAGCGGCTGCTTGCTGAAGCCCAACATTTCCCAAGGAGTATATTGTGGTTGTTCGGTGTCGTAGAAATAACGATTGATACCGCGCCAGGCTCCTAGAAGATTTTCTTTGCTGTTTAATTTGTTCTGTGCGGAACTGTAGTTCCAAGTAAATTTGTTGTCGGCACGGAAATTTTGTGTGCGGTAATCAAGTTTGTTAGCACCCACGTAGCTCAAGAAATCTTGATTCAATATGTTAGTAATTTCAGAATAGCTGAATCCTGTGTCACGGAACTGGCCTGGTAAGACATTTTCGATAGTAAGTGGTACCGGATTTCCATCTAGCTTGAGATTGTTATAAATCCTGGTTTCAAATTCCAGCAGTACCTGGTCGCGAATATCGTTGAATAGCGGAGTGATAGATCCATCATGACCTTGTGTTACCTGCACCATACCACCGCTGGCTCGCTGAGTAATAACCTGTGGAACAAATGCTGGATACAATCCCAGTTTAGTCGGGGTGTTGGGAGCAAAACTTCCATAGGTGGCGCTGTATTCTTGAAGAACTAATTGGCTCCCCAACGGCAGATCAACTAGAACAGTTATACGAGGACCATCTGTGGCCACTACATAGTCACGGTCTCTTGTGAGCAATGCCTCACCTAGATATACATTCATTCCCAAATAATTAGCTGAACGATAATTATAAACTTGTACTGTATCAAAACTGCCAGTATCAGTATAGCCAATGGTATAGGTAGTGGTTGTATAAACTGCACCAGACGGTAACATATCAGACCAATAGAATGGCTGTGTTTCAACGCGACCCAGGGTAACATTTTGTATTGCGGTGTCTAATATTTGCGAGATAGTATCAAAACCAATAGTTTGTTGTGTCACTGCATCCAACAGCTGATACTTGTATTTGTTATATTCTCTAGCAGCAAAACTCAATGAAGCAAAGATATTGTAGTCCGGTGACCGTAAAAAATAGCCAGCCAATGTCATTGGCGCACTTTGTTGCAATATAGTCAATCCATACGGAACTAGATTGCCCAGATCTCTGGTGTTGTTAGATCCATTCACTGGCCCTTGAACTGTCAACAGATTTTGACAGATACTTTCATAATGTGTTCTTATGGTGCCCAGTGTAAATTCCGGACTATTTCCATTCAACGGATTGTTCTGCAGATTGATAGGCACTTGATAAAATGCTGTGGCGCTGGTCTGATCACTCAACACCAACACTTCAATGATATCACCGGGTATATAGGTGTTGTTTAATGTGATTGTTGTGCTAGTATCAGTAGTAAGATAGCTATAAACACCGGGTTCCTGGAATACTGACCCTACATATATTTTAATTGGCGGGGTATTATTAACTGAACTGTTGGCTTTGACATCCAGCTTGAGTGTAGCACCGGTATAGGTAAATTTAAACTGCTGATATGTTTGACTTTTTGTTGCAGCAGTCTGCCATCCTATTAGGCGTTGATAAGTTGCACGAGTGTCATACTCTCTCACGGATCCTGAGCTGATGTCAAGTGTCACGCTGGCATTATCAACTACATACAAGAAAGTATCTTTGTATAAGTTATTAACAAAAACAATATCACCCACGTTGTTGATATTGAGATATTGCAAAGGAAACTGCAATATAGGATCTATTATAGTAGTATCGCCCACTGCATAGCTGAACAACTTGCTGCCAGAAAATGTTGAGCTTTGATACACCGTCTGATCACCAAAGCTGTATCCAGAGGTGTTATATACATTGAACAACGGTGCCTGTTGTACTGCGGTTTTTTGTTGTGCTTCGATCCAGTTGGTGCCATCAAACCAAAAAGTCACACCAGCAGATGTTACGCCATTGAGACATACAGTACATTGATCGGCCAATACTTCACCATCTTCCGCCGGTGTGAGATTGATAATAGGCTGTGCGATCAGCGGAGCAACAGTGTCTGGCACAATAAATGACACAACATATATCTTGTTTCTGACACTTTGATCTTCGTCTGCTGCAAATATCACTCGACTGCCGTCAATCAATGTGTATCCATCAATGGTATATCCAGTGGATCCTTCTATATTGCTGAATGCGTCGGTCTGAGCAAAATCAATTATATCAACTGGGGTTTTACCTTCGGTACCCATGTTCCATAGTCTGATATCAGGACGGAACTGGATGATCGGACGTTTGGCTCTATAGTTGTTATCGAATGTTGCCACAGCATTATTGTATTTTGCTGTGGCATTAATCACATCAGTGTGGAACCAACGATTACTACGGCTCCATGCATTGCGATCCAAGCTAGCACGATTAATAGTAAGATAATCAGTTGTGTCGGGTTCTGTATAGATTGTGCTGTCGTTGGCATCAACCACATACAATTCAGGAGTCACAAAGTTTTCAACGGGTAACAGCTCAATTGCAGTTCCTACTCCACTTACATAATATTCCAAATCGCTGACCACTGTGGCAGTGACATTGCCACTGCCGATATCCAATGGATATGCCCCACCACCTTTTTGTGTGCTGATGCTAAATTGTATCCCATTAGCTGCTATGCTCTGTACATAGTATGTTCCGGGCAAGACGCCGCCAATGCTTTGACTGAATACTATCTTTTCTCCAACATACAGATCCGCTGTGGATGCTGTTGTGAGATAATTGCTGCCTGGCTGAGCGGCAGTAATCACCAATGGAAAAGTTCCCGAGCCATAAGTGGCCGGTGACACATCACCAACAAATTTTACTTTGAGTCCGTTTGTAAAGACCACACCATTTGGGCTAGTATAAGATGGCTGGCCCAAGATGGCATCAATAAACAAAGTGGTGCTGGCTGTTTGTTCTACCAAGCGGATACGGCCAAAGATCTCCGGATCTGTGCCGTCTTGATAATACAATATATCTTGTGCAGCGGTCAGCAAAGGAATGCGTTCAAATACACCAGCTGCGGTTTTATACCATTGGGTATTGCTGTATTGTATCCCATATCTTGCTGTGAATTTGTTCAGCACCGGAATATCCGAGATCTTAGACAAAGTCATGTAGGTGTAATGATCAACAGTCACATAGTTGATCTGCCACAGCTGATAACGATCTTCAGGAGGCACAGGTGATGACTGGCTGAAGAATGTGGTATCATAGCTGCCTACTAATCCGTTGTTTGAACTGGTCTCGGTCAATGGATCAAAGAACGTATTCACTTGCCAGCCACCGGCTTCAGCATCAGTCACGGGTTCAGTGAATACCAATGTGCGGCCGTTGAGATTGGCTGTGCCATCGATGCCGCCGTATGTGGCCAAGAACTGCTCCACCGGTTGGTTATTGACCTGTTCAAATTTGAGATCACAAATTATATCTACAGGAGTGATCACTAGTCCATTAGAATTTACTCCAAACGGGGTCAATGAATAATAAAAATTCTGTGCAGTTTTTTGTGGCACATTGAATACCACTGTACCAAGGTCTGTACCATTGTCGGATACTCCCAACACATCTCTTGAACTGATATTTGGATTGTTAGGATCTTTGCCATTCACTCCAGGAAAGGCTTGTATCCAAAATCCTGGTCCTGTACCTGGCACGCCGTCCACGATGTTTAGCGTACCTTGCATGTTCATTTGTGTTTGGCTGGCATAATACAGTGTGCTAGGTGCGTCTTGTGGCACAGTGAAGGTGACCAGGCCAGTTACCGCACCATTTCTTGTGACTCCAGTATCATACACATCGCCCACTCCTGTGACCGGTGCTGTCTTGATCCAGAATGGAAAGTCTCCGACAAATACCAAATTAAACACATAGGTGTTACCACGCACAAGTGTAAGAGTGGGATTGCGTAATCCATCCAATAGGTATGCAGACGTTCCTGAATTGCCCACACGATAATTCACAGTTTCTTTAGTGTTCTGTGCTATTTGGAATGTATAGCTGCCACCACGCACAAGATCGATCACTGGATTGTCGCCAGTTACTCCTGAGAATGTGTAGACTCCATTTTCACGTGTGACTGCAAAGTTGTCAGTGGTGGGGATAGCGGCTGCTTGTACATCCACTGCATCGGGTCCGGCCGGCAGCCAGAAATACTGGCTGAAATTCACAAAGGTATCAAAATCTACAAACGGATCCCAGCTGTAGTATTCACTCTCATACAGTCGGTCAGGTCGAGCACTATCGCCACCACTGAATCCCACTGCATCATTGATGCCCGGATAGGTGATGGCATTTTTAATAGTGTTTGTATCAGGAACCAAACTGACCACGCCGGGTTCAAGTTGGTAATCGGTTCTGATAGCATCTGGTTCTACCACATAATTGTCATTGGGATTCACACCGGGACCTACTGTTCGCCCGATGTATCCTTGTGTTTGCTTGAACTTTGGCTCTTGTGTGAGTTGATCCAATGTGGCAGCTAGAAACTGCTTGTTGGTATCAGTCTGAAAAATCTGTGGGAGTAAATCTACCGAACGTACAGTGGCCATTAAATTACTCCGCTGCCTGGTGCAGTACGCAGATTGGTACTGGTAAGTGCTTCAATCACTTCAATATTGTCAATGGTTGCTGCATTAACGAACAACTCATTGGGGGCCGACCGTACCTCATATAAATCACCAAAATACTTCTGTGAGTTCAGTGGTACCAATACCACTGAACTGATGATGGTTCCTAACATACGGTGTAGATATGCTGCCAGCTCAGAGAAATAAAATGTGTCTCCAAAATTCCATTTGTCAATGCTGAAGTAAGTATTCATCTCGGCCACAACTGAACTCTTGATCTCACTGGTGCTGGCTGTGCTATTAGAAGCGCGAATAACTTTGATGGTAGCACGAAGTTCTGGTGCTGCTTTCATACCAAACATTGGTTTAAATATCACCGGGTTCAGGATAATGTTGTCGCTGATCATTTTGTAATTCTGCAGCCCTTGGTATGCTGTGTTCAGTTCGTCAATGGTGGGTAGATCAGGTTGTGCTACTGTACCAGTAGTATCTCTGATCCAATTTTGATAAGAGGTGTAATAGGCCTGGGGCACCACATACAGATCAATGATATTGGTAGTGCCTGGATCTATCCTGTTGGTTAATGGTGAGTTGTGACGATACTGATAGTAAAGGCTCTGGCGTCCTGTACGTGCTATCCACCCTGATACTTCAACTAATGTGCGTACTCCAGTTACCGAAATGCTGAGTTCGTAGAATGTGTCTTGGCTGTAGGCATAAAATACCTGGCCCGGAGACCATTCACTCTTGACCAATTCAATATCATCTATAGTGGCATAGTCTGAATTCACTCGTCCTTGTTCTACCAACAGATAGCGTTGCAAATTATCAAAATCCACAGTCTGCTGCAAGAAAACTAATTTTTCATTTGCATTTGTGGCAGGAGCCACTATTTCTGTAAAGAAGTCTGGATTGTCCGGCACACCATCACTGTCAGAATCTCGATAGCTGACCAGTACCTGGAAGTCATCCACGTATCCATCACTTTCAACTGGTTGGCCGATGATGGTCATTGGAATATCACCAGGTAAGTGTGCAGTAGAATCTGGTTGTGTATTGACTGCCAACACATTGACATAATCCTTGATCACTGTGCCAGTGCGGCTGTCATAAACTTGTTGGCCATCATAAAAGAAGAATCGGGTCTGTAATACAGATCCAAAATTGTATTGTAATCCACGGAAAGTAATTGTGTAGCTTTGATTCACTGTGACAAACTGTATCAACCAACTGGCATCTGTATTGACCCCGTTGGTGTTACCAGCCAGGCCCGGTACTGTTTGGCTCCAGGCAGCATCTTGATCCAAGTTGGTGCTGGTGATCAGATACCACGAATACGGAGTTCCTGTGACAGATCCATCGTTGTCGTATCCCAATCCAAAATTGCGATACAACACGATCTGCTCACTGATGGCTGTTTCCAGAGACAATGGCAAGTCTGTCACAAACAACGGAATGATGCTGTCAACAATAGCGCCGGTAGGGACAAAATTGTTCAATGTGATTGGTCCTGTACCGGATGGAAGATTACCCAATCCACCATTGTACCCATCCCCAAGCACCTGTAACGGGCTGGCCCAGATTTCTACTGTTTCATCTGAACGAGTGGGAGATCCTTGTACCAATCGATTGTTACGATCAAAATAGTATCCAGTGGGTGAAACGAATTTGATCAATGCTCCTGGTGTCACAAAGTAAAATGGGTTTGTTATGCTCACAACATTGCCCACTGGTATGGGTGTGCCGCTGGGCCAAGTGCTGCTGACCGTGCTGTTACGGAAGAACCCAGTGGTTTGATTGGCCAGAGTGGTACTTTGTTGCCAAGTGCTCAGTGCTGTGGTTCCTGTATTGACCGCTTGACGAGGAAAATTTGCATAGTAGAATTGCTTTACAATGGGCGCAAGCAGTTGTGGTTGCACTTGATTTGTTATGACATCTGCGATTTCATTCCTGGTATTCCATGTGAATAGTATGGTAGGCAATACATTTTGTTCCCATAGACCGCCGTCGCTGCCAAAGGTATTGGTACTACTGTATTTGCCGGTGTTATCCACTAGATCAAGATAACGGCTGGTGCCGATGCTGGCACGATTTACTGCCTTGCTCTTGAGAATGGAGTTATACTGAGTGTATGGAAAGAGATTGTAATCCTCGCCATTGACCATTCTGTTTTGTGTGTAATACTGTGCCGGGGCACGTTGTTTGATCTGAGCGATAGGTTCGCGCGATTGACTATTGCTCACAGGTTGTGTGATACCACAAGTGAAAGTTACAGTTTCAAGATTGCCACTGCGACTGATATAACTGATAGGCAAGCTGACTGCTTGCATTTCTTCAGGATTGATAATGTACTGTAATCCATTGGATGCACGGACATAGCAACGGAATGTACCAACTGGTATTTCACTGAATACGCCGTCGCCAAACACCAATGTGATCTGATCATTGGCTCTGCTGGTCACGGCAAATATAGGACGTAGGCTAGTTCCAATCTGTTCTGCGGCAGCCGAGTAAATGTTTTCCTGATACTGCCATTCACGGTTGATGTTGCCCACATTATCCAATTGAAACAACCAACGATCTTCTTGATTGACACCGTCAATGTTGATATTTACAGTACGGTTAGAAATACGCTCGGGCAGGTTGAAGTCTTGATTCTGTAGCACGCCCTGCTTGAACATAAAAAAATAACCGGTGTTGTTGCTGTTGAATCCCAGCTGATCATTGCGGAACAATATGTTGAATGCCTGGCTGGGTTTAGGGCTTGGTTCGTATAGATAGTTTTCACCAATTGAAGTGCTGGTCATTGCTTCAAAGGGCATGTTGATTCCATCCACTGTGGCAGTATAAGGGATCACCGGCAAGAAACCCGGTACTAGATTGATGCCATATTCATCGGTGCGCACACCCAAGATAGTCTGTCGATTTCCTGGACGTCCCACACGTTGGGTATCAACCAGTGCCGCATTGATGATAGTGGTGAATTGTTCTTGCCAGTCGGGGTTGGTAGGATCTGACCAATCCACTGTGACGTTGCTGAGATTAACACCATTGTAATCTGTGACATTTTCTGTTGTGACAACAGAAAATACTTTGAGCAGACCTTGTGCTTCTGTGTTGCGTTTGGCTGTGTAGCTGACTAAATTTGCCAACTGCACCACTGAATCTCTACGCTCGGCCGTGTCTATATAGTTTTCTCGTGTGTTGAGATCGGTACGGAAAGCCAGTGCTTGGCCCATGAATGCCATCACGTCCAGCAGAGCAATAAACTCGCTAGACTCAATGTAGTCGTTGAATGTTTCGGGATAGTACAGGCGCAGATAATCAACAAAACTTTTGCGCAGAGTTTCAAAATCGTAGCTTTGGAAGTCAGCTTCGCGATAGGTCTGGTAGATCTGTTTCCAGTCCTCTACTCCAAAGATTGCGGTTTGTCTAGTTGTTGTTGCCATTGGTTTTGACCTTTTGTGCCTTGTTGTTTATTTATGGACACAAAAAACTGCGTAGTTTATCCTAAACAAAACTAGCTCGTCGGCTTATGATATCAAAGAATATGCCCAGGCGAGTGGCATCAGTGGATGGCGTGACAGTGACTTCTATCTGTATCAAGATACCGTTTTCTTCAGGAAATATCTGTATGTCCGAAATAAACACTCTGGGGTCTCCTCCGGCCACACGTTGCACTTCGGCCACTATGCTATTCTGTAGTTCTTCAATTTGATTTTCAAACAAGAAGTTCCACATTATGGTGCCATAGTCAGGACGCCCTGGCAGTTCACCTTGCCGGATATTGAATGCATTGGAAAGATCGCGTTTGATCAATTCAAAGTCAGTGAGAGTGAATTTCTTATACTGGTTGATGGTATTGAAACCTATGAATGTCTGCGCCATACCGTATTTACCAATAGAAATCAGCTGACATTGGTAGAGATACGTGTCTTCAATGCCTTGGCACGTTCTGCCAGGCTGGCAGTTAGTTTATACCGTTCTCGGACCAAGGCTTTGAGACTGAGTACAATTCTAAAGAATTCGCTTTGTACTCGAGTGATGTTGTTTGCTGCAAATACATCGCCGGTTTCTTCTATAACCTTGCCTGCTATACCATTGCCGCCGCCGGCTGACACAGCAGCATCATACTTGGCCAGTGCTGGGTCATATGTGAGGGCATATGTTTTTACCGCAAAGTCTATTGCCGCTTTGAGACTAAATCTCATGTCATCATATTGCTGCTGAGATATTACTTGTTGATTCTCTAACACTTTTAATTTTTCACCCTCGGCATTGAGTTGTTTTGTTGTGAGTTCTATGTCATTCTTGGCAGCTTCCAGTGCGGCCAATAGGTCGGCACGTTGCGTGGCTCCGCCCAACACTGGCGGATAGCTAACATAGCTGGGTTCAGGTATCTTGTCATTGCCCAGTACTCTTGTGGTAGCCGCAGTGAGTGTTTCTCGATTGGTGGTATTTTCGGCCGGAACAGGTGTTACTTGTGCCTTGAACACTTCGGGCACTTTTTGTTCAGTATATCTTACCGCATATGCAGTTGTATTAGCCACATCTGTATTAGAAACTCCGGGTGCGATTGCAGCCGCTGCGGTTGCGGCCGACGCTGGCACCCCGGCCGCAGCTGGCGCTCCTTTGAGCCAAGCTACAGCATTGGAAACACTTTTAGCAGCTAAGACAACAACAGCACCCAATGCAGGAGCACTAAGAGCTCCGGTTGGAACACCAAGAGTTGATAAACCGGCCAGTCCTTTGACCATTAGATCTTGCTGTATTTTTGCCTGGGCAGGCGCACTGGCCAGCAAATCTGCTCCACTTTTGATCCCCAGTTTACCGGTGAATGAAGATGCACTCTTGAACAGATCATTTAATGATGCACCTTTTACGGCGGCTAACAAAGAAGTTCCGGGTTTAAACACACCAGCTTTTTCCAACTGAGATGCATCGAACCCAAATGACCCTGCTCCTTTCAAGTTACTCAGTTTGTCTGTTGCTTGCCCCACTAGATTTTTCGCCGATGCCATGATTCCAGTCACATCCGGCACACTGAGTTTACCAATTGCGCCCAATGCTGGAATCTGTTTGGCAAAATCAGCTGTATTGATAGTTGCACCGCCAGGTACACCACTAATGGCCTTATTGAGTGTGCCGATAGCAGTGGTAGCAAATGATCCAATGGTACCGGCTGCGCCGGACAATGACCCCTGGAGATTTGATACTGCCGGGCCTATCGCTCCTGTCAGTCCTGGAACACCTGCAGAAAGACTGCCACTCAATGCACCACCTATGCCGGCTAGACTTTTTGATGCACTGCCTACAAGGCCGGCTGCGCCGGGTATGCCTGCGCCTAAAGAACCTGTGACCCCACTCAATGCTTGCCCTATTTGAGCTTGAGCACTTTGTAATCCAGCCTGGGCTTGTGTGGATGCACTCAGCACATCTCCCGGCTTGAGACCGATCAATGATCCTGTGGCAGCTTGCTTGTCAAAGATGGCCTTGGCTTGATCAAAGTTAAGGCCCGGCGGCCCTTTGATTTCAAACGGCTGACCATTGGGTAAGGTAAATGTAAATCCGGCCATGTTATTTCGCTATGATTTCTACGCCGGCGGGCACCGGCTCTGCACCCGGTGGCGGTGTGGGTTTTCCTTTTTCAAAGTTGAACGTAGGAACATCCACACCTTTGTTGTGATATGGATATGGTTCATGCGTGACTATCCTGCTGCAAATACTGTTCAAATCATCGGGTGCAGCCACCCAACCGTTGCTGGTGCTGAATTGTATGTCTGAAAAAAGAGTTTTGGTCACCGGGTTGGGTGTGGCAACACGGCCGGCAGCTGGTCCATTGATATCAACCTGCTCCGCAGTGACTATTAATTCACTGCCACTACCCCAGCTGCCGGACGCACTGTTGATAGTGAGGGCACCGTCAGCTTTGACTCCAATGGTGGCTTTGCTGTACATGGTTATGTCTTGTTGCGCATTGAGTACCATGTTGCCTGCACTTTCTAACTGCATGCGATTAGTACTTTTGATCTGTACGTTTCTACCGGCAAACATGTTGATGTCTCTGTCCGCGTGGAAATTTATATCCCCTGCGGTACGCATGTTGATAGAGTTGGTAGAATATATATCTACTGTGCCTTCTGCTCCAAACTCCAACCAGGTTTGCCCATTGGCATGAACAATATAGAAAAAGTTTCCGCTATCATTCATGGTAATCTGATGACCTTTGCTGGTTCTTAGTCGGAATAGTTGATTGTTATCTTCAAGGTCACCATCATCCATTACCAAAGTATGACCGCCCACCCGCCCTAACACCTCTGCCTGCCCTGGTTTAATAGTTCCGTCGTTTATTTGCTTTCGAATGTTTTTGGGTTTCATACCACCCTGATAGATAGGACCGCCCGGAGTACTCACTCCAAACACAGCACTGGGTGTTTCACGTTGACTGGAACTTCTGATGGGTCCGCGCTCAGGATCGTTTATAAGCCCTTGCTGGAACATGATGCCTGCCACATAACTATGTACAGGTTTAGGTTGATTGAAGAATGCCGGATTATTAAAAATTTCTGAGTTATTGGTATTGATTTCCGATACTGGCAATAACGGAACTGCATTAAAATATTGTTTTTGGTTTTCGTTATTGTCATCAATGATATATTGTGAACTGGACCCAATGGCCGGCAACATGCCGCCTAGCCCTTGTTCAGGCACAGTACCAATGTAGTATCCTTGATCTCGTTGACCGTTCACAAATACACACAGCACAGTCACACCCACATCCGGCGGAGTAAACCACATGCCATAGCTGTTTTGATTTCCTGGGTAGCTGCCGAGTGAGTCGGTAGACCCACCAGCAGGAGGTGGAGGGGTAGACCCACCAAATTGTTGCATGTAGCTGACCGTGGTCCAATTCTGAGGATCGTCCTCGGGCGAAGTTGCGGCAACCACATTGGTTCCGGGATTCCCGGAAACAAACGCGTCAATGTATACCTGCAGTCTACCAGATCTAGTAGGATCCACAGTAGATTTGATCACTCCAGTGAATGGACCAAATTCTGCCGGGTATCCACCACGATCAAATCTATAACTGGGGTCTTTTTTATTGCGCTGAATATTATTTGCCATTATGGATCTCTACGTGTTAGATAAGGTGGTATATTTACTGCGGAAGCCTGCAATGCATCAATTGATGTTCGGCCTGCACCGGGCACCAGTACCGGAGGTGAATTCAGTACTGCCCCAAATCCGTATCCGCCCACTGTTTGTCCATTGCTGGTCACTGCTGTGGGAGGCAATGACGGTACCACATTTTGCACTTCAGTTATTGGGCCCCGAGCGTTATCTATCGCGGCATATTGTTCTGCTGTGGTAGCTGGTACATTTGAACCGGCAACTGCTGCCGGCTGGGCCGGGGCCGGTGTGGTGCCTGTGCTGAGTGCTGCTGCCGATACCACTGATGCTGCTGCTGTATTAGTATTGGTTGCAAATCTGTTTGACGCCGATGCTGTTGCAGGTTGAGTTCGCTCGCTTGGAGACTCACCAATGGCCACTCGACTACTATCTGCAGCTGAGTATTGGGCTGCTGTGGTGATCTGCTTTGGTTTGTTGAACAGGCATATCAATCCTTCAATGGTCTGTTCAAATTGTCCGTTACGGAATTCATGCACTACCTTTGTTGCCTGATAGATATTACTTTGCAATGGTTCTCGTTCGCCATATTTTTGGAATGTTTTGGCATACGGATCAGCCAGGCCGGTGGAGATATCATAGTCCTCGGGACGTTGCCATGCAATCTCGTATAATGCTTGTACGGTATCAAAAGAAATAGTGCCGTCGGGCAAAAATCCCAGATCAGCTTCTTGTTTGAATCCATTGATCCCGATAGGGCTAACCAAACTACCTTGCTGTATCCAGGCAGGATCGCCGATTATTCGGATCTTAGAGCTGCCTAGCATTTCGGGCGAGTAAAGATATTCGGCAGCATTCGCGCTGCCTTCGTTGACATTGTTGGACCCAAGGCCCACAGGTTGTGTGCTTCGAGGTGCATATCCTGTTTTTAAAAGGTAAACTTCATCTCGATAAAGATCATTTTTGCTGGCAGATAGTATCCTCGTCTGTGCATCCAAGGCCGATGTGTCGCCGGCACCATTGACTGTCATTTGGTACATGCTGTCAAATCTTGCCGAGAAATCAAGTATGGCTTTGTTTTCTCCGGTGAACCAATATTTGTATTCTTTGTGTAGCCCCGGAAATGTTTTCAATACAGGAAATCTAGTGCTATGTAAATTTGGTACTGCATACTTGGTTATGGTATATCGCATGTTGTAGGCATAATCGTTTCGGATGGGATCAATGGCGTCGCCAATGGGCCTGGCAGAAAATGTGATCAGATACCAGGTTGGTGGATCAGTGTTATTGCTGCTTGCACCTGTGCCGCCGTCGGAATCATTTTTTGTTATTTGCTTTTGTGTAATGTATCGGCTGTCACGTATGACAAGATCCAGCATTTTGATAATAGGCATTCCGGCAGTTATGGGAATCGTATATCTGGTAATGGAAGCAGGGGTCTTAGAGGAATCCAAACTGCCAGGTGACAGAAATGCAGGTCGACCCATTGGCACAATCTTCTTGTCTTTGAAAGTTTCCAAGGCTCCCAACGAAGCCGATTTAATTTCTTCAGCATTCACAAACACAATGTCGTATGTGTCGGGCTGTTGCCATCCAGATTGCTTTGCTACTCGTTTTGCATTTGCGTTTAGTGCTTCCACTAATCCCCCGGCAGAAGACGTAGGCGCTGCCACAGCAGGTTCGGGTGCGTTTGCTCCGCCGCCACCGGTGCTTTTGAATGGCGTGGTGCTCTGCCCAGGAGAATCTGCCGGAGCGTCAGCAGGTCCTGCTGAAGTGATAGATCTGCCGCCAAAAAATTCACCCACCGTGCCGGCAGTGATCTGAAAATCTGATGAGATAGTTCCACTTTTTGAACTGCCGCCAGTCAGCTGTCCCACTGGTGCACCAGTAAACTCATAGCTGACTAATTTGTTACCCACTGACCAATTGACACCTTTTATCAAAAAAGGAATGTATTTTACCACAACCGCTTTTGAATTCTGAGCGCCGGCTGTGGTTGCAGTATTGCCAGGTGTGACTAGATTGCCGGTTTGATCGTAACCAAAAAAACTTATGACCATGAGATAGTGCGCTGCTGCCCAGTTGGATTTATCACCGGCTGGACGTTGAGCTTTCACAGCATTTTTTAGTCTGTCTAACAGTGTGATACCTGTGGGCTCGGTCACAGTGAATTTTATATCTGTGGCCATGTGCGCGCCTTGGGTCTGTTTGCCGGCCATGAGAGTTTCTATGGTTATGTTGTCTATGTAAAAATCATGATCAAAAAATTTATTACCAGTGCCCGGGGCTTTGCCTCCACTCTGGAACAAGAGTTGGCTGTTGGGAATAATCCTATTGCCATCTTGAAAATTACCATACTGTGCAGGAGTCAATAGATAGACCGACGCCTGATATGTGTAGCTGCTGAATTTGTCCAGTACATTGGGTGTTGGTAATATAATTTTTGGGCCAACACCGGTCACATTAACTCGAACAGCAGGTGTTGCTGCCGTTTCTTCTCTACTAACAGGCTTATTGCCTACGCCATTGACTTCAGTTGTGTATACTGTATTAGGACCATAGACGGGAGCACCAGCCGTGGGTGGAGCAGCTTTGGCAACCACTGTTCCGGTAGTGCCCGGTCCCGGCTCAACAGGGGTCGGAGCCGAGGCGGCAGTAGAACTGGGAGTTGGTTGTGCAGCAGCCACAGCTGGAGCCTCTGCCACTGCGGTTTCTACACCTGCCAGCTGTTCTTTGCTGGCAGCAATCCGCGTTAGTAATTGTTTCTGATATCCCGGAAGAGCGTATTCGGGTTTGGTAAGATCAGCTTCTAAACTGGCTATGTATTTGTTAAGAAACGCAATTTCATCCTGCTTGTTCCTGATAAGTCCATTACTATTAACAGTAGCCATATGTTAGAATCCCAGTGCTGTTTTCAATGTGCCGAGTTTGGGCAGATAGATAAAAGTGTTTGCTACAAAATCAAATGGTGGTTTGGTCAGGGTGTTAGGATTGCGTTGATAGAACACCCACCACAGACTCGGAGTCCCATACAGATCATAGGCCAACAAGTCAGGACGATATTGATATGTGAGATTTATCGTAAATGTAAGATCATCATTCTCTACCGGGATAGGTCGGTTGACCATCTTGTCAAGATAGAACTGAGTGAATGGTGTGTTGTAGTATGGACTGGTTGTGTCGTAGGTGGCCATTACCAGAATCCTCCGCGTATTAGGTTACCATTGGCGAAATCAGCCAGGCTGAATAGTTTGCTGACTTGTTCTCTGGTTTGCATAGGCATGAGAGTCAGACTTATCTCTATCTTGGTGGGAACGTATGTGGCTGCTGCTGTGTTGTTTACTGAATTAGTTACAGGCTGTGGACTGGGTTTGTTTGGGGTAGCGCCCGGAAACAATCCGGACAATCCCAATCTACTGGCTATTCCCACCAGCGGGTTGGATGGTGGCGCTGCATAAGATGGCCGGCGGCTCAACAAATCAGTGCCAAAATTGTTGGGATTGTTGGCTCGTATGTAATCTACATCTGCAGGCAACGAATAGTCGAATGATGTGACCACCGCAGGATGATTGTTGAATTGATATTCGCCTAATCCATTGAGATACACCAATGGAGGTGGTGCGCCGCGTTGTTTGTCTTGGCCATAGAACATCTTGGTAACTGATCTGAAAAAATGTATCACAGCCAACATGTATGCTGCTTCACTGGTATCTTGTGCAGTGAATGTACCACGTATGCTGATGTCATCCACGCTGCTGTTCTGATAGAATGCGCCTCGATAATTTGAATGCACCAGTTCATAGCTGTTGTATTTGGCTCTATAACTCATCTGCACCTGAGGAGTGTAGGGAAATATCACTCCGTTGGTTCCTCTTAGAGGTTCTAGTATGCCGGCACCCGGAGAACCAACCCCGCCGGCACCGCCAACTTTGTTAGAGTTATTAGGAGATTTAGGAGGAACCTTGTAAAGATAATCGGCGCCTTCTGCAAGACTGATACGGAATCGCCACTCAATATTGCCCGGTTGCTTGTACGTGGATTGTATTGCAGCCTGCTGATTGGCATTGTTCAGACGAGCTGTTTCGGCGTTGCTCTGATTCTCTGCATTGCGTGCTGTGTTTGCAGCCACCTGCTGGTCTATACCTGCAAATTCATCTGCTGGGCGTGGCGCAAAAGTTTCAACATAATTGTTGGGATCTGCATTTCCGGCTGCGGCCAATCTGGCAGTTTCTGCGGCACTTTCATTGGGCGGAGTAGGCGCTGTTGCCAATGCTTGTTGGGCAGTGGCAGGATCAAGTGTCTGGGTGGGTACCAGTTGTGGTGCAGGAGCGGTGTTGGCTGGTCCCACATCCTGTGGTCGTATGCCCCCTGGTATGTTTGTGTCAGTCACCGGCGGTGCTTGGTCGTACCCAGGTCGTGATGCACTGATTGCCGCATCACGTGCAGCATCAGAAGTGGTCACTATCACTGGATTAGGGATAGACGAAGATACCCTTGGGTCTGTAGGAGAAAATTGAGTAGGACTGGGTGCTGCCTCGGCGGCCAGTGTGGGGCGAGGCACTGCTTGTACTTGCTCAAATGGAGCAAATGGACTGGTAGCAGTAAGGTCCAGTCCAGTTACCGGTCTTGGTGCAATCTCTACAGTTGGCAGTGCAGACAGTGGCGGCAATGCACTAGTGGCTAATGCTGCCATCTGTGTGGGTAGTCCGGATACTGTTTGTGCAAAATCCACAGCCTGGAATGTGGCCTGTGCAGTTGCTGGCACAGCATTGGCTCCGGGTATCAATGAACCAAGATTGCCGTTGTTGCCCAGTGCAAAATCTTTTGTGGCAGCTATGCCGGATTGTACGGCTGCATTGGCCGTGTTTAGGCCAGTTTGTATCAGCTTGTTAAATAGTCCTGCTTGATTGGGATCGTATGCCATTTTTGTTCCTGTATCTTATTTAGCAGGTGGAAAAACGGCATAGTTTATATAAAGGTTGACAACATCACACAGTGTGTTACAATAAATATATATCAGGAGAATTCATGTCTTTATTACCAAAGTCAGCCCCCCGTGTGAACTATCTCAACAACAGAGATATCTTAAAAGAAATACATCTAAGCAAAAACAACTACTGCTGGTATCAAGACCGTGGGGCGGATCATCAATTTGATATCATCTTGCCCAGTCTTGACAAAATAAATCAACGCACCATTGCCGAAGCACGCCGAAACCGTGCAGATCGCATCAAAAGAGAAACTGGTGAGATTGTTGATCCCAAGAAAATCCCCAACACAGATATTGTTTTTCGTATCACCGTGTGGGACCATGTGCCTATGGCTCCGAAGAAAATAACCAAAGCAGAAGCCAAAGCTAAACGCAAACGCCTGGAAGACATACTAGATCTAGACGATGCTGTGGAAGAAGATGATCCTTTGGCCGAGTTGTTAGATGTACCAGTGTTGAGTTTGAATCACGTGAGATTGAATTTTCCACCGTTTGAACACTACCGTATAGATGAAGAAAAAGCACCGTTTATCGTAGGACGCAGTCATTGGAAGGGCAGTCTCGATGATGGCGAATTTTCAAAGGATCATGGAGAGATGACACGCAAGTTGGCCACCATGTTCATGAAGTTGTGCGAACGCTATGCCACTAGATCAAACTGGCGTGGATACACCTACAATGAAGAGATGCGTGGGCAAGCCTTGTTACAGTTGAGCCAGATTGGATTGCAGTTTGACGAGTCAAAATCGCAGAATCCGTTTGCGTATTACACTGCTGCTATCACCAACAGTTTTACCCGTATCTTGAACATTGAGAAGAAGATGCAAAACATCCGTGATGACATCCTTGAGATGAACGGACTCAATCCGTCATGGACTCGACAGAATTCAGGCAAGGCAGGTATGGCTGCCATGAGCGGTCCGGTTGTAAGCACCTTGGACGAATGACCGTTCCAATATTGTTCAATGGCGGAGCATATGGCACTTATGTAGAATGGTGTTTGACCAGTCTATCAACATCTGACCAATTATCATCTCCATTTAGAGCCAATGGTGCTAGTCATAATTTCGATGGTAACCATCTGCTGAATATGCAAGGTTGGCGACAATATCTAAGTGGCTCCGATCATAGTAAATTTGTAAGATTGCATCCCAAGACCGATAAGAATCATTCACTAAAAAATCATCTCGACGAGATTTTACAATCAGTTGACCAGGTAATTTTTCTATACCCTGATACTGATTCGGTGTTGCTTAATTTAAACAATTGGATAGATAAGGTGTGGTACAACCGGTGGATTGATTTTATTGGTAGTGAGGTGGATTATAAAAAAATATACAAGAATTGGCCAATTGCTCCCGATACCGCAATAAAGGACATTGATGTGTGGATATATCGAGAATTCTTAAGCATGTATCTTGTTCCATCATGGCAATCTCAAGTAGAATGGTATTTTCCTGATAAATGGCAATCTCCAAGATGTAGGTATATTTTTGTCAAGGATTTACTACATGATTTTGAGAATACCATCACGGCTATTGCAGATTTTTTGAAATTAGATGTTCAACGACCTATCAGTGCATTGTTGCCATATCATGAACAAAATATCAAATTACAAAAACACATCGATCAGGATAAAATTTGCAATTATATCATTGACTCAATACTAAATGGTGACTTTATAACCTGGAATGCTTTACCTATTGTTAGCGAAGCATGGATACAATGGAGACTAAGAGAATTAGGATATGAAATCCGATGTCATGGGCTTGACACATTCCCTACAACTAGTGTACAATTGAAAGAACTACTTTATACACCATGACCAATCTATTCCGCAAAGCCGCAATCTTCACGGACATCCACTTTGGACTTAAATCCAACAGCACCACTCACAATGAAGACTGCTTAAACTTTGTGAAGTGGGCCACTGCCAAGGCACGAGAGGAAGGTTGTGAAACCTGCATGTTCCTAGGCGACTGGCACAACAACAGAGCCAGTCTCAACATTGTCACCTTGAACTACAGCCTCAGGGCTCTAGAGCACATGAATGCAAATTTTGAACATGTTTACTTTATTCCAGGCAATCACGACCTATACTATCGTGACAAGCGTGATATCCAAAGTGTAGAGTGGGCACGACATTTGCCCAATGTGGAGATCTGTAACGATTGGTTCAGCAGTGGCGATGTTGTGATTGCTCCTTGGCTGTGTGGTGATGATCACAAACGCATACCCAAGCTAAAAGGCAAGTATATGTTTGGGCATTTTGAACTGCCCGGTTATTTGATGAATGCTATGGTAGAGATGCCGGATCACGGTGAGGTTCGCAGAGAAGACTTCAACAATTTTGAACATGTGTTTACTGGTCACTTCCACAAACGACAAACCAAAAAGAACATTACATACATTGGCAACGCATTTCCCCACAACTACGCAGATGCCGGCGACGATGCTCGCGGTCTTACCATCTTGGAGTGGGGGCAGGATCCTGTGTATCATGCGTGGCCCGATCAACCCAGATATCGTGTGTTAGGTCTTGCCAACATCATCGACAATGCAGCCGCATTACTTGCACCTCGCATGCATGTTCGTGTGAACTTGGACATCGAGATTTCATACGAAGAAGCCAACTTCATCAAAGAAACCTACATCAAAGACTACAGTCTCAGAGAGATGGCCCTGATACCCAACAAGAATAGTTCTGTGGACACAGACATGGCGCCTGGTGAGATCAAGTTTGAATCAGTAGATCAAATTGTGACAGATCAGATCACCAATATTGAATCGGAGTTTTACGATAACCGACTACTGTTGAAAATTTACCAGAATCTATGAGCACTCTCACAGTTGATCAGTTGAAACATGACCTATCTAAAAAATATTTAATAAAATGTTTTGTTGATCTGGCAGATCTCACCAAAGGCCCATCACAGGCCTATAAAATTTTACAACAGCATCATCAGCAAGAATTTTCTCTCAACGATCGATTGGTATTTTATACCAAACACGATGTATCTGATCAATTGCTGGAACATTTATATCAAGCCGCAACATTGATAGATGTATCCAATTTTTTCGTATTGTTATGCGTTCCAGTTGATCTCACATTCAAACTTGATGCCATTGCTTTTGAAAATTCTGGAGATAATGTTTCATTCCAATCGATACAAGTGAATATAACCGATACCAAACCCATGTCTAGCGGTTTTGTATTGCCGGCAACTTTATGCCCCATGCCTTGGTCTCATATGATGATCGATCAGTCCGGAGACGCCAAGCCATGTTGTGTTTACCAAGATCCAGTTGGCAATGCTGTTGGGAACTCAATAGATCAATTGTTTCATAATCAGGGGTACAACCAACTTAGACAAAATTTGTTATCTGGAAAAAAAGTATCAGGATGTGATCATTGTTGGAATCTCGAGGAACACGGACTAACCAGCAACCGTACAATGCACATGCGATTGTTGAAGAAAGATCTGTTGACCAAGTATCTGGATGATCCCAAAATTACCAGTTTAGATATTGCTCCGGGCAACACATGCAATTTTAAATGTCGTATATGCACTCCAAAGGCCAGTTCATTGTTTGCACAAGAAGTACAATCAATCAGTGGAATTTTACCCATAAGATCGTTTAACTGGGCCGAGTCAGACAACAAAATCATGCAAGAGATATCTGATCTGCTGCCTTCATTGACTAATATTGATATGTATGGCGGAGAACCGTTTTTAATCAAACCTCTACACCAACTGGTGTCACAGGCAGTGGAACAAGAACATGCAAAACATATAAGATTACATTACAATAGCAATGGCTCCGTCTATCCTGATCATCTCATCAAACATTGGCAACATTTTGCTCATGTAGATATACATTTTAGCATCGACAACGTAGGAGCACGGTTTGATCTCGAACGCGGGGGTTCATGGCAGCAGGTAACATCAAACATTCGTAAATTGGTAGATCTCTCTTTATCAAATCTAAAAATTAGTATAATGCCAACTATCAGTATCATGAATATTTTTTATCTTGATGAACTATTAATCTGGGCAGACAAATTAGGATTACCTGTTAATGTTAACTATCTTGATTCGCCTAAAGAATTCAGTATCAAGAATCTCACTCCACTTGCTAAAAAATTGATACTTGAAAAATTTCAAGATCATCCTTGGCCCGAGATGAGCAGCATTTTAACTACTATAAAGTCATTTCCTGGTTCAGATGGAGTTGGGTTTGTGTCTCTCAGTAGACACTTTGATCGCATACGAGGACAAAATTTTTCAAGCACTCATGCCGAAATAGCACATGCCATGGGTATGTAGGTTTACATCTACAGGTAATATTGTTATAATGTCAAACACTTATGATACATCTTCGTGACCTCACAGTAAAAAACTTCATGAGCGTAGGCAATACCACGCAGGCCATTGACTTTGATCGATCGGACCTTACCTTGGTGCTGGGCGAAAACTTGGACATGGGAGGCGATGGATCTCGCAATGGCACAGGCAAGACCACAATCATCAATGCACTAAGCTATGCATTGTATGGCCAAGCATTATCAAACATTCGTAAAGACAATCTAGTAAACAAGACCAATGCCAAGCACATGCTTGTGAGCCTGGACTTCTCTGTGGGCGGGCAGAACTATCGAATTGAGCGCGGTCGCAAACCCAATGTTCTCAAGTTCTATGTAAACGACGAGCATCAAGCAGCACAGGACGAAGCACAAGGTGATTCAAGAGAAACACAAGAAGCTATCGAGCGTGTGTTGGGCATGAGCCATGACATGTTCCAGCATATTGTAGCACTGAACACTTACACACCGCCTTTCTTGAGTCTCAAGGCCAATGAACAGCGCACAATCATTGAACAACTGCTGGGTATCACGCTGCTGAGTGAGCGTGCCGATCGTATCAAAGAACTCAACAGACAAACCAAAGATTCTATCCAAGCAGAAGAACTGCGTATCCGTGCGGTGCAAGAAGCCAACAAACGCATCGAAGAACAGATTGTCAGTTTAGAGAAACGCAGAACCTTGTGGCTACGCAAACAAACAGAAGATACTGAAGGTCTAGCACAAGGTATTGCTGACCTTGAACACATCGATATTGCAGCGGAGGTACAAGCACACAGAGATCTCGACGCATACCATGCTCGTAAAAAATCCATAGACGAAGCCAATCGTTGGATACGGCAGATTGATGCCGACGATACCAAACTGCTGAAGCAAATGGCTCAGATTGAAAAAGATCTCACGCAGATTGCCAGCCACAAGTGTTTTGCCTGCGGCACAGACATACACGACAACAGTCTTGACACTGTGAAAGCACAGCGTGAAAAGACTCTGCTAGAAATCTCATTGCAAGTGCTGACCAACGACACGCAACGATCCGAACATCAAGATCGATTGCGAGAACTTGGCGAACTAGGGCAAGCACCCCGGGTGTTCTATGACAGCCTCGAACAGGCACTGAATCACAAGAACACTGTGGATACCCTAAACAAGGATCTTGTCACACGATCCGCAGAGACTGATCCTTACAGCGAACAGATCGCAGACATGCAGAATCAAGCCCTGCAAGTAGTTTCGTATGACACGCTAAACGAATACACTAGATTACAAGAGCATCAAGAGTTTTTGCTCAAACTGCTCACCAGCAAAGACAGTTTTGTGCGTAAGAAGATCATTGATCAAAACTTGAGTTATCTCAACAGCAGACTCACACACTATCTTGATCGTATCGGATTACCACATACTGTGAAGTTCCAGAACGATCTTACAGTGAGCATTGAAGAACTAGGTCGTGAATTGGACTTTGACAACTTGAGCCGAGGTGAGCGTAACCGATTGATCCTCAGCATGAGTTGGGCGTTCCGCGATGTGTGGGAGAGTTTGTATGAACCCATCAACATCTTGTTCATTGACGAGATGATTGACTCCGGCTTGGACACCCAAGGCGTAGAGAATGCCCTGGCCCTGTTAAAGAAGATGAGTCGCGAACGACACAAGAGCATTTGGCTTGTGAGTCATAGAGACGAACTGACCAGCAGGGTAGAGAACATTCTCAAGGTGATAAAAGAGAATGGCTTCACTTCATATTCAACGGATGCAGAAATTGCTTGATCGAGCAACACAGTTAAGTTGGGCAATTGCTGCCTGTGAACAAACAGATTTTTTTTCCACTAGAAATCAAGTCAGATTTGTGTTGCAAGGGTCACGAGCTGTAGAACCACCAGAATTTTGTGATTACATTAGAGAGATATTTTCCCAGGATCTACTACAAGACGGATTGAATCGTCCGCAAAATCTCAATGATTTTGTTCACAGCATGCCCAAATGGATCTCTCAAAATTCTGTGAACAAAATCACTGGATTAGATCAATATCAGGCTGATTTCAGCAGCGGCACTACTCAGAGTTTTGATAGTTTTTATTATCGATATAGATCAAGACGCATGCGATGCTTCGTGGGCGAATACTTTTATCATCTAAAAACTTGGATCAGTAATAATACCCCATGGAGTATGATATCCGAGGCTGACCCGTTAACAGCCGGGGACGCACTGGTAGTGAGTTTACCTTTTTGTGATACCGGTACGCAATTAGAAAATTTTGATCAGGTATTAGAGAAATGCAATCAACTGGGCATACCGGTGTTGGTTGATTGTTGCTACTATTTTATCAGTCGCGGCGTCAGCGCAGATCTCAGTGCAGACTGCATTGACACAGTGACTTTCAGTCTTAGCAAAGCGTTTACTGTGGCAAGACTGCGTATCGGTGTGAGATTTACTAAACCAAATATTTTTGATGGGCAAAAGCTGCATCACTCTACTCACTACAATAACAGCCTAAGTGCCTGGGTGGGGTTAAAAATCATACAAAAATTTTCCAGTGACTACATTGCAAAACTATATCAGGAAAAACAACAGCAAGTATGCGGATATCTTGGTCTGACTCCCAGTCAATCTGTTATATTTGCCATTGGCGATGCAGACTGGAGCCAGTACAATCGCAGTGGTCTATTGCATACGTACCAGCTGGATCTTGATGCTGGTCAATTCCAAAACAGAATTTGTTTGTCTGCAATATATAATCACTGGGACTTGTTCAGTCACTTACAAAATGAAACTACATCTTGAATTTATCAACATCATAGATCAGCCACGATGCAAAATTTCTATCAATCATGAAGAATTGTATTCCGGCACGGTGCTCGAAGTATATGATTTTGATGTTCCGTCCACCCAGGGTGCAGTATCCATAGTGATCACACATTGGGATAAGCAACCACATGACACAGTGGTTGAAAATAATCAAATTGTACGTGATAGAAGTTTTGAACTTGCCCGACTGACAGTAGATGGATATGATCTTGAAGAACTAATATGGCATAGCGAGTTTCGTGCAGTTGATGGTGCTGTGTATCCTAGCTGTTTGTTTTTTGGCCCCAATGGGGATTTTGTGTTGGATCTTACTATGCCAGTGTTGACATGGATATTGCACACTCGCCATACCAAAAACAACAATGACCCACACTGGCAAGAAGATTATAATTATTACATCACAGCATGTCAACTACTACAGCAGATATCAATCAAATAAAACAGATAGCCTGGGTACTGTCTTTGGCCGGTGCTACCAATCAGCTGGATGTGCCTGGTGAGTATATTTGGGCATACCCCCTCAGCAGTGGTTTTGAACATGTGAGGCTGCGAACTCACGGCATATTCAGCAGCGGCAACAGCATTAAAGATCCTGAGGTGATGGAGTTTGTGCAGAATCAGAACATTAACCGGCATCTTGTAAATCCCTGGGTAGTGCAAGAGTTTGAACAACAATTTAAATCTTGGATCTCCAGAGGCACACGATATCGCTTACACAATTTTGATTTGTTTCGATACACGGGATTCAGTGCCGGGTCACAAGAAAGTTTTATCAACTTCTATCTTGTGAACAAAGACCGCAGGTTTCGTATTTTCAAAGGCGACTACTGGTGGCATATCGACATCTGGAACAGTGTGGGCATATCATGGGCGTTTATCGAAGATGACGACTTAAAACCCAACGATATATGTATTTGTAGTTACCCGTTTGCACTTACCGGAGACAAACATCAAAATTTTGATTGGTTGGTTGATGAGTGCAATCGCATAGGAATCAAGCTGTTGGTAGATTTTATCTATCTGCCTAACAGCAATAATGCTGTGGATATTGATCTCAGTGCCGAGTGCATAGAGCAAATTACTTTTAGTTTAAGCAAGACTTTTCCTGTTCAATGCGCTAAAATAGCTGTGCGTATGTGCAAGAACAAACCTAGTGATCCATTGCAAATCAGCAACGATGAGAATATATGCAATCGCCTAGGAGCCGGCTTGGCACTAGATATTATCAATACATTTCCTGTTGATTATAATGTGACCAAGTATCAGGATCAACAACAATATTGGTGCAACAAGTTAGGTCTCATTGCCACCAAGGTTGTGCATTTTGGGCGCGGAGATGATTACACCAGCATTGGCCGTGCTGATAACCATACCTGGATCAGTGCATACAATCAGCAGAAAAATAGATATAATTTAGGCATGCTATTTGAAAATCAAGATCTACTAAAAAAATTACAACTATATTAGCAACATGAATATAACTATACCAGTGCTGCAACGTCGTGACATCAAAGAATTACATCTAGAACCCACAGATGTGTGTCAGGCTGCATGTGCGTTGTGTTCTCGAGAACTAGATCCCAACTTTGATAAAAATTTTCAACATCATCTGACCATTGACCAAATAATTCAACATTTTGATAACACACATATTGCCAAGCTACACAAGATGTACATGTGCGGCTTGTATGGAGACCCGGCGGCCGGCAAACATACTCTGGACATATATCAATACTTTCGATCTATCAACCCAGAAATCACGCTGGGTATGAATACAAACGGAGCATTACAATCTGCTAGATGGTGGAATACTCTGGGAACGATACTGAACAGGCAACGGGATTATGTGGTATTCAGTATTGATGGCTTAGAAAATACCAATGCAATATATCGAAAAAATGTAAATTGGACCAAACTCATGACCAATGCTGAAACTTATATCAATGCAGGCGGACGAGCACACTGGGATATGTTAGTATATCAACACAATGAACACCAGGTGCATCAGTGTGAACAACTAGCCCGTGACATGGGATTTTTTTGGTTTCGTGCCAAAATCAGCAATAGGCCATTGATCGATAATTTAAAACGTGCAACAACCTGGACCATACCTGAACCAAAAACAGGACCAATTGATTGTTTTGCATTGTCTGAACAAAGCGCATATATCGATGCGCAAGGCAGATTGAGTCCTTGCTGTATTCTTGGAGATAGACAAAAAGATTTTATAGGATTTGACAATGATTTTGAGGACATTCAAAAATCATGGAATACATCAGAATGTAACACAATATGCAAGAGCAGTTGCTCTAGCGACAATATTACTACTACCTCAAAAAATCAATGGCAATATATAGCAGAACTTAAACAATAAAATCATTACGCAACACAATTAGGCATAACTACATGACTCAAGTAACAAAACTGCAATATGACATGGCTATATCAAAACACCCCTGTGGAGACTTTGCCCGACTCATGTGTGGGATTTGTTTACTTGATCACAAATAATCTCACTGGACGCAAATACATAGGCAAAAAACTGGCAAAGTTTTCAAAAACCACATACAAAACGGTCAAACAAAAGAACGGCATCAAAAAGAAAAAACGCATACGAAGCAAAATTGATTCAGATTGGCAACAATATTATGGATCCAGCGCAGAACTATCCGCAGACATTGAAAAACTAGGCACCGACAATTTCACCAGAGAAATACTTTACTACTGTGCAAGCAAGAGTGAATGCTCATACATTGAGGCACGCGAGCAGTTCAGTAGACAGGTATTGGAATCAGCAGATTATTACAATGGCCATATACAGGTAAGGGTACATGGCCGCCAAATCCTAAACAAAATTTAATCACGACTCTGTGTTGAGTGATATGACTCAACCCCATTGAGGAACGGTGCGATACCCGGTCCGGACTTGGGCGTCAAAGGCAATTGCTAACTTAAGGCAACAAATGGTTTGGGCTCTGTGAAGAAGATACACCCCATGCTTGTAGGACTTGGATCTTGATCGGGTCACTAGGGTTCCGTTGATATGTGAAGCTTGAGTAGGGGGTACCGGTCAACCGCCTCCGCGTGGGAAACCACAATCTCATTAACCAAGATGACTGCTGTCACTCAGATGATGCTTATTCACCGTGCATACGGTGAATTATGACCACAGTATCTAGATGATACTAAGTCAAGAAACAAAAAACACATTGATGAGCGATAGCGATATCAATAGAACTTCGCTAGCGAAGTTCTTCATATGTATGCACAAGCGTATGAATGTTTGGCTCAAGCAATCGATGTAGATCTATTGTGTTCCTTGGAAACTTTTCTAGTTGCCACGTTCTTAGATTGAGATTATGTTTGTAGATCAGAGCATGTTGTATTATGACTTCTTGATCAAATGACAGTTCTGGTAGTTCTTTATACCATCCATTTACTATACATTTTATTGTATCATCAAACCCGTCTCCAAATTTCATCAATGCCAATGGCTTCTGCGCCCATTCGTGATATATAGGAATCCATTGACCCAATCTATCCGGAACAATGGGCATATCTAAGTACATCATGATCTGATGAAATAATTCTATCCCACGATGCCATAGGTCGCTGACGCTGGCTCTGAAGTGTGGTTTTGAAAAATTACATTTATCTGCGACTTCATTAGTATGCATATCAAGTAATCTTACATCCAGTGCTTGCCGTTCTCTAACATCCCAAATATTTTCTAATCCAAGATTTTTCCATTTATCTATTGAGTTTTTATGAAAACTTTTTTTTCTATAGTCTATTTCAGCTTGTTCGTCTTCAGGTACATTGTATTTTATCCGTTGATGGCCAAATAATTTATACCAGTTGACAGATTTGTTATCATGTATAAAAATTATCTTGGCATTGTTATTGATACAACAATCAAATATCCTAGCGTAGTTTTCCGTATGCCATTTTTGCTCTATTTCTGAAAAATCTTTCTCATCGGCTTGTTCAAAATTGATTTTTAGTTTCTTACGAACATGTGATGTTTCTGCAGAAAATGGGTACATGCTATACAACCCATCATCGGGCATGTTTTTTGCCTGTTGCAACATCGTAGTTACATTTTCTATTCCGCCAGGGTGATTTCTATCATGGCCGTGTGCATTGCAATCTGTGAGAGGATTCAATACCAACGGAATCCATTGTTGTTGTGCAAACGAGTAATACTGTTTTTTTCCTGCTAGAAAATGTATGCTCCAATCAATAAAAGTACAACCTACACTATCTGCGCTGAGAGAACATACAATTTTTTTCATAGATCATCCAAGTCATTATCTGGCCAATCTCTGAACAGCGCATGCTGGATATTGCCCGACACAAACTGATTGAAGCTGCGATGTTTATCTTCAAGTTCGCCTTTGAGTGGTGCCACTCGCTTGAATGCACGATCTATCTGAGCCATGTTACGAAACTCCATGATTATCATCCACTCTGGCATGTCCGGTATGCTGCGAAAGCCCATCTTGCACCTGGTGATACGATAGGTGACCATGCGGTCTTCACTGATCAGATGATCAAAAAAACTTTTCATTCCATTCACCCAGTCAAGGTCTGAAATGTCACCTTGTTTGTCTGCCCAAATTGTGTATAAATCCATGTGTTACTCCAGTGGTCCTAGTATTTCAAATCCGTCAATTTCTGACTTGTATAAGTGTGCTTGTTCTAGGTACAAGTATTCAAATCCGCGAGCTTTGTAGATAGCACACTCTGTTTTCATGGTTTCTATGCCCATGCGTAGTTTTGGTTTATGATAGGTCCAGGCAAACTGGTCGCATTGTGCATTGTGCTGATCAAATCTGCGTATCAGACTCCATGCTACTAATTTTCCAGAATCGTAGTATCCAATCAAGTCAGCCATGGGATCAAGATATCTGCTATGGAACACAGGCATCACACTTGCAAAATGTTTGTAGATGCAATAAGTTCTGTAGATGTTATCAAGCCTGGCCAACATATCTGGCTCTCGACTGGTTATAAACTGCCACTCAACTGTGGGTTTGTAGTCGGTCCGGGCAAGATCAATCCTGGCAAATTGATATGTCATCTTGGATCTTGCCTGTGTTCAAACAAACCTGTGAGATAGTCTTCAGGCCAAGCATGATAGAATCCTTTGTGGGCCAGTTGTAGTGCTCGTTGATCCAGCTCACTGAGGCTCTGTACCAGACTCAATGCATACCGGCCCTGATTCATGATCACACCATTCACATCTTCTACTGCATCAGGGTGATCTTCTAACACGATTAAGTCTGCCGCAAGCAAAAAATCTCGATTGGCTGATTTCAATCTAGGTGAGAAATACTCAAGAGTCCATTCTCCTGGATCGTATGCATAGATGATAACTTGATATTGCTGCATACCCAGTGCAGCACGTGATTCAAGATCAAAGTATGGTTCTTTACCTACAAATATGCCCACTGTGCCAGCCAGCCGTGCTTGCCGTGCAAATGGACAGGGTGCCCAGTTGCCCAGGGCCGGGTGCGGAACTTCTACAAAAGTTTGCGACCATGCAAGTATGTCGCGAGTGACAGTTATGATATCCATTAGAAGAAAGGTAATCGGCTGGTTTTGGTTGTTTCAAGATTGTCTTTGATGATGCCACTGACCATTGTGCGTTCTCGGTGGCTGAGACTCAGTACATCATCGTAGGACAATCCGCCGCGCATGTACCAACTCATTTTTAAACTCTGCCGACGTAACTCATCAGCCTCCTGTTCCATATCGTCTACCAGTGTTGAGATTTCTTCGGCGTTGGAATTCAGGAGGCGGGTCCGAAAAAACTTGTCATGTCCAAGGTAACCGATTGTCGATATTCGTGATGGCATTTTCCACAAACAATATCCAATGGTTTTAGTTCGCTGGTCTGTCGTAGATTGATCACATGATCACGTATGATATTGAACAACTTGCGATCGCAATTGCGCAGGAATTCTTGTATGTGCTCAGTTTCGCTCACGATAGCGCCGGGTGTTCGGATGCCGGTAATGCTCCATTTGAGTGCATCTATTGTGAGTTCGGTAATCCTGCGCATGGCATCATTCAATCGTTGGAGTTTTTCATTTTCCGGCAGGTCTGAATCGGTCACACTCCTTATCATACGCTGCTCATCAAATTGTTCTTGATTGCTTTTGTTTTGATTTTGGTAGCTGATGGGTCCAAATGCAATTTCTAGATCACCATAAGTCAATGTGCTTTCAAAATCTGGTGATTTCAACTGATCCAGTATGTTACGCAGATCCAATGCATAATCTTCACTGGTTTCGCAGCCGGGGCAGGTGCTGCTGATTTCTAGTTCATGTCCGTAACTGGCCAAACGAATAGCCACCAGCATGCTGTTGATATCTGTAGTGGGTGCTTGCCACGCATCTTTGATGTTGGGAATACAGCTCTGTATCACAGTGATCACTGCTTGTCCGTTGAACAGGGCATCCGGAGTTCGATAAGTTATTTCGTCGATGGCAGTCATTGGATAAACTGGAAATTCACCGTTGTGGGTCAGTTCAATAGAGCCCGGTGGCCAGTATTTGCCTCCTGTGGGCAATCTGAGATAGATCGCAGGTTGGCGGAAATATTGTTTCAACGGGTTAGCAGATTGGGTCATAAATCACCTATAAATATACACTACTTATAGGTGAAAATTCATGTCTGACATAAATGACGAAGTAAACGCAGTTGCCGAACACCTGCGCCGGCTCAATGTAGAGTTTGATCGTTACGGCAATCTCACTGCTCAGTCAGCAGATGCCATACGCAGAAGAACTGCTGCTGAAGTATACAGAGATCAACAACTAACACAATCGGGCATGAATGCAGCCCAGTCATTGCAGAGCCTGGGCAAAGCTGTGGGATCAGTGGCATCTGCCATGTACGAAGGTCGCCAGGGTGCATCAGCATTCAATCAATCCATTGAAAATATGAACACGGCTGTCAAGCAGGCCGCAATAGCATTGACTCTGTTGACTCCGGGCGGTATCGCTGTAAAAGCAGTGGTTGGTGCGTTGGCTGCTATAGGCCTGGCAGCATTTGATACTGTGCAAAAGCTGAATGAAATGGGAAGAGAGATGCTGGATACATCTTATGCTTCCTATAAAAAATTATCCGACGCAGGTGCCACCACTTCTGAAGGATTGCAACAAGTTGCAGATAGTGCTCGTAAAACCGGCACCAACATGTTGAAAATGGATGAGTATCTGAATCTCATAGCTAGCAACAGCAAAAATTTAGCAGTGTTTGGTAACACAGTAGCTAACGGACGCAAAAAGTTTGATGATCTTGGCGCAGCAATGGAAGGTGAAAGAGCAAATTTCTTCAAGTTGGGCTTTACACAAGAAACCATGAACGAAGCCATGATGGATTTTGTAAGACTACAAACCATCAGTGGTACAGCGCAGAACAAAAATATCACTCAGTTGGCTGCCAGTACTAAAAACTATCTCTACGAACAAGATGCTTTGACCAAATTAACTGGGCTTACTCGCAAGGAACAAACTGCCGTACGAGAAGCAGCAATGAACGAACAACGATTCCGTGCCACGATAGATAAGATGAACGAAAGCGGAGACCCTGAACAGATCAAAGCAGTCGAGGAAATTCATAGAACCAATGCAATTTTGTCTAAACTCAGTCCAGAATTACAACAGGCTTTTAAAGATACGCTATCGGGCGCAATCACCAGCGAAGCAGGACAAAAAGGTGTGACAAGTACCCAGGGAGTGATACTGCAAGTCACTCAAGATTTGAAGGCTGGACTATTAACCGCAGAAGAGGCCACTGAAAAACTGTCCCGAGCGGCTGCGAATTATGGCGATGCAATGAATACATCTGCGCAGTTGGGTATACAAGATAACAGCGGAATTAAATATGTTGAAACGCAGGCTCTTAAACAATATGCAAACAGCAACCCGGTAGCAAGGAAGAAACAGTTAGAACAAGGTCAAAAAGACACGGTGGGCGGTCCAGGTGCTACACCTGGTTCAGGAGATGAGAATTTACAAAAATATGCAGAATTGTTACGTCAGCAACAACAGGGCATGACAAATTTGCAGCAGGCCATATTCAAAGGATTTGATGTTGGACCAATACAAATAGGACTTGGTGCTGCTCTGAAAGATTTTGAAAAAAATGTGCAGAAAGCAGTTCTTGATGCTATCAATGATTATTTTGCAGCATTTGGAAAAAATCCAGCTGCGCCCAAGCCCCCGATTGGTGCTAAAGAGCAACAGGTCAGTGAAACAGATCCTGCTGTAGAGAAAGCACGAGCGGAATCTAGTAAAGCAACGGAAGAGCTTAGACTTATTAAAGCTCAAATAGCCACGGCCCAAGCAGAACTTAACAAAATGACCAATGGGTCGGAAGAACAGCGCGCCGCAGCGCAAAAGATTCATGAAGCCAACAAACTTCAAAAAGCAGCAGAAGAAAAAAGCAAAGCCGCTGACGAAGCTGTTCACGCTGCCGAAGCTAAAAGTAAAGCAGACGCTAAAAGTAAACCCGTAGTAGTTACACCACCACCAGTGGTAGTTACACCACCACCACCTGTAGGCGAAACCGATGCAGAAAAACAAGCTAGAATAAAGAATGAATCGGAGGCTAAAGCTGCTGAAGCAGCCGCAAAAAAAGCGGCCGACGAAGCAGCCGCCAGGAAAACAGCGGACGAAGCAGCAGCCAAAGACAAATCCAAGGCAAAAGAAACAGCAAATATCACAGTATTAGATAACGGTGCTCGAGTGCTGGACGATGTGCTTGAACTGGTCAAACAAGGTGTTCCAGTGATCAGCAATGTGCGAACCCAGAAAGAGCAAGAAGCACTGGTAGATCACACAGACGAAAAAGGCAACAGGTTTACTAAAGAGAATCTTCCTGTTGCTGAAAACAGCAAACATCTAACTGGCGACGCTCTTGATGTCAGAGTAAAGGACATGACCAAGGATCTCGAAAAGATTCTTAAAGATAACGGGTGGATGCGGCCATTGCCAAAATCTGATCCTGGACACTGGCAACGTGTGCCCAAGGCCAAAGAAAAGAAAGCCAGCGAAGTTGTGCCCAACGATGTTGATCTTGCCTCAGCATTGTCCCAAGCATTTGATATGTCAGATGCCACAGCAGGCTTGACCATCAATTCAGATGTGGCCACACTCAACAGCAAAGGCATGAATGTTAGTCTTGACAACTCTGCTGATGTGGCCAAGATGCTGGCAACTATGTCTCCGGACCTGGCAGAAGGATTACGTACATTGTCTCAGACCGATCAATCAGCTGCCAAAGCAAGTTTTGAAAGCAGCATGGGCGATGTTAAATCTGCCTTGGCCGAGCAAAAAGCTACCAATGTGGCCTTGCTGGATGCCATGCAAGAGTTGATACGCATACAGAAAAACAGCGTGGACGTGCAGCAAAAGATATACAACGTAACCGCATAACACGGTAAATAACTGATCATGGCAGAAAAAACACCACAAGGCTCTTGGAAAAAGTATTTCAAAGTGGCCGACACTTCCGGACAACTCAGCCCTATATCGGGTCGCAATCAATTTGGTCTAGACAACTACGGCAAAAACGACGGCACCGGTGCTCAAGCAGACTTTGTGTTTCGTAACTATGCCAGTCGTTTGCCCGAAGTGTATAGTGGCCATCCCAATCGAATTGAACGCTACAATCAGTACGAAAACATGGACATGGACTCAGAAGTCAATGCCTGTTTGGACATTATTGCAGAGTTCAGCACACAGCCTAACAAGCAGAACGGCACACCGTTTGAAGTGGATTTCAAGGAAAAACCCACTGATCACGAGATCAGCATCATCAAGAAGCAGCTACAGCAATGGGTCAAGCTGAACAAGCTGGATCAACGCATCTTCAAACTGTTCCGCAACACCATCAAGTACGGTGATCAAGTGTTTGTGCGTGATCCAGAAACATTTGAGATGATGTGGGTGGACATGAGCAAACTGGCTCGTGTGATCGTGAATGAAAGCGAAGGCAAGCGTCCGGAACAGTATGTGATCCGTGACATCAACCCCAACTTCCAGAACATGAGCGTGGCAGCCAAGACCACCACAGACTACATGACCAATCCTGTGACCGGCAGTGTGGCCGGAGCATCCAACTACACCATGCCCAATGGCGGCACCGGCGGTGGAGTGGGCAACAGCAGATTCATGCAGGCCATGAACGAAGTTTGTATTGATGCCAAGCATGTGGTGCATATGAGTTTGAATGAAGGCCTGGATGTGTTTTGGCCTTTTGGACGCAGCATCTTGGAACAGATCTACATGGTGTTCAAGCAAAAACAACTGCTGGAAGATTCCATACTGATTTACCGTGTGCAACGAGCTCCAGAACGACGAATCTTCAAGATCGACGTGGGCAACATGCCCAGCCACCTGGCCATGGCGTTTGTGGAACGGGTCAAAAACGAAATGCATCAGCGACGTATTCCTACCATAACAGGTGGCGGAACCAACATGATGGATGCCAGCTACAACCCACTGAGTGTGGGCGAAGATTACTTTTTCCCAGTCACAGCAGACGGCCGTGGCAGCAGTATTGACACTTTAGCCGGTGGTCAGAACCTGGGCGAAATTGACGATTTGAAGTATTTCAACAACAAAATGGCCCGCGGTCTGCGTGTGCCCAGCAGCTATTTGCCCACTGGACCAGACGACAGCGGCGCCACAATGAACGACGGAAAAGTGGGCACAGCTCTAATACAAGAGTACAGATTCAATCAGTATTGCGAACGACTGCAAGCACTTATTGTGCAGAAATTGGATGATGAATTCAAGATGTTCATGAAATGGCGCGGATTCAACATAGACTCCAGCCTGTTCAGTCTCAGATTTAATCCGCCGCAGAACTTTGCCAGCTACCGTCAGAGTGAACTGGACAACACACGTATCACATCATTCCAAAGCCTAGAGCCGTTGCCTTACATGAGCAAGAGATTCTTGCTGGAGCGTTTCTTGGGCTTGACCGAAGAAGAGATCCAGGAAAACGAAGAGATGTGGCGCGAAGAAAACGATACCATAGAAGAAAAAGCAGCCAGCGGGCAAGACTTGCGTAGTGTGGGTATCAATCCAGCAGGAATGGAAGCAGACATTGAAACAGGACAAGACATTGCAGGAATGGCACCGGCCGCACCTGGCACCCCTGGTGCAACTCCTGGAGCACCAATGCCGGCCAATCCGGCCGGTGCAGCACCGGGCAGCGCACCTGCTGCTCCTGCATAAATACCAGTATGATACTACACGAGTTTTTTCAAAAAAATCCTGAGGCATATCAGGATCTCAAGCAGGACAACAGCCAGCCTGAACTGGGCGACCTGCGAAAGACTCATTTGACCCTGAGACAGTTGAACAAACTACGCCGCATGAATGACGTGCGTACAGTTGAGTACAAAGACAAATTGAAATTGGTGCGTCAGCAGTATGCACCAGCACCCGCAGCCCCACCGGGCTTGTGATAGCCAGACGATTGCAGTTCCTGCAATTTATCGTCATTTTCTGCCCTTAAACACTATAGATTTCTCTTGCTGTGTAAATAACAGCACACTTTACCTATAGGAGTTTTCTTATGAACAGATTTGAACAATTGATTGAATATGTGATCAATGACGAAGAGCACAAGGCTCAAGAACTTTTTCATGACATCATCGTGGAAAAAAGCCGCCAGATTTATGAAAGCATGATGGAGGCCGATGAAGAGGAAATCGAAGAAAGTCTAATGGACGAAGTCGATTCCGAAGAAGAGTCCGACATGAACATGGAAGCTGAAGGCGACGACGAAGACGACGGTGACAAAATGGGCGGCGATGCTGCTAATAAATTCATTGGCGATGTTGAAGCTGGTGACGGTGACATGGGCGGAATGGATGACATGGGCGACGGCGATGAACCAGCTACCAAAGACGACATCATGAATCTTGAAGACAAGCTGGACCAATTGATGGCTGAATTTGAAGACATCATGGATGGTATGGGCGGTATGGGCGACGGCGATGGTTTTGGTCCTGAAGAAGGCGGCGACGCTATTGAAATGGACGACACCGGCGAAATGCCACCGGGCATGATGGAAGCTGTCACACTCAAAGCAGCCCCAAAACCAGTGACTTCTGAAGAAGGCAGCGTGAACAAGCGGTCTACTGTGGCAGCAAATGCAGGCGCAAAAGGTCCAATTGGCAACAGTGTAAAACCTGTGCATGCCGGTGGCGAAATGGGCGGAAATCACGATACCGCTGCTTACAGAAACACAACCAAAGACATGATCGGCCGTGTGGGTAATACACCAGCACAAGGCACACAAAACCTCAAGCCAGCTAACAAGCCGCACTTGGGTCAAGCCTCAGGTGTCAACACCCGAAGCCCAGTTGCACGTGGATAATTGATGAAATACCTAAGAGAACAATTGACTTTTACACAGGCCAACATCCAGGTTCTTGAAGAATCTGGACCAGATGGCACTGGTAAGCATCTGTACCTCAAAGGTATTTGTATCGAAGGCGACAAACGCAACGCCAACGACAGAATATATCCATTGCATGAAATCAACAAAGCAGTTACTACCATCAACACTCAAATACGTGAAGGCAATTCAGTATTAGGTGAAGTGGATCATCCAGAAGATCTCAAGATCAATCTGGACCGAGTTTGCCACAGCGTTGAAGGCATGTGGATGGACGGAACTGCTGGTTGTGGAAAATTAAAAATCCTTCCAACACCAATGGGAGAATTGATCAAGACATTACTAACATCCGGAGTGAAACTGGGAGTTTCCAGCCGTGGTAGTGGCAATGTTGATGACAGAACAGGACATGTAAGTGACTTTGAAATAGTCACTATAGATGTGGTTGCCCAACCCAGTGCTCCAAATGCATATCCCAAAGCTATCTATGAAAGTCTCATGAACATGAAGTACGGACATAGATTGCTAGAGGTAGCACGTGAAGCTGGGCAAGACAACAAAGTGCAGAGGTATTTGAAAAGCGAAGTTGTAAAGCTGATCAAAGAACTCAAAATCTAAGGAGAATCTACTAATGTTAGATGCAATCAAACCATTGCTAGATAGCAACTTGATCACCGAGGAAACTCGTCAAGAGATTAATGAAGCCTGGGAAACCAAGCTGAATGAAGCTCGTGAGCAAGCTCGTGCAGAACTACGTGAAGAGTTCGCACAACGCTATGAGCACGATAAGTCAGTAATGGTGGAAGCCCTAGATCGTATGGTTACAGAAGGTCTCACCACAGAAGTCAAGGCAATTGCTGCTGAAAAGCAAGCTATCGCTGAAGACCGCGTGAAGTTTCACGGCAAGATGAAAGAGTCGGCCACAAAGTTCAACAACTTTATGGTCACAAAACTTGCTGAGGAAATTGGCGAACTGCGTCGAGACCGCAAGCAGCACAATGAAGGCCTAGAAAAACTAGAAAACTTCGTGGTGCATGCATTGGCCCGTGAAATTCAAGAATTCGCACAAGACAAGCGTGATGTCGTTGAGACAAAAGTACGTCTGGTGCGCGAAGCACGTGGAAAACTTGAGCAATTGAAAGCACGTTTCATCAAAGAAAGTGCTGAAAAAATGTCTCAATCTGTAAGCCGTCATCTCAAGGCTGAACTTACACAACTACACGAAGACATCAAGGTTGCTCGCGAGAACAATTTTGGACGTCGTATCTTTGAAGCATACGCTGCTGAATTTGGTGCAACTCATCTCAATGAGAAAGCCGAAGTCCGCAAGCTGTACGACCTAGTAAGTCGCAAAGATCGTCAGTTGGCGGAAGCCATCAAGCTCGGTACCAAGGCAAAAGTCTTGATCGAGCACAAGGAACGCGAAGTGCGTATGTTAAAAGAATCCAATGAGCGTGACAGCACATTGGAGATGCTGTTGGCTCCTCTCAACCGGGAAAAAGCAGAAACCATGCGTAATTTGCTCGAAAGCGTACAAACAGCCCGTCTGAAAAATGCTTTTGAAAAATATCTACCAGCAGTGTTGGAAGACAGATCCGTGAGAACCTCTAAAGTTATCACAGAACAAGTCACCGCAGTAACTGGTAATAAAACTGTACAAAATGTTCCACAAGAAGAACGCAGCAATGTGATCGACTTGAAGCGTTTGGCAGGATTATAATCATTTAATAAAGGAGACTTAAATGTCACAAGAACTATTAGAGAGCCGCTGGGGCGAAACCAAAGAAGCCCTGCTCGAAGGTCTTAACGGATCTAAGCGCAATAGCATGGGTGTTATCCTTGAAAACACTCGCAAGTACCTGAAAGAGAATGCAACAGCAGGCTCCACAGGTTCTGGCAACATCGCCACACTGAACCGTGTGATTCTGCCAGTTATCCGTCGTGTGATGCCAACCGTTATCGCTAACGAATTGGTTGGCGTCCAGCCCATGACTGGTCCTGTTGGTCAGATCCACACCCTGCGTGTGCGTTATGCCCAGAGTTTGACTGACACAAGTGCTGCTGCAACCAGTGTCACAGCTGGCCAAGAAGCATTGAGTCCATTCACAATCGCTACTGCGTATTCCACAGTACCACAAAATACTGCTACAGCTACCAACTACACCGGTGGCGCCACAGCTACCATGGAAGGTACTGGCGGCAAGCAGATTTCTGTTCAGATCCTGAAGCAGGCCGTCGAAGCTCGCACACGCAAGTTGCAAGCTCGTTGGACTTTTGAATCTGCACAAGACGCACAAGCCATGCATGGTATTGACGTTGAAGCAGAAATCATGGCTGCTCTGGCACAAGAAATTACAGCTGAAATTGACCAAGAGATCTTGTTGTCTCTGCGTTCGTTGGCAGCTACTGAGTTCACATACAACCAAGCTACCGTTTCTGGTACTGCTACATTCGTTGGTGACGAACACGCTGCTCTGGCTGTGTTGATCAACCGTGTTGCTAACCTGATCGCCCAACGCACACGTCGTGGCGCTGGTAACTACGCTGTTGTTAGCTCTGCTGCATTGACCGTACTGCAAAGTGCGACCACAAGCGCATTTGCTCGTACCACAGAAGGTACTTTTGAAGCACCCACCAACACCAAGTTTGTTGGCACACTGAACGGCGCTATGCGTGTGTTCGTTGACAGCTATGCCAGCGATACCACACCTGTGCTGGTTGGTTACAAAGGTTCTTCAGAAGCTGACGCTCCTGCATTCTACTGCCCATACATTCCATTGATGAGCAGCGGTGTTGTTCTGGATCCAAGCACCTTCGAACCAGTCGTGTCGTTCATGACACGTTATGGTTACATAGAGCTCACTAATACTGCATCGTCTTTTGGCAATGCGGGCGACTATGTTGGAGAAATCGCAGTTTCGAACCTCTCGTTCAGCTGATCCACAATCCATTTATTTGGAAAACAAAAACGCCCTTCGGGGCGTTTTTTGTTGGCTGTGGTTTTGGTATGTTATGCACAAGATAAAATAAATAAATCATACCAATTGGACACCACCATGAAAATAAACGAAATTGCACCTAGACGTCTTGACGAAGTTACACTTCCACCTTGGATAACAAAAGGAATCCAACCAGTTGTTAAGTATGTCGAACCATACCTTAACAAAACCGTGCAAGCAGCATCGTCGGCAATGAAACCCAGGATTGTTATGAAACCTGGCGAAACAATGGATCAAGCGATCGCTAGAACACAAGCAGCAACAAATACAGAATTAGGTGGTATTAAAGCCTCAGGTGATCGATTGTCAGACGCAGAAAAAGCAGCACTTGGAATAGTTCCACCACAAAGATCAGAATTGCCATCACTCTTTAGGCGTCGTGGAGATCAAGGATTTGATCCTAACCTCAGCAAGACACAGGCCTTACCGGACTATTTGCAGAATCTACCACCTGCTAGAATAGGTTCGCTTCCAAAACCAAAACCCAAAGCAGACACATCTGCAGCCGACCAGGAAGTTCGTGCCAGACATGATATGAATCCAGGTATGCCTAATAAAGGCAAACCCAGCGCAGAAGCTGAGGCATATGCAGCTGAAAAAGCAGCACAAGCTGAAAGAACAGCCGCCGAAAGAACAGCGGCTGCTGAAAAAGCAGCAGCAGCGGAGAGACAAGAACCTGGATTGCCTTCTGACTTTGAGCCGCCGATGTCTGCCAATGCACCAGCGCCAGCACCTGCGGCCACAGGCGGTAGACAAGTTAGACCACGCCGCCCTGGACAAGGTTCCGGTCAGCGAGCTGCTCCGGAACCCCAAGCAGACACTGTGACTTTACCACGAGACATGGCAGATCGATTGTTGGACCTGGCCACCCAAAATCCGGCAGCAGCCCAGGAACAAGCCAAGCAATGGGGATGGTGGGGTAAAAAAGGACTAACCGCTGCTGGGGTTGCCGCATTAGGCGCTGCTGCACCATCAGCAATCAATGCAATCAGACCCGGCACAGTTCCGGACTACTACAATCCAGTTTCTATTGTCACGCAAGGACCTGAAAAAGTTTTGGCTCCTAAGCCGTTGCCACCAGAACGTGCAGGTCCAACAGTAAAAGAAATACCAACTGACTGGTCTCCTCCCTCACCGGCTGCTTCTACCGAGACACCGGCTCCAGCAGCTGAAAAAACACCTGCTGCTCCTGCCAGTGATTCAGCAGTCGCTACTGACGCCGAAATACAGGATATTATACAACAAGCGAGAAAAAACAAAGTAGACGAATCAACCGCGGCACTGAACCGCCTGGTATATCTGGCTAGACTTTGAACCAAGAGAGATACTGGGATACTTTTTTAGTAACGCTGTCCCAATCGCCCATTACAGGCTGTCGGAACAATCTGGCTGTGGCGTACCAAGGACTGGAATCTCGGTCCAACAACCAACGCCAATCTGTGGCATAAGCATTCAGCATAATCCATGCTGGTCGGCCCAGTGCACCGGCTAGATGTGACACCGCAGTATCAACACCTATGACCACGTCCATGTGCATGATCAACGCCGCAGTCTCTGCAAAGCTCACGATGCTGCCGGGATATCTGGTCACACCAGCATCGGCCAGTGCTTGTTCTTCATCCGGTGTGGCATCTATCTGCAGATTGATCCACTCGTACTCAGGATTGGCACGTATCATGTCCAGGATAACAGGAAACGGCACGCCTTTGTGACGATTGAGCCAGGCGTCTCTGCGCCCACTCCAACTGATGCCCACACGCATGCGTGTTTTTGGTCCCAGTCTATCCAGCCAGTCTTTTACCAATGCAGGTTGTGCATGGAGGTAGCTTTGTATCTTGGGTATGGTATCCACAGTGATGCCCAGTATGCCCGGCAGGCTCATGATGGGAATCCAATAATCAAACTCACCCATGTCAGTGGTATAACTGCTGACCTGTTGTAGTATACTGCTGCTGCTCATCACAGGAATCAATCCGTCAGTCACTTGCAGTTTGATCCGGGCACCCATCATGTGCAGGTTGTACAAGAATCGAACAAACTGTATGCAATCACCATGTCCTTGCTCGCCTACCACCAAGATGGTCTTGTCTCTAAGGTCTTCGCCGCGCCAGCGAGGTTGAGAATACTTGGGTTCTGTGCCGGCCAGATGTTCGTAGTTCCATCTTGATTCGTAAGCTGGCCATCCTTGCGCATAGTTGCCCATCAACAGATAACTCACGGCCAAGTTGAACTGTGCTGTGACATTGTTGGGTTCCAACACCAATGAGTGCTGCAAGAACGGAATGGCTCTGGCCGGGTGTCCCATCTCACGTTGCACGTTGCCATAGTTGTTGAATGCTGCCGCTGATTCTGGATCTTGTACAAATGCCATAGCATAGCATTGTAATGCTTGGGCAGGATTATCTTCGGCACGATGTTGATTGCCTGCTTCGATGAGTTCGTTTGATGTCATGAGATATTTAATAAAATCCGCTGTGCGGTATCAAATTTTAACATGCAGCTAAATATAAGTCAACTATGTACGCGATAATGCGTCTTATGCAGCAACCACTGCGTAGTGGCTAGAACCCACATTGGGCTTCTTTAAGGAGAAAAAAATGGGAAGAGCTCTTAAAATTCAAAAAACAAACACTGGTTCAGGCACAAGTGTTTCCGGTTCAACAACCAGCTACAATCAAAACATTCTAACTGACGCAGGTTTTCCACCGTTTAGTGCATTGACAAATCCTGCTTATAACACCCCAGTTCAAACTCTAAATGACACTGAATATCTGGGTGTGGTTGGCGGTTCGCCGGTGACCAGCACAGCCAGTGCTACCTATCCAGAAGTTGCTGCATTGGTCAATATTCTATTGGCAGATGGGTCAAACACTTTTTCATTGGCCAGCAGCTATACCGGACGTATCATACGCCAAAAAGGTGCGCACAAGTTCCTGGTAGCCTATACCGGCGGAACTTATGCACTCAGCAGCGGTCTTATTGTTGGTCAAAGTTATCAAATCGTATCCTTGGGCACAAGTGATTGGTCCACAATCTTGAGTGGTACAGCAGCAGTAGGTAGAATATTCACAGCATTGGCTGTAGGTGCCGGTAATGGTACAGTATATCCTGTAGGTCAATGTGTGTTGTCAAACACAGCAACTCCGTCTGCAGGCAACATGAGTATTAGTTATTCAGTAGGCGATAGTGCTGCTGTGTATGCCAGTTATATCACCAACAAGTGGGTACGTGACTGGAATGGCATGACCGTTGGCAACTATAGCAACAGCAATTTGGGTGTCAATGTCCAAAGTGCAGAAAACTTCTATCCTACCAACTTCTTCACTGATGAAGGTTCGGTTACATGGTCTGGTGCTGAAGTTATTGGCGGCGCTCAGTCGCAAAATGGTACTCTGCAATTGGCTCAAATCGCCAGCGTCACATCCTAATTTGTTAGGTGTCCGGATCCTCCCAGCTACATACTGGGAGGATTTTTTATGAGCAGAGCATTCGTGTTGGGTAATGGCGTGAGCCGTCAAGGGATTGACTTAGATCTCTTGCTGTCGCTTGGGCCAGTATATGGATGCAACGCGATCTATCGTGAATTCACTCCTACAGTGTTGATCAGTACTGATGTGCCTATCAGTGAAGCCATACAACGAACAGGTTATGCACAAAAAAACAGAATGTACACCCGCCGTCCTTTGCCAGATTCTGGAGCAGTACGTATCGATCAAGAATATTTTGGCTACAGTTCAGGGCCAGTAGCTGTGAGTATAGCAGCAGCAGATGCCAACCGAGCAGTTTATATGATTGGGTTTGATATGGGGCCAACCCGAACTGGTCGGTTCAACAACTGTTATGCGGATACAGAATTCTATAAAAAGAGTTCTGCAAACCCCACTTACACTGGCAATTGGGCCAAACAGATTGCAAAGCTCTGTAAGGATTTTCGCAAAGTCAGTTTTTATCGAGTTGTTGGTCCGACCACTGCTGACATAGCAGATTTCAAAAATGTTGGCAATCTACATCACATGCCCATGGCGGACTTTTTGAATCGTATAAATAACACAAAGGAACTTTGAATGTCTACTTTCAAGCGTGTGCTCGGTAATCTTACCATACAAACTGTTACAGCATCGGATGTTATTACCCTGCAAGGTGGTACAGTGACCGTAACCGGAAATCTTACGGTATCGGGTACCACCACGCTGACCGGTAATCTTTCTGCCACTGCATTGAACAGCGGTACTACTAACCTTGGTATTCCTTCTCCCAGCGGCAATGCAAATATCAGTGTAGGTGGTACTGCAAACGTAGCAGTATTCACTTCAACCGGGGCTAATATCACAGGTACTGCCAACATCACTGGTGCAGTGAGTACGGCCAGCACAGTGAGTGCTACTGGTAACATTCAAGGTGGAAATCTAAGAACAGCAGGATTGATTTCGGCTACTGGCAATATCACCGGAGGTAATGTATTAGGCGGTGCTAATGTAAATGCTACTACCCTTACAGGTACCACAGTCTCGGTAAGTGCAAACGTAACTGGTGGCAATTTAGTCACTGGTGGATTAATTTCTGCAACAGCTAATGTCACCGGTGGCAATCTGGTTACTGGTGGTATCGCCACTGTGACCGGCAACATCCAAGGTGGTAACATACGTACTGGTGGTATAATCTCAGCAACTGGCAATATTACTGGTGCTAATTTAGCAGTAGGAACAAACACGCCAGATTGCGAATTGACCATACTGGCAACTCCACAGACTGTGGTATATTCTATAACAGGCAACAGCACAACATTGGGAACCGATTTGCATATTTCAGGTGCAGATACGGCCAACACCAGGATCGTTCAAGATGCATTTGGTACAGGATCGTATAGTGCATTTACCGGACGATCAGCTGGCGGTACAGGCGCCACTCCTACTGGAACACAATCAGGTGACACACTGGCTCAATTTACAGCACGTGGATTTAGCAGTGGTACTTTGCAGTTTGGTAATGCATCAACTGGGAGATTAGATGTCACGGCCGCAGAGGCATTTACCGATACCAGTCGTGCTACCAATGTACAAATATTCACCACAGCCTCAGGTGCTATAACTCCCACAGCAGTGGCTACCTTTTCCAGTGCTAGTGGATTGAGTGTAGTTGGTAACGTCACAACTGGAAATTTACTTTCTACTGTATCAATAAATTCAGTAGGCAACATCACCGGTGCTTACCTCATAGCCAACTCAGATGTGCAAGCAGGTAACTTAAGAACAACCGGCTCAGTCAGTGCCACAGGCAACATCACAGCAGGCAATGTGTTAGGCGGTGCCAATGTTAATGCTACCACACACACAGGCACCACTGTGTCAGTAACTGGCAACATCACTGGTGGTAATGTGTTAGGTGGTGCCAATGTGAATGCGATCAATCTCACAGGCACCAATCTAAGTGTAACCGGCAACATAACAGGCGGCAATGTTAATGGTGGTGCCAACGTGAATGCCACATTGTTATCCGGAACCACGGTATCAGTTACTGGCAATATTACAGGTGGCAACGTATTAGGCGGAGCCAATGTCAATGCTACAACTCTCACAGGTACCACCGTGAGTGTGAGTGCCAATATCGCCGGTGGCAATGTATTAACAGCCGGCCAGGTATCTGCAACTGGCAACATCACCGGCGGCAATATTTCAGGTGGCGCTAATGTGAATGCTACTACCCTTACAGGTACCACGGTGAGTGTGACTGGCAATATCACCAGCGGCAACATAGCTGCCACAACTCACACAGGAACAACATTTAGTGCTACTGGAAACATCACCGGCGGCAATATCTTGTTTGGATCGGGACTGATAAGCGGCGCCGGAAATATTGTGACCAGTGCATATTTTGTAGGTGACGGCGGATATCTCAGCAATGTGACTGCCGCTGCCAACGTATCGGTCACAACGATCGCCAATGGAACCACTTCCATGTCCATCACCAGCACCGGCGCCAATGTGTTGATAGTTGTGGGCAATGTCAGTGTTGGTAACATAAGTCCAAGTGGATACAACATAATTGGATATTCTAGTGCAACCGGCAATGTGACCGGAGCCAATATCAACACCGCTGGAGTGGTTTCAGCAACTGGTAATATCACAGGTGGCAACCTAAGCGGCACAAGTATTGTGGGTACCCTGACCACTGCTGCACAAACTAACATTACGTCAGTGGGTACATTGGGTAGCCTTGCAGTAACTGGCAATGCCACCGGTGGCAACGTATTAACAGGTGGTATCGTAAGTGCTACTGGCAACATCACAGGTGGCAATGTGCTGGGCGGAGCTAATGTGAATGCCACCACACATACAGGTACCACAGTCTCTGTAACTGGCAACATCACCGGTGGTAATGTGTTAGGTGGTGCCAATGTAAATGCCACAACACACACAGGTACCACAGTGTCAGTCAGTGCCAACGTAACCGGCGGCAATTTATTAACTCCGGGCGTGTTATCAACATCAGGAAACATCACCGGTGCCAATGTAAATGGTGGTGGAACTGTGAATGCAGTAAGTTTGACTGGTACTGTAGTCAGTGTGACAGGCAACGTAACCGGCAACTACATCTTGGGCAACGGCGCATTGCTGACTGGTGTTATTACCAGCGTGGCCAATATCAACAGCGGTACCAGTAATGTGACTGTGGTAAGTGCAGGCGGCAACATCACAGTTGGCGTAGCCGGCACATCAAATGTGGCCGTGTTTGCCAGCACCGGCGAATATGTAACTGGATTGATCTCAGCTACCGGTAACATAACCGGTGGTAATCTTTCTGGTACCAGTATTGTGGGCACATTGACCACAGCAGCACAGACCAACATCACCAGTGTGGGCACGCTAGGCAGCTTGTCAGTATCGGGCACGGTGACTGCAACACGTTTCATAGCCACTACATCGACTGCTGTAGATTCTGCTGGTGTACTTGGTTATAACTCTACGCAGGGTACGTACATATTTTCTAATGCAGGATCTAGTCGTGCATTTAGCTTGTATAATGGTAGTGGTGGTGAGCAATATGTTATAAGCGCCGACTATAGCCATATCTGGTATACTAATACTACAGAACGCATGCGTATCACCTCCAGCGGCAATGTGGGGATTGGAAACACCGCTCCGACCACCACACTGGGCGTGACAGGTACAGCATATGTTTCGGGCAACATCACGGGTGGTAATCTTTCTGGTACTAGCATCGTGGGCACATTGACCACAGCAGCACAAACCAATATCACTTCAGTAGGCACATTGGGTAGTTTGGCAGTGACCGGCAACATCACCGGTGGTAATATCAGTGCTACTACACACACCGGTACCACAGTTAGTATAACTGGTACCGTGAGTGCAGCAGGAACAGTATTAACAGGAAACATCAGTGCTGCCGGGTATCAAGGTGGTTCCAGTGGGCTCAGTATCACAGGTAACATCATTGGCGGTAATCTTTCTGGCACCAGCATTGTGGGCACATTGACCACTGCTGCACAGACCAACATCACCAGCGTGGGCACATTGACTGGCTTGACGATCAACAACGGCACTACAGCAATTACCAATGCTGCCACAACCGGTACCGGTAATATTGGCTCGGCTGCTGGCACATTCAACACAGTATTTGCCAAGGCAACCACAGCACAATACGCCGACTTGGCTGAGATGTATGCAAGCGATGCCGACTATGCGCCAGGCACTGTGGTGGATTTTGGCGGCACACAAGAAATCACCATTAGCACCACATCAGCCAGCGATCGAGTGGCCGGTGTGGTATCAACTGATCCGGCACATCTAATGAACTCCACACAAACAGGCGAACATGTGGTGGCAGTGGCCCTGACCGGAAGAGTACCTACCCGAGTCACTGGCACAGTTTGGAAAGGTGCCATGATGATTTCTGCGGGCAACGGTCATGCTCAAGCCTGTGCAACACCCTCTATTGGCACTGTGATTGGCAAATCATTAGAAGATTTTTCAGGCGACTCGGGCACAATCCACGTGGTAGTAGGCCGACTATAAACTGATCCGTGCAATCCTAATTCCTGAGTTATGGTAAATATATCATAAACTCAGGAACCCACATGGCACAACAGATCATCAACACCGGTAACACAACAAATGATGGCACCGGCGAGTCATTACGCGATGCATTTACCGCAGTAAATGAAAATTTTTCCGAAATATATGCAGCAGGACCTGTAGATAGTAATGTGGTGATCTCCGGAAACACCATTGGTGTGATTGGGACAAATAACAATTTGGTACTGGCAGGCAATGGTGTTGGCAACATTCAGGCCAACAGCACAATTGTGCCCGGCATTGATGCGGTGTATGATATCGGTACCGCCAATGTTCGATTCGATACAGTTTACTCAACATATTTTGTAGGTAACGGATCTCAACTGACTGGCATCTCTGCCGGTGGCGGCGGAACATCAATTATCAACGGCAACAGCAATGTGAGTGTAGCGGCCAATAGCAATGTTTCCGTGGGCGTGGGTGGTGTTAGCAATATAGCAGTTTTTACTCCGGCTAATATTGTTGTCAAAGCCAACATAATTCCAACAGCTAATATCACCTATAATCTAGGTAGCCCAACTGCTGCATTTAACGATCTTTATCTTTCAAACAATTCTCTTTTCTTAGGCAACGCCAGTATCAGTGCCAACAGTACCAGCATTGTTTTTGTAAATGAATCAGGACAGACTTCAGTGATATCCGGCGCCGGAACTCTTACTCCATACGGCAATGCCAACGTGGCTGCCAACTTGGCAGCATTTGGCACTAATCCTGTATCAACCACAGGCAATATCACTGGCAACTACTTTGTTGGCAATGGATCACAACTTACCGGTCTTGCAGCCGCATATGGCAATGCCAATGTGGTGGCCAACTTGGCAGCACTTGGAACCAATCCAGTATCCACCACCGGCAACATCACAGGTGGCAATCTCTCAGGCACCAGTATCGCGGGTGCCCTGACCACAGCAGCACAGACCAATGTTACCTCAGTGGGCACATTGACTAGTCTAGCAGTGACTGGTAACATCACTGGTGGTAATGTGTTAGGCGGCGCCAACGTGAATGCTACCACACATACAGGTACCACAGTTTCAGTCAGTGCCAATGTCACCGGCGGCAATGTATTGACAGGTGGTGTGATAAGTGCAACAGGTAATATAACCGGTGGCAACCTCAGCGGCGCCAGTATTGCGGGTACCCTGACCACAGCAGCACAGACCAATATAACCTCAGTGGGTACGTTGGGCACCGTAGCGGTAACCGGCAACATCTCTGGTGGTAATATATTAACTGCTGGCATTGTATCATCAACCGGTAATGTAACCGGCAATTTCTTTATTGGCAATGGATCTCAGCTGACAGGTATTGCTGCCAGTTACGGCAACGCCAATGTTGTTGCCAACTTGGCTGCATTGGGCACAAATCCAGTCAGCACAACCGGCAATATCACCGGCAACTTTTTTATCGGTAATGGCTCTCAGCTGACGGGTATTGCAGCCACATATGGCAATGCCAATGTGGCAGCTAACTTGGCAGCATTTGGCTCAAACCCAATATCCACAAGTGGCAATATCACTGGTGGTAATATCCTAGGTGGTGCCAATGTCAACGCCACAACTCATACAGGTACCACTGTTTCAGTCAGTGCCAACGTCACCGGCGGCAACATCTTAACTGCTGGCATTGTGAGTGCCACGGGCAATATCACCGGCAACTTTTTTATCGGTAATGGCTCTCAGCTGACGGGTATTGCAGCCGGTTATGGCAATGCCAACGTGGCAGCTAACTTGGCAGCATTTGGCTCAAACCCAATATCCACCAGCGGTAACATCACTGGTGGTAATATCCTAGGTGGTGCCAATGTGAATGCAACCACACATACAGGTACCACAGTTTCGGTAACTGGTAACATCACTGGTGGCAACATACTAGGTGGTGCTAATGTGAATGCAACCACACACACAGGTGCCACTGTATCAGTAACCGGTAACATCACTGGCGGTAACCTAAGTGGTACCAGCATCGTGGGCACACTGACCACAGCAGCACAGACCAATATCACTTCAGTGGGTACGTTAGGCAGTTTAACAGTCACAGGCAATGCCACAAGTGGAAATTTACTAACAGCCGGAATTGTAAGTAGTACCGGTAATGTCACTGGTGGAAATGTATTAACAGCCGGCCTGGTAAGTGCAACTGGCAATATCACCGGTGGCAACATCGTAACAACAGGATCCGGTGGCAACATCAGCGGAGCCAATGTAATTAACAGTACCACGTTGAGTGCAACTGCCAATGTGATTGGCGGCAACCTAACCACTGCCGGCATAGTGCTAGCAACAGGTAACGTAACCGGCAACTTTTTTATCGGTAACGGATCTCAACTGACCGGCCTTGCAGCCACATATGGCAATGCCAATGTTGTAGCTAATCTAGCAGCATTTGGCTCAAATCCCATATCAACCAGTGGCAATATCACAGCAGGCAACATTCTTGGTGGTGCCAATGTAAATGCTACCACACATACAGGTGCCACTGTATCAGTAACAGGTAACATCACTGGCGGCAATCTGTCAGGCACCAGCATTGTGGGTACTTTGACCACAGCAGCACAGACCAATATCACCAGCGTGGGCACATTGATCAGTTTAGCGGTGACAGGTAATGCAACCGGCGGAAACATATTAACAGGCGGAATCGTAAGTGCCACTGGTAACGTCACGGGCAACTACTTTATCGGTAACGGATCTCAGCTGACGGGTATTGCAGCCGGTTATGGCAATGCCAACGTGGCAGCTAATCTGGCAGCATTTGGCTCAAACCCAATATTAACCACAGGCAACATCACCGGTGGTAACATTATCACAGGCGGGATCAGTTCATCTGGTACTTCAACTGCCGCAAGCTACAGCGCCACTGGCAACGTCACGGGTGGCAATATCATCACCGGTGGCGCAACTATCACTACAGGTGCATCAACTGCTGCAAGCTACAGCACCACAGGCAATATAACTGGAAATTATTTCCTGGGTAACGGATCTCAACTAACCGGATTACCAGCAACATACGGTAATGCCAACGTGGCAGCTAACTTGGCAGCATTTGGAACAAACCCGATATCAACCAGTGGCAACATCACCGCTGGCAACATTCTGTTTGGTATATTCGGATTACTTGGCACTGGTGATGCACAAGTTGGTAATTTAACTGTTAGTAATGGCCCAGGTGTTGGCAATCTTGTTGTTGGTAATATCGTAAGTGCAACCGGCAACATCTTAACTGGCGGCAATGTCAGCGCAACTGCCAATGTCATTGGCGGTAATTTAGTAACCGGAGGATTAATTAGCGCAACCGGCAACATCACAGGCGGCAATATATTGGCCGGCGGAGTCGGGACTCAAATCAGCACCGGCGGCAATGTTAATGGCGCGGCGTTTAATGGTAGTGTATATTTTAGCACTGGTGTAGTAACAGGTAGTGGCAACATCACCGGCGGCAATATTGCAGTTTCGGGTGTGTTGTTATCTACCAACTCTATTTCGGCCGCAGGCAATGTGATTGGTGGCAACGTCACCACTGTTGGAAATGTTGTTACCACAAACACTGCTATTGCTGAAGATCTAAGAGTTGGTACAGGTATCACCCGTGGTACCATAAGCGCCTATGGCAACATCACCGGCGCTAATCTAAATGCCGCAGGATTGAGCTTGAGCTCAAATGTGGTGTCAGCACTCAATGTCACTGCAAACATTGCTGGCGGTAATCTAACAACTCCTGGCACAGTATCGGCCAGCGCCAACATCTTGACCAGCGGTCTTATTAGTGCCACAGGCAATATTACAGGTGGCAATCTGTTAGGTACCAGCATCGTGGGCACATTGACCACTGCTGCACAGACCAATATTACTAGTGTGGGCACACTGACCAGCTTGGCTGTGACTGGTAATACCACTGGTGGTAATTTGCTCACAGCCGGCGTGATCAGTTCAACTGGTAATATCACTGGCGGCAACCTCACAGTAGGTGGAAGCATTGCAGGTACAATAATCACTGCCACACAGACCAATATTACCGCAGTGGGCACATTGGGCAGTTTGAATGTGACCGGCAATATCACAGGCGGTAATGTGCTGGGTGGTTCCAATGTGAATGCCACAACTCACACAGGTACCACAGTTTCAGTAACTGGCAACATCACAGGCGGTAATGTGCTGGGTGGTGCCAATGTGAATGCCACAACTCACACAGGTACCACAGTTTCAGTAACTGGCAACATCACAGGTGGCAATGCCACCTTTGGCACACTGTCATTGACAGGCAATACAATCAGTTCAAGTGATAACATAATCACAATTGATCCTGCTGCTGCTGGTAACACTGGTGCGGTAATTATTCAAGGTAACTTGAGCGTTACTGGCAATGTAACTTATATTGATTCCAATACAATCACCACAAATGATTTGGTAATCAACATGGCCAATAATGCTGCTACTGCGGCCGCTGCCAACGGTGGTGGCATTGGAGTTGGTCCAGTTGGCGCTGAATATGCTACATTAACCTACAACAGCACCGGTAATATTTGGACAGTGTCCAATGGTGCCGGCGTTGCTGGATTGATGTCAGCTTCGGGCAATGTAACTGGTGCCAATATCAATACAGGTGGCTTGGTAAGTGCAACAGGCAATATCACTGGTGGCAACATCCTGGGCGGCGCCAATGTGAATGCAACCACACATACAGGTACCACAGTTTCGGTAACTGGTAATATCACCGGTGGTAATGTGTTAGGTGGAGCCAATGTGAATGCAACCACACACACAGGTACCACAGTCTCGGTAACTGGTAACATCACTGGTGGTAACTTGAGTGGCACAAGTATCGTGGGCACACTGACCACAGCAGCACAGACCAATATCACGTCAGTGGGCACATTGACCAGTCTGGCTGTCACAGGCAACATCAGTGGTGCTAACATCAACACCGGTGGCATCGTAAGTGCCACAGGCAACATCACTGGCGCCAACATCAACACCGGTGGCATCGTAAGTGTCACAGGCAACATCACTGGCAACTACTATATTGGTAATGGATCACTGCTCACAGGAGTAGCAGCTACCACAGTTGGCACATTGGCAAGTTTGAGCGTGACTGGCAATACCACTACTGGCAACTTGATAACAGGTGGTGCAATATCGGCCACAGGCAACATCTCAGGTGGCAACGTGCTGGGTGGAGCCAATGTGAATGCTGTATTGCTATCGGGTACTACAGTCTCAGTAAGTGCTAACATCACCGGTGGCAACATCATAACAGCAGGATCCGGTGGCAACATCAGCGGAGCCAACGTGGTCAATGCTACCACCTTGAGTGCAACTGCCAATGTGATTGGCGGCAACCTAACCACTTCTGGCATAGTATCTGCAACTGGCAATATTAGTGGTGGCAACTTGAGTGGTACCAGTATCGTGGGTACATTGACCACAGCAGCACAAACTAACATCACCTCGGTAGGTACTCTGGGCAGTTTGGCGGTGACCGGTAATATCTCGGGTGGCAATGTGTTAGGTGGTGCCAATGTGAATGCAACCACACACACAGGTACCACAGTGAGTGTGACTGGCAATATAAACGGCGGTAACATCATATCCGCAGCGGCACTTAGTGCTACTTCTTTAAGTCTGGGCAGTGGATCAAGCACCGCCGGAAGTTATAGCGCCACTGGTAACATCACCGGCGGTAATATTTTAACAGGCGGATTAATCAGTGCAACAAGCACAGTTACTGGAAGCCAATTCAATGGATCTGGTGCTGGATTGACTTCAATTCCTGGCGCCAACGTAACTGGCACTGTGCCATCGGCCACAACGGCAGGCACGGTGACCACAGCAGCTCAGGGTAATATTACCAGTGTTGGTACATTGACCAGTTTGGCTGTGACTGGTAATATTAGTGGCGGCAACCTGTCAGGTACCAGCATTGTGGGTACGCTGACCACAGCAGCACAGACCAATATCACCAGCTTGGGAACTCTAGGCAGCCTGGCAGTGACCGGCAATACCACAAGTGGTAATTTGCTCACAGGTGGATTGATATCATCAACTGGTGCTGTCACTGCAAGCCAATTCAACGGATCAGGCGCAGGCCTAACTTCAATTCCTGCTGCCAACGTAACTGGTACGTTAAGTGTTAATACATCTGGCTATGCTGCCACTGTGAGTGGTGCAGCACAAGGCAACATCACCTCAGTTGGAACACTGGGCAGTTTGGCAGTTACTGGCAACATCACCAGTGGCAACCTGTCAGGTACTAGCATCGTGGGCACCTTGACCACAGCAGCACAGACCAATATCACCAGTGTGGGCACACTGACCAGTTTGGCAGTTACTGGCAACATCACCAGTGGCAACCTGTCAGGTACTAGCATCGTGGGCACCTTGCTTACCGCAGCACAAACCAACATAACCTCAGTGGGTACATTAGGTAGTTTGAATGTAACCGGTAATATCACAGGCGGTAATGTGTTAGGTGGTGCCAACGTGAATGCTACCACTCACACAGGTACCACTGTGAGTGTGACCAGCACTGTAACAGGAAGTCAATTCAACGGATCAGGTGCAGGATTGACCAGTATTCCAGGTGCCAACGTAACAGGTACAGTTCCACTGGCTACATCGGCCACAACGGCAGGAACTGTGACCACAGCAGCACAAGGCAACATCACTTCAGTTGGTACCCTAACTAGTTTAGCAGTGACAGGAAACATAACCAGTGGCAATCTGTCAGGTACTAGCATCGTGGGCACCTTGACCACGGCAGCACAGACCAATATCACCTCAGTTGGAACACTGGGCAGTTTAGCGGTTACTGGCAACATAACCAGTGGCAACTTGAGTGGTACCAGTATCGTGGGTACATTGACCACAGCAGCACAGACCAATATCACCAGTGTGGGCACACTGACCAGTTTGGCAGTGACCGGTAATATCTCAGGTGGCAATGTGTTAGGTGGTGCCAATGTGAATGCAACCACACACACAGGTACCACAGTATCAGTAACCAGCACTGTGACTGGAAGCCAATTCAATGGATCGGGTGCAGGACTTACAAGTATTCCAGGTGCCAACGTAACTGGCACAGTTCCATCGGCCACATCGGCCACAACGGCAGGCACAGTGACCACAGCAGCACAGGGCAATATCACCAGTGTGGGTACATTGACTGGCTTGACTGTATCAGCAACTATAAATGGTAGTGTATCTGGTTCAGCAGGCAGTGCAACCACAGCAGGCACAGTGACCACAGCAGCACAAGGCAATATCACCAGCTTGGGTACGCTGACTGGCCTGACCATCAACAATGCGACCACAGCCATCAACAATGCTGCCACAACAGGTACTGGTAATATTGGTGCCAGCGGCGCTGTGTTCAATACTGTGTTTGCCAAGGCAACATCGGCACAATATGCTGACTTGGCCGAGATGTATGCAGCTGACGCTTACTACACACCCGGAACAGTGCTTGAGTTTGGCGGCTCGGAAGAAATTACACTAAGCGATAGTGACATGAGCACCAGAATAATCGGTGTGGTATCTACAGATCCTGCTCACTTGATGAACAGTGATTTACAAGCCAATCACCCTACCGCAGTGGCGCTGATAGGTCGTGTGCCATGCAGTGTGGTCGGTACAGTGCGTCGAGGAGACATGATGGTCAGCGCCGGCAATGGTGCTGCTAGATCAGAATCCAATCCAGCGCCGGGATCCATACTTGGTAAAGCTGTGCAGGATCACACCGGTGTTGCCGGCGTTATCGAAATATTGGTTGGAAGATTGTAACAGTTATTTCGCAGGCTGAAAACTGCGTTCAACTGCTTCGATTTTTTGTTGCACAGCTTCGAGATTCACTGTGCTCCACAGTCCCGGATGCATGGGCTTGGGCCAGTGTCCACCGTCTAACCAAGCATAGCCCAAGTGTTCGTGATTCAACACAGGCACAAACTCCCTATCAACAATACACACCCAGGTGTGATATTCAAATGCATTGTCCGTGGATGTGAATTTTTCTAATGGGATCAATCGCAAGTAGTCAGGCATGCTGCCCAGTTCTTCCACACACTCGCGTTCCATGCCGCCCAACAAGGTTTCTCCGGTCTCTACCTTGCCACCTGGCAAGCCCCATGCACCCGGATGCTTGGCATCAGATCTCATGAGATACAGGTATCTGCCAGTGGCATGACTACGGAACCAAACCCCTACCGCTTTCAAAGTACAAGGCTCCATTCACCGCCTAGATACACACCTTGATAACTCTTGATCCATTGCTGCCCGTCCCACTCATATTGGATACTGGTTGTGATATTGGTAACATATTGCACTTCTGTGACAACCGCTGAGTTGAACACCACACGCCAGTAGTTGTTGCTGTATTCAATGATGTCGTTGGCACCGGCAACCAAGCCACGTCCGTTGGCCCCCAACCATCCTTCAGCAGGATAATCATTGTCAATATTACCGGTTGCCTCAGTTAATAGATATCTTACACCTTGAAAATTTGAATCATCCGGATTAGGAGCGTAGGTCAAAGGATTGATGATAGCATCAATCGGTTCCAATGTGTTGCCGGGCACAGTATCAATATCCACGTCAAACAACAAGAAACGATCGTCATTGGGATCCAATGACACAGTTCCTATCACTTCGGTTTCGTCGGGCTGCACCAGTCTCACTTGACTGATGCCCGGACGGAACGCACCATATACTCCAATCACTGCTGGCCACAACAGATTGCTGTCGGACACGATGGTTGGCGGTGTCAATGAGTCATTTGCCGGTTCTTGTGCTGTTTCTTGCTGTTGTAAACATTGCAGTTTGTTGTTGATCAACACCACAGCCCAATTGTACGGAGTGATCACCTGTCTGGTGCCTAACAACAGATCGTTTTGATATATGGCATTGTTTAGATCGCCTTGTGCGTCGTACATGCTGGCGATCACACGTTCCACCACACCCAGTTTCTTGACCTTGGCCGGTGATGAAATCCAGATAGGCAGCCCAAATTTTAGTGTAGCCACATCAATGGGATTGTCTGTGCCTTGTGGAATAACTCTAGATGTCCATACACAGTCATCTAGTTCTACCACGCTGAGGCTGGTCCAATCAAGATAGTTGTCCGTACTCTGTATCTCCAAGCTGGGATTGAACAAGGTCAGGATCTGTTCCAGCAGTTGGAATTTTTGGTTGGTATTACTGGTCCAGATATCCAGTGTGATGCCCAATCTGTATGGCACAGGCATCAAGCGTTCGATAGTGAATGCATTACCTTGCGTGGTTTCGTAACTGTCTGTGGCACTGTCATAGGTGCGTTGGCGCACAGATACTGTATTCACATGATAGGGTTCCTGCATCCTAGGGCGATCATACGTCAGGGCTGACACGTAAAAAGTCATCAGCGGAGTGCTGGGCATGCTGGCTGCGGAATTTTCCTGCAGGATAGTTTGTGCATTCCTACTGGCATCACCGTACCGCACAGGCACACGCAGCAGCGCAGGTTGCTCACCATCACGTCCGTACTGCACCTGGAAGTTTGATACTATCCTGGTAAATTGCAGCAAAAACCTGCGTATTTGTTCGTCGTAAAAGAATGATTGCATGTGTTAGCTGGACTTCTGTCCTGGTTGTGTACGTGGGTATGGGTTTGGTGGAAAATTACCGCCTTGATCGCCATTGTCTGCTCTGGGCCGGAGTATCTCGCTGAGACTCTGGCGGCTAGGTATGTTGCCCATGTCTGTGGTATTCACAGTGTATGTATTGTTAACAAAAGTGCTGCGTAAAGTATCGTTGGTCGCACCGTTGTTGAGATTAGCACGAACACTATCTTCGATCTTGATCCAGCGTTTGCCATCATAACGGAACAATCGATTGGGCTGATAATCTAATCTCAATGCATAATCTCCTTGTACCGGGTTAAGAGGAAAGCTCACTCCAGGTGTAACCGGCAATCCGTTTGGTGCAACACCTTGCCCGGTAAGATAGCCCACAGTATAACCTGGCCCTTTGGGAGTGACATCCATGCCACTTTGTGTGCCATCCACAGTTGTACCGCCATCAGCAGTGAGTGTGGTTGGATTGCCTGGTTGTGAATTCTCTGTGGGGAGAACATAGAATTTGGTCACATCATATCCACTGAGTGGCACTTCAACATCGGCCTGTGTGAGTATGGCATCGTTGATCTCAGTATCTTTGACTCTGGTACCTTGACTGTCAGATATGGTAGGTGGTGTGTACGGTTGCCAATAGGCAGTATTGTTTATGTCTGTGCCAGCTGGTGTGTTGACCTGGGCTTGATAGTACGCATCACCATAATTCACTATGCTGCCTGTTGGGTAAAAATTGCCATTGTCCCAGATCTGTTGGCTAACAAATGGCTTGTTGGTGATAGTATTGAATTCTTGTGCATCTGTGAGCGGTGTGGCTTTCACACGCCACAAGTGAGGCAACCATGTCACACTGAATCCTTCGCTGGCATAGGCTGCATCCTGGATCACGTAATACTTGGAAAATGCAGTAGGCAAGTTTGGATTTAAAGGATGGAAGTCTTTGAGATTGGGCACTTCTAGCACATCACCATTCATTAATTTTCGTCCAAACGCATCGATCATGTCATTGTAATGAAACGTGATGAACAGGGTATCGTTGTTTAGAAACAAGCCAAATTGTGTAAGATCAAAATCAATGTCTTGGGTATTGTACACACCCCGCATGGTGTACACATCTGGATCGTATGCTCGATCACGGTTTTCTAGCAACAGCAGGTCTTGTATGTTTAGTGGGCTTTGTGTTTCATATACCGGTTGGGTAGCATCTGCATTGCCTGAAAATGCAGAATCAGCACCACCGGTTTCGGGTCCTAGATATTTGTGGCAATAAAGATCCAAGCCGCCCACGGTGTACATTTCAGAAATGGTTCGGTCCAGGAACTGATAATCCCGTGTTCGATTGGGACGGTACATGGAAAGTTTAGGCATAGTGTGTTATTTATGGGCAGGTTGACCGGAAATTCTGTTTCAGTTATAATACTCACATGAAAGTCATAAAGCTGGATCGCAGATACCGTCCGCACAAAGAAGCCGGGTATGAATCTGGCTTGCGGTTTGAGGGCTGGTGGGATCATAAAGACAAAATTTCTCAGATTGAACGGATCTGCCAAAGTCGCTTGGGCACCAGCTGGACGGCCACGACCTCTGATTGGCTTGGGTATTTTGGAAAACGGGGACGCAACGTAGAGACACCCTACTACATCATGTTCCGCAGACAATCAGACATGACCTTTGTGCTGTTGTGCGCGGACTTGACCAAAAAATCATAGTGTGCTATAATTACATCATAAACACTAGCAAAGGAACTCCATGGCAACCCTAGCAGCTAAAGTCGCACTGAAATCGATGAACCCGCGCAGCCCCGACACCAAGTATGTTGGCAACGAACCCGAGTGGCGTGTGCAACCCGAACAAGACAGAAATCGCATCAGTGCCATGAGCAATGCGTTTGGTTGGTACAACTATTTCTACGGCAAGAAAGAAGCCAAGGAAATGATCGTGGCCTACTTGGATGCACACAAACGAGTCAAGGACGCTAAAAAAATGCGCACCTTGCCCGACAGCCAAGTGCGACTGACCACAGGCTGGCTGTGCCGCATGAGCATGATGGGACTGGAGCTCACTGACCAAGAACAGATCAAACTGGACAATCTCATCGCAGACTTGTTGGCCATCAAAGATCAGGCTGCTGTAGAAGTGGCAGAGCCCGAAGCAGTGGCCAAGCCCAACATCCAAGATCGACTGCGAGAAAAGATGAAGGATTGTGCCGGCGAACTAGAAGGCATGTTTGACGACTTTGTGGCTGCCGGCTGCAAGATGTCAGCAGACTGGAAACCCATCGCACAGATCCGCGGCATGAATGTGGCACCACAGATGGTGTATCACATTGCAGACATCTGGAAAACACGACTGGCCCACTTTGAGCTGGTTGTGGCTGGCAAAGACTCTCAGTTGGTTGAAGGTTATTCTTATCTCACCAAGGTGCAGTTGAGAAACATCGTGAAGTTCTGCGAGTCTGTGATCTCTGACTGCGGCGCATACGTGCAGATCAAGAAAGTGGAACGCAAACCGCGCAAGGTCAAGCCTGTGAGTCCTGAGAAAAAAGCAGCCAAGTTCAAGCATCAAGTGGAATTTGCAGAGCTCAAGCTGAAAGGATTGCCGGCTGCATCCTTGGTAGACAAGAGCGAAGCTTGGTTGTACGACACCAAGAAGCGCAAACTGATCCATGTGGTAGCAGACAGCCATGCTGGCAGTTTCACCATCAAGAGCAGCTCGATCATTGGGTTCTCTGTGAGCGAGACACAGCAGAAGACCGTGCGCAAACCCGCAGAGACCATCAAGGCCATACAAGCTGCGGGCAAGCCTGCTGCTAGAAAGATTTTCAAAGACTTGACCACCACTGAGACTCAGTTTAATGGTCGCAGCAGCGAGAATCTGCTAGTGCTCAAAAGCTGGTAAATAAGGGGGAACGGAGTTCCCCCTTATGTCTGACAACACACTACCACAACTCAAGCAAGCCCTGATTGATTACACTCGCCTAACCTTGGGCGGGCAGATAATCGATCTTGAGTTGGATCCTGAACACTATGAAGCAGCATATCAGCGAGCCATAGGTGTTTTCAGACAGCGGTCCAATGCTGCATATGAAGAAGCCTACATCTTCATGGAGTTGATCCGAGATCTCAACATCTACACACTGCCGCAAGAAGTGCAAAGTGTGAGACAGATATTCCGTCGCACATTTGGTGATGCTACTGGTCCTTTCGCATCAAACTTTGATCCTTTTGCACAGGCGTCGATCAATGTGTATCTCATGAACTTCAACGTGGCAGGTGGCCTGGCCACATACGATTTCTACAGCCAGTATGTGGAACTGGCGGCCAAGATGTTCGGTGGGTTCATGAACTACACATGGAATCCAGTGAATAAAAAACTGCAACTGATCCGTGATCCCAAAAACACCGGAGAGAATGTGTTGATCTGGTGTTATCAGCTCAAACCCGAAATCAATCTGTTGAGCGACTATCAGATACAGCAATGGATACGAGATTACATGGTGGCTGGCTGCAAGATGATCATTGGCGAAGCACGTGAGAAATTTGGTACTATCGCTGGCCCACAAGGTGGCGGCACCCTAAACGGCACTGCCATGAAAGCCGAAGCTCAAACACAGATAGATCTATTGCTCGAAGATCTTCGCAGGTACATCGACGGAGCGCAGCCCATCACCTTTGTGATTGGTTGATCATGAATCCAACTCTGATAGTAGGTTGCAGTTTTGCTGGCATCGCAGCAGGATATTCTCATCCGGCTCCTACAGTCAATCTGGAACGATTTCATTTTTTTGGAGATGCTGCTGCGGGCAACAGGGCCATTGCAGCCCGATTACGACACCAACTGCCCAGGGGCAAATACGATCATGTGTTAGTCATGTGGTCCGGAATAAACCGCATAGACATTCCAATTGAAAAAATTGTGCATGAAAAATTGCCGGACACGTATCCATATGTGTCAGTATTGGAAGATTGGGCCTGGTACCTATCCGGTGGCATGGGCAGCAGTTGGCAGTCAGATGACCACTGTCCAATACAGGTTAAGTCTCAATTCCGAGAGCAGTATGTGAATCAGACATCAAGATCTGCCACAGATTCCACGCTGGCAGCTATCTTGGAAACACAAGAACTGCTGAATTCTCGCGATGTGAATTATAGCATGTGTTTTATATACGATGTGCATCAGAGTTACGAGGAAGTGGTGGACAAGGTGACCAACACCCGTCGCCGCAACATAGGCACAGATCGTTGGCCACGTTGGTTGGCATTGGAACATTGTCTTGGCAAAATAGACACCACATCCACTTTGTACAGCATGGTAGATTGGACCAAATTCACAGTACCAGTGCCGCCATATGAATACTGTGCCGAACGCAATCTGTTGCAGATTGATAAATTCCACCCCACCAGTTTTGGTATGGCCGAATGGTTTGAAACACAAGTGGGATTCAACATAACCAGTTGAGTCGTTGTCGCTATAGGCATGTGTTATAATGTGCTATGGCAGATTTAATGATTGACATTGAAGGATTGGGCACTGGACCGGATACCACTATCCTGACCATTGCAGCCCAAAGTTTTGATCCTGTAGGCTCCGGCTATCATGAACGATTCTACTATGCTAGAATTGACTTAGAAAGCCAGGCCAATCGCAGCATACAACAAAGTACCATAGACTGGTGGGCTACTCAACCAGCAGCAGCACGGGACGAAGCATTCAACGAACAAGGCCGCATACCCTTAGACCAGGCACTGGACGAGCTGGCCAAGTTTATATGGCAAAGCAAGTTGATCTGGGCCAACGGCCCCACTTACGACATGAACATCATTGAGCATGCCTACAAAAGCTATGGCAAGCCCCTGCCCTGGCAATTCTACGTGGTACGCGATGCCAGAACCATATATAGTTTGTGGCCCGATCTGCCTCGTCCTGCTACCAGCCATCATGCACTGGAAGATTGTCGCAGGCAGATTGACATGTTGCAGGCAACATTGAAACATCTCAACGTCAAGGAATTAAAATGATCATAGGCATCTGTGGATTCATAGGATCCGGCAAAGACACAGTGGCAGACTATCTCACCAATTTTCACGAATTCCGTAGAGAAAGTTTTGCCAACAGCCTCAAAGATGCTGTGGCACAAGTTTTTGGCTGGGATAGAACCATGCTGGAAGGGCGCACAAAACAAGCCCGTGAATGGCGAGAACAATTAGATTTATGGTGGTCAGATCGTTTAAAAATGCCCGAGCTCACTCCTAGATGGGTGCTACAGCACTGGGGCACAGAGGTATGCAGACATGGGTTCCACGACGATATCTGGATTGCCAGCTTGGAAAACAAACTGCGCCACAGCCAGGATGATGTGGTGATTTCAGACTGTAGATTCCCAAATGAAATTGCTGCTATCAAACGTGCCGGCGGCCAAGTGGTACGTGTAGTTCGTGGGCCTGAGCCCGAATGGTACGATGCTGCACTGGCATTCAACCATGGAGAAAATGGCAACATGCGATGGGCCACTAGCAAATCACAGTTGGCACGGCTCAAGATACATGCCAGCGAAACTGCCTGGGTGGGTACCAAGTTTGATGCTGTACTGGACAACAACGGGTCCTTGGATGACCTGTACCTACAGATACAGCAGCTGACTATACATCCGGCTCAAGATCTCCAGGCCGCCAAGGCAAGTCAGATCTAAGCAGCTCCTCCACACAGTTTTTGCACACTGATTTGAGATTTTTCAGTGCTGCATTGTTGAGATCACCGTCCTGGTGATACACCAGTATCTGGCTGGCATATCTGGCTCGGAATCCGCAGCGATCACAGCTCATCTTCTTTTTATAGCCCGCTGATTTCCAGCGCGGTTCTCGTGGTCGGATTCCACGATTCTTCCTTGCACATGTTTCACAGCGTTTTCTATAGTGTTTGACATCTTCACGGATGTAATTCACAGCACAAGGTCGTTGGCCGCAGGCTTGGCAGATAGGTCTCATGGATTATTTACCTATGGACCTTTGCCAAAGGGTGCTGTATCGTGGCATTTTTTGATGTTGCCCATAAATATCAGTAACTTGAAAAGGAAACCACTATGGCTTTAACATCACCCGGCGTAGAAGTAATTGTAATTGACGAAAGCCAATACATTCCATCTGCGGTCAATACCGTACCTTATTTCGTGATCGCTACCGCACAGAACAAAGTGTCCGGTGACGGCGTCACAGTAGCAGCAGGTACCACAGCAGCCAATGCTAACAAAACTTATCTCATCACCAGTCAGCGTGATCTTACTGCTACATTTGGTGTTCCATTCTTCTACAACACCACAACAGGCACTCCAATCAATGGCTATGAGCTCAATGAATATGGACTATTAGCAGCATACAGTGCGTTAGGCGTGACCAATCGTGCGTATATCCAGCGTGCAGATATCAATCTTACTGACCTTACAGCCAGTCTAACTCGCCCAACTGGTAACCCTGCCAACGGAGCATTTTGGTTAGACACTTCGTCATCTATATGGGGTATTCAAGAGTGGAATGCAGATACAAATACTTTTGATGTCATGACTCCAATGGTAATAACCGATACCGCCGATGTGGTAAATTACAGTGGTGGTGACTATGCACCTCAACAATCAATTGGCAGCATTGGTGACTATGCGATATCTGCTGTATCAACGTATCTAGACGGTTATTATAAAAATAGCAGCAATACATGGGTTGCACTGGGATCTCGAGCCTGGCAAACATCGTATCCTACTATCACTGGCACAAATGCACCCAGCAGCTTGACCGTGGGTTACAACATGTACATTAACGGCAATTTGGTCACTGTTGGTGCCACAAACACTGTGACTGGCTTTGCAGCAGTGATCAATGCAGCAGCTATCGCTGGTGTCACAGCAGCCGCGGTCAGCGGACAGCTGAACATCTATGCTAATTCTCTTGCCACCAGCGATGGATCCACTGCCGGTGAAGGACATGTGGTCATTCAACCAGGACCAAATAGTGGTGCAGCATTGTTGACTACTTTAGGTATAACCGAAGGTGAGTACTACACACCTATCTATTTCCCAGGATATAGTTACCAAGCACCACGTTGGAGAACCACAGATGATGTTCCGCGGCCAACTGGCTCTGTATGGAATAATCTCAGTGCTGCAAATAATGGCATTTCTTTATCACTTAAAAGTTATAGTACCGCATTGGATTTATGGATTGCACAAGCTGTTCCAGCATATTCAAGTGACCTAACAGCAATCTTTGGATTAGATCCAACTGGAGGAGGCAAAAATATTCCTGTTGGCACAACCTACGTAGCTTATGATTCTGAACAGGTAACATATACTCCCAATGAAGTTATGTCACTTCAAATTTTTGAACGTATAGCATTAGGTGCCACCATTGTGACAGGAACAACCACTCCGACTGGAACTGCATTTGTTGTGGGAAATACTTTTAATCTGCGAGGTTCTGAACCCGGATCATCAGCAGCCAATTCCGCAACAGTAACTATTGGCGGCACTGGTACTGTGGCTGACTTTATCAGCGCAGTCAGTGCCGCTGCTATCCCATACGTGAGCGCTAGTGTAAATTCTGCAGGCAATATCGTATTCACCCATAGTCAAGGTGGTGTTATCCAGCTTCAAAATCTCACTGGAACGCCAATAACAACTGCTGGTTTCAGCACCAGTACTCCCAAAGTAAAACCATCTAGCTCAACCAGTGGAAGATTAGTGCTCAGCAACTTTGTGACTTCACCATTGTTCACCTACACCGCAAGCGACACATCACCGTACCAAAGTCCAGCTGACGGACGCATGTGGTACTACAGTTCTGTGGATGATTGCGATATCATGATCCAAGACAATGGAACATGGCAAGGTTATCAAAACGTCAGCAATGATGTCCGTGGATACGATCTTACAAACACAAATGCGTCAGGACCGATTGTATCAGCTACTGCACCTGTCACACAAAATGACACAGCAGAATCACCATTGGTTTATGGTGACCTATGGGTGGATACCGGCGACCTAGAAAACTATCCTAAACTGTATCGTTGGGAATCAGCCAGCGGCATTGATCAATGGGTAGAAATCAATACCACAGACCAGACCACTCAAGATGGTATCTTGTTTGCAGATGCTCGTTGGGCACCAAACGGCACTACAGATCCTGTGGCTGACCCATTGCCCACTATAACCAGCTTGCTGGTAAGTGATTATTTAGATCCAGATGCGCCCGATCCTGCATTGTATCCACAGGGCATGTTGCTATGGAACACACGTCGCAGCGGATACAATGTGAAGACTTTCCAACTGAATTACTTCACTACCACAGCTACCGACTACAGCATCAGTGCATATTCGAGCACTACCGCCTATGCTGTGAATGACTTTGTTAGCTACAACAACGGCATCTATGTGGCCACTGCTGCTGGCACAGGGAATGCTCCAAGCAACACAGCGTACTGGGATGAGATTGTGCTCAACACTTGGCTCACAGCGTCTGGCAATCGTCCAAACGGCGCCATGTATGGTGGTCGCCTGGCCCAACGCAAGATGGTGGTTGCTGCAATGAAGAGTGGTATTGATACCAGTTTAGCTGCTAGAGAAGAACAGAATCAGTACAACTTGATTGCTACACCAGCATATCCTGAACTGACTCCAAACATGATTGCACTCAGCAACGAACGCAACAACACATTGTTCGTGGTTGCAGATACTCCCATGCGTTTAGGACCAGATGGCAACAGCTTGGTTGATTGGGCTACCAACAACAACGGACTAGGCCTGCCAACAGAAGATGGCAACAGCAGCACCAGTAACTATGCCGGAGCGTTCTATCCCAGTTGCTTGACCAACGACCTGGGCGGAAACACAGTGGTACAACCTCCAAGCCACATGATGGTTCGCACTATCTTGCGTTCAGACGCTGTGAGTTATCCATGGTTGGCCCCGGCAGGAACACGTCGCGGTGTGGTGGATAATGCCACAGCCATTGGTTATATCAACGCTACCACTGGCGAATTCACACAGATTGGTGTGAGCCAAAGTGTGCGAGATATCCTGTATGAACGCAACATCAATCCGATCACGTTCATTCCAGGAATTGGTATTACCAACTTTGGTAACAAGACTACCACAACCACAACCACAGCGTTGGATCGTATCAACGTGGCACGACTGGTTTGCTTCTTGCGTGGCCGATTGGAAGAAGTTGGTAAGTTGTTCTTGTTTGAACCTAACGATCAGATCACACGTAATTCTATCGCCAATCTGTGCAACAGCTTGATGATTGACTTGGTAGCCAAACGCGCGATTTATGACTACCTGGTGGTATGTGACTTGAGCAATAACACTCCTGCACGTATTGACAGGAACGAGCTGTGGGTGGACATTGCTATCGAACCAGTGAAGGCTGTGGAGTTTATCTACATTCCTCTGCGCATCAAGAACACTGGTGCAATTGCTGCTGGTACGTAATGATCAAAGTTAGAGGCTGATTTTTCAGCCTCTTCTCAAAGGTAAATAAACATATAGGAGAGATAACAAATGGCAGTTTCATCATTACAGCGCATGACAGTACCCTTGGCAAGTGACCAGAGCTCATCAACCCAAGGCTTGTTGATGCCTAAACTCAGATATCGCTTTAGAGTGATGTTTGATAACTTTGGTGTTTCAACACCCACAACTGAATTGACCAAACAGGTAATCAGTTTTGCACGACCAAATCTTAGTTTTGAAGAAATATTAGTGCCAATCTACAACAGCACACTGAAATTGGCCGGACGTCATAGCTGGACAGATACAGTGTGTGAAGTGCGTGATGATGCTTCCAACTCAGTGTCTAAACTGGTTGGCGAACAGCTACAGAAGCAGATGGACTTCCTGGAGATGTCCAGTGCTGCCAGTGGTATCGACTACAAGTTTGTCACAAGATTTGAAATATTAGACGGTGGCAACGGAGCCAGCACACCGGTGGTGTTGGAATCTTGGGAACTGTATGGCTGCTACCTCAAAGCTGCGGACTACGGTGCTATGAATTATGGCACCAACGAAGCAGTCACAGTGAGTATGACAATTGCTTATGACAATGCTGCTCAGCTTGGTCCCAACGGTCTCACTGACTCGGGCATTGGTGGTGTGATTGGCAGAACAATAGGCGACGTGGTAACAGGCGCTGGCGCAGCGTAACGCTCGTGGGCAGTTTTGGCCAAGATTTTGCCAAGGGATTCTTTGGTGGCGCAGATGGTGTACGTGATTACACCCACGCCAGCAAAGTATTCAGGAGCAATGCATATGAACTTAAACCAAGATTTAAGTTTCTCTTCCATGTTACATTCACAGTCAATGTTGAACAGATACCAGCATTGAATGCCATATTTGCGTCTGACGATATAACCAATCTAAGCTATGTGGTCAAGACAGCAACCTTGCCCACGTACAGCATCGATACATCTACTCTGAATCAATACAATCGCAAAAGAGTTATACAGACCAAAGTCAAATACAATCCGGTCACTATCACTTTCCATGACGACGGTGGCGATGTGGCACGTAACATGTGGTACAATTATTTTCTCTACTACTACAAAGATTCCAGCCAGAAATATGGCAGCATAGCCAACACCAATGGTAGTGCGGGGCAAAGTGGCAACAAACAAAACGGCTTTGGTGGATGGGAAAGAGATATCTACAATACTCGTCAGACCACTGACTGGGGATTCATCGGTGAGAGCTATGGCGACGGAACTAACTCATCAACATCAGCTACAGGAAAACCTCCGTTCTTCAAAGACATACGCATAGCTGGATTTGACAAAAATCACAAATATGCAGAATATGTGCTGATCAATCCGTTGATTACGGCCTGGCAACATGACACGTATGATTATGCACAGGCCGGCGGCCTCATGCAGAATAGCATGACAATTGATTACGAAACAGTCAAATACTACAACAAAGCGCCCAACAGTTCGGCACCGGGATTTGGAAAAAATTCTACTCACTACGATCAAACCACAAGCCCAATTGCTCGTCCGGGATCTACCAATAGCATTTTTGGTCAAGGTGGCTTGTTAGACACTGTGGACGGAATAGCAGAAGATCTCAGTTCGGGTTCGGTGTTAGGATTAATTGGAGCAGCACAAAAAGCCGGCACATTCTACAATACCAACAAGAAAGCCGGTGGACTCAAGGCACTGATAGTCAACGAAACAGTTGCATTGGGCAAAGATGCTTTAAAACAAGCATTGCCGGGTGCAGTACGTGCAGCGGCCAACAAGGCCGATGGTTGGGTATTTCCTACTGCGCAGACCAACACCTGGCTTAATTCTACTAATGGTCCACAAACTCCGCTGACACAACGTGCAGGATTGAGATAATCAATGACCACTGTCAATACCACCAACTACAATATTGATCAGACTGTGAGAGTGTTTGATAGATTCTACGCCTACGACACCAATGTTCCTGTGGCTGAATATGACATCGTGTATAGTTTTTTCCTGAAAGAGATGACTTTGCCACGCACCGCAGGTAACTTTACTGTGAGCTTGTTCCGTGTGGCCGAACTGACCAATATCCCTGTTTTGACATTATTGCAGGGATTTACAGGCCAAGGCAACGGTGTAAATCTCAATATTTCGTTGGCATACTACTTGAATCTCATACGTGATCGAGCAACATTGCTGGGCGTGGGCGTAGCAGTGACACCCAATTTTTATCCTGCACAAGCGGTGTTGCAATGAGTCACTGGGCACAGGGCAAATACGAAGTTCAAAACGCAGCCAAATATGTGGGCAACGGTATTCCCAGATATCGTTCAGGCTGGGAGCTCAGCTTCATGAGATTTTGTGACAGCAATGACCATATTCTGCAATGGGCCAGCGAAAGCATCGCCATTCCATACCGCAATCCTGTCACAGGAAAGATGTCACGGTACATTCCGGATTTCTTGGTAAGCTACAGAACCAAAGACAACACCATGCGTGCCGAGTTGATTGAGATCAAACCCAAAAAGCAAAGTGTGGTTGAAAGCAAGATGACCAGTCGGGACCGCGCAGTAGTAGCAGTGAACTATGCCAAGTGGGACCAAGCAATGAAATGGTGCAAACACAATGGTCTCAGTTTCAGAGTTATCACTGAATTAGACATGTTCCATAACGGTAGATCTAAATAAGCCATGCAGTGCAGCCACTAAATATGGCATGACCAAAAAACTCGAAGAGTTGTTCGACTTACCACCCACTGAAGAAGATCCTCCGCCTGCTGTACTGCCAGCAGAAACCACACGTCAAACTCTGGCTGCACTGGATGACAGCATAGACAAAATCAATGCTGCATTGCCCGCTGTGCGAGGCCTAGAAAGTTCTGACCAAGAAATGGACGAGCTGTCCGACTTGGCCCAACACAGCTATAAAGATCTCATGGACCTGGGCATGCAAGTGGATTCAAGATTTGCTGCTGAGATATTTTCAGTGGCCAGCAACATGTTGGGCCATGCTATCACAGCTAAAACAGCCAAACTGGACAAAAAACTCAAGATGATTGACCTGCAACTGAAGAAGATGCGCCTGGATCAAAATGTCAAGACAGAAGATCCTGCAGGTGGTGCAATGGAAACGGCCCAGGGTATGGTGCTGAGCCGCAATGATTTACTGGAACGATTGTTGCGCGGTAAAGACCAAAACACTCAAAAAGAATAAATATACCATAGGACACTCATATGAAACCATTTGCAAAATACCTAACTGAAAGCGAAAAAACCTACAACTATCGGATCAAGATGGTAGGTGATGTGCCTTCAATGTTCGTCAAAGAGCTGGAAGGCAAACTGGCACAGTTTGATGTGGTCAAGATGTCAAAGATCAAGACTGCACCAGTGCGCAAAGAGATCCCAGACTTTCCGGCGTTCCCCAATCAGCCCATGAGCATCGTGGATGTGGAGTTTCGTTATCCTGCTATTGAACCACAGATCAAACAGCTGGCACAACTACTGGGCATGGATCCCAACAGGATCGTCATGAACACCGTACCATACGAAGACAGCATGAATGACGAAAGCCGCAAGATTGGCAGCGAAAATAAGGATCTGTTGGACAAGCCAGACTATCCTGCACCTGATGCAGAACAACGAGCACTCAGCAAAGACTATGCCACAGGTCCATATGATCATGCGGTATTGAAAAATGCCTATCGTTCAAACTTCACCATCGCTGGCAACAAAACACCGCCAGCCAAAACCACAAATGAGTTGCCAATGGGAAACAAAAGCCCAATGACCAACGTCAAGCGTCCGCCCAAGCCAGCCACTGGCGCCAACCCAAGAGGATAATATCAAATGAGTTTTTTTTACGACCTGAACAAAAAATTAGACAGCATCCGTGCCATGCCTGAAGTGACACATCAGCAGCTGAACGAGCGTGATCTGGGCAAGCACAACAATGCTAACACTGGGTTTGCTGCATTGGCCAAGAAAACTAATCCTCGAATTGCCGGTGCACAGCTGGCACACATGCGTGAAAAAGGCCAAGTGGAGGAAGACCGACCAGTTGATGAGCCAGTGTCTAAGTCCAGCGCAGCCAACCGCAGTTCGTCTAAGAAATATGATCCAAACATACCCGGTTCCGGTATCATAGTAGGCCCAGACAACGGCCCTCCGCCCAAGAAAACTGACGACAACAGATTGTACAAAGATTCTGTGCCCGTGGATGAGCCAGTTAAAAAAACAACCAATGAAGGTGGTGTTGTTGATCCGGTTGGTGAAATACGTCCTGGCCAACGCACGCCAGTTAGACCCTCCTACAAACCAGAAGTAAAACGAATTACACCCTTACCAAAGCCTTCGGGGGCCGTGGATGATGATGAGATAGACGAAAGTGCATTACAAGCTGCTTTTGGCATGAAGAAATACGGCGAACCAGGAATGAAAGAACTACAGCGACTAGGCCGAATTGGTGCCAGCGAAAAAACCAAGGCTGCGGCTCGCAAGAAGTACAATCAGTATGATGAAAGCATGACCGACGAAGGCAATGCGTTCTCGGGTGCAGTGGTCCGAGCCAAGCGTGATGGTATCCAACCTGGTGAAAAAATCCGTGTGGGTGGAAAAGAATATCCTGTTCAAGAACAAGGCATGGGCATGCCTGCCAGAAAAAAATCATTTGCTGACAACGTGGCCAGCGCCAAGAAAGAAGTTGATGAGATGTTGGGACAAGTGGCAGCTGATGCCATGAAAAAAGCCATCGGCAGCGGCCGTGGTCGCAATGCCGAAATGGATGAAGCATCTGACTGGTCACAGCTACACAAACCGTTCAAAGCAGGTGACTTTGACGACACGCCTACTCGCCGCAGAAGCAGCAGCGGTGGTGAGATCGATACCGGCACACCAGGCGTCACACGCCATCGTCCAGTAAAAGGCAACTACAGCGGTGCTGCCCACAGTGGCGAAGAGCGTCGCGCCAACCAACAGGCCGATGCTGCTGATGAGCGAGCTGCCCGTGCTGGCCGTCGTCCAGTTGGAGCAGGCCAGGGCAAGAAGATTGGAGCCAAGATCAATCGTGGCACATCAAAGCTGATGACTCGTGAAGGCGACCAGGATCCAGCAGATCAAGGTGAATACGATCGCGAAGGCGAAATGGGTCGCAACGAGATCCACACCATGATGCGCAATGCCAAGCAACTGGAAAAGATGTTGGGCAACGACGATGACTTGCCAGAATGGGTACAGAAAAAACTCAGCTTGGCCAGCGACTACATGCAGACCATTGCTGACTACTTGGCCAGCGAAAAAGAAACTGATGCTGAAGACCAGACCGGTCGTGAAGTAGAAGTAGAACTGGCTGAAAAAAAAGCCAGACCAACTAAAAAACGCAGTGGCAATGACGGCAACTTGGCCAACAATGCCAAACCCTATGACAAAGTCACTCAGGGTGATGTTGTTGCAGGACGTCTTGGCAAAGACGAAATGGGTGGCAAGAGCAAGCCAAGCAAGCCCAAGGCCAAGAAAGAAGAAGAAGTTGAAGAATCAACCACTTCAGGTTCTGTGGCCACCGCATCCACGTCGGGCAAGGCCAGCAAAGGCGGCATGAGCTTTGGCAAAGGCATCTACGACAGCATTGATCGTGCAGTTGAACGTCAGATCACGGAAAGCATGAACATCAGCATGAACATGAGCACAGACGAGCACGGTGGTCCTGGTCAGTCGCTCACTATCACTGCCACAGATGAAGATGCTGTGCAGCTGGCACAACTGCTGAAGATGGCCGGCATGGGCGGCGGCCAAAACGAAACCTGTCCCGTCTGCGGCATGTCCGACTGCGGCTGCGGCGACATGGAACAGATGGACGAGACCTACGGCGATAACACAGTAGATATGAACAGTCCAGACTATCCTACCAACACCGAACGTGCTCAAGACAACTTTGGCTACAGCGGCGGTATAAACAAGCCCAAACGTGATGTTGCCGGCAACGGTCAAAGCACTGTTCCTGTCACAGCAGTGCGTGGTCAAGACGATGATTTCCAGGAAAGCATTCAACGCATGCGCGAAATAGCAGGCATCAAGCCAGTGAGTGAAGACAAAGCCGAATGGCTCAAGCCCGAAGGCATGGCTGGATCTGAACCCACTGCACCCGGCGGTGTTGTTAAGAAAAAAGAAGGCAATAGCTATGTGTATGCGCCTAAGGTTAAAGATGAGCGATTGACCGCGACCATTCCTTCAAGATATGTTAATCTTGATAAAAAAGATCAAAAATACATTGATCCTGACAAAAGAGACTCTGAAAACAAGGATTCTGAAAACAGCACAAATGAAAGTATCTTTACTGATACTGCCAATCTGTGGAAAAGCTATAAAGGATAACAGTCATGTCATACAAACCATACAACGAAAATCTCAACACACCCACACAGCACAATCCGCATAGTCCGGCCGCTGCCAGTTGGAAACCACAGCCTGTGGAGATTCCAGGTGTGTTACACCAGTCACGCCAGCTGTATCAGCCGGTGGTGACAGAAGTTCCCAAGGATAAGTCATAATGGCCACTCAAGTTGTAAATGCTATAGGAAATGTGTTATGGACCACTGACAAAGTGCAGTTTAATACCACGCTGTCCAATGTCACATTCCAGGTCAGTGCAGTACAACTGACTTATATACAGGCCAATGGTGTTCCCACCAATGCTGCCATGCCAATCTCCACTGGCAACTTGTATGCCAATGCTATCGCTTTGCCCGGCAACTCCAGTCAAGAATACTATGTGGGTGCAGGCAATTATCTCAACATCTTGACCGGTACAGGCGGTTTTACTGCCACAGCAATTGGATCAGCAACATCAGCCACAGCAGGTGTGACCGGCGCGTCTTAATAGATACCATGCGTGCCAGTGAATTCATTGCCGAAGGTCAGCAGATTGGCCGATTGAGCAAGACCAAAAGTTTTGCCACTGTGGGCTTGAACAAATTTGTTGATCCAAACCATGCTGATCGTGTGTATGAATTAAATCGCATCATGATGGCTGCCGCCAGCACCGATGGCACCTTTGTGCCTGATATAGATGGTGAATCCTGGGCCGGTCGATACAACATTGCAGCACCTTATACGCCGGAAGAACAAAACATGCTGAATATGGCCTACAAGGCCATTGGTTCCGACATCCAGGATCTCAACAAAGGCGATCTCCGCAGTTTAGAATTGCCCAGCACCAACACCACTAGCCCTGTACAAGCATTCCGGGGTTACAGATGAGAGCTCGAGAGTTTATAACCGAAGAAAAAACTTTACCTCCGGAGCAAGCAGATCCCATGAATCATGTGTTTGTGTTGCCTGGAGTAAAATCCAGCGACCCATATCAGATCTACAGACTGGGTGTGGCTATGGCCCGTGCCAGAAGTGATGCCGGAACAGATGGCATCACCGACAAACTACCTGCCTGGTCTGCACAAGCAGCATTTGGTGAAGATGCAGTAATTGCAGGATTTAATGCCAGCGTTGAACCAGTGATTGATCAAGCATTGAAAATGGCTGGCTTGCCTGCTAAAAAAGTACAAATAAGCACGCCAAACAGCTTAGAACCTGCATCAGTAAATCACACCAGCCCAGTCCGGCCCTTCAAAGGTTATTAATTTTAACATGAAAAAACTACTCTTGGTACTGTTGCTCGCAGCCGTTAATCTGGCACAGGCCTGGACTCAACGCCCGGCGAATCCGTTGCCCATGTGCCGAGTGCATCAACCATATGGATTTGCAAAAACTGAACGCCAACTGCAACCCATCTGTCGTCAAGCATATCTTGTGGCCTACGACGCACAGGCCAAAATCCCTAACTATGTGGCCTACACACTCACTCCGCCCAACGCACTGGGTTGTGTTGCTCGTACTAATGCTTTTGCAGTGGATCAAAGCATTACCAATGGGGCCACACCCGATGACTATGCTGGCACAGGATATGACAAAGGACACATGGCACCAGACGGCGATCTCAGCTGGGATCAACAGGTGGAATACGAAAGTTTCTTGATGACCAACATGAGCCCACAAGCCGGCAGCTTGAACCGCGGCATCTGGAAATTGCTAGAAACATCAGTGCGTGGTTGGGCTGTGCAGCACAATCAAACATATACCATCATCGCCGGCAGCACATATGATGCGTCAAGCAAGAAAATTGGAAAGGGAGTGATAGTACCAAATGGCTTTTACAAGATTGTTATCAACAACAAGACCCGGGAAATAGCCGGATGGGCATTCCCACATCTAGCACCATATCCTAATCTAGGCAATGACTTAACCCGATTCCGACTGCCCATTGATATGATCGAGAACTCAGCTGGTGTAGAGTTTGCGTTTCCTCCGGGTGCAGTAGAACTGGCACCGGGTAAAGAATGGGCAGTGGATTTTGGTGCGCTCACCCGAGCCAAACGCGCCAAGTGTGGTGCATCAGACGATTAATATCTGCCCAAGCGGTCCGGATGTAAATACTACATGACCGATTTCTATTGTGCAGCCCCATGGCGTGGGCTGCATATCAATCCACGTGGTGATGTCAAAACCTGTTGTGCTGGCAATCCTAACATGCTGGGCAACTTGAATCAGCATGGTATAATCGAAATCCTCAACAGCAGCCAGATGAAACACATACGCAGTAGTTTGTCTCAAGGGCAAGCACACGAGTATTGCTCCAATTGTGTCAATGCCGAAAGATTTGGCGGCCGTTCTGAACGTGCCTGGCACAATGATGTCAATACCGACTTTGACTATGCCACAGCTGGGGATCAATATCACTATCCTGTGATAGTAGATGTACGATGGAATACCACCTGCAATCTCAGCTGCAACTATTGCGGAGAAGCATGCAGTTCAAAGTGGGCGTCGATCAAAGGTATCGCAGCTAAATCGGGCACGAGACCTTATTATGAATCAGTGTGTGACTTCCTATCGCAACACCACGATCGCATACATGAAGTGGCACTAGTAGGTGGTGAGCCACTCATGCTACCCGAAAACGATCGATTGTTGGATGTAATACCAGCAAATGCCATCGTGACCTTGATCACAAATTTGAGCGTGGATCTAGACAACAACAAGATATTCCAAAAACTATCCAAACGCAATCGAGTAGGCTGGAGCATGAGCTTTGACAACATCGGTGCCCAACTGGAATATGTGCGTCACGGAGCCACCTGGGATCAAATCAAACAAAATGTTCTCAAGATCAAACAACTCATGCACACACAGGGGCATTGGGGCGGAATACATGCGGTATATAATATCTACAATGCCACACGCATCTGTGAGTTGAGACAATTTGCTGAACAAGCAGGAGTTAGCGTACTCTGGCAGAGTTTATTCCAGCCCGAATATCTAGATCCCACTTTGCATGGACCCGAGATAGCAGTACAGGCTACTCAAGAGATTGAACGATTTTATGCATTGGGCATTGCTACCGCAGCAGAGCAGCAGTTTTTTGATCAAGCACTGGCAACATATCAACAAGTAAAATCAGTCAATCCTGAAATTTCAAATCAATTTCAACAACATATACACAACATTGAGCATGTGTATCACACAGACCAATCAGGTGGGTTTGTGAAATTATGGCCGGAGTTGGCACACTTATGCAAATAACTGCGGTCGATCAAGATCAGAATCTGTTCCATGTGACTGACCTCATGCCCAAATCATTGGTTGAACAGATACTACAAACACCTTGGCTGAGTTTGGATTACACATTAGAAGAAGGCAATAGAGAATTAAGAAAACGAATCAATAACAACCAATTGAGTTGGATCAGCAGCTGGCATGACAGCATAAAGTCCCAATGGGACCACATAGCAGAACAAACTGGATGCGAGCATTTAAAATATTTAGATACTGGATTTTGGATTGACATGGCCACCTACACATGCCCCTTGCACACTGATGGAGAGTTACCGGGAGCCATACAATTATATTGGATTGGATCCTCTCCTGATATCGGTACCACATGGTATCAGTATAAAGATCCAGATCACATACGGCACGTTTTTGAGTTTGTGACTAACACAGGATATATTATGATAAACACCCCAGATTCAATTGGCTACAGAAAATTACAATGGCATGGCATGCTGAATCCTGTACCCAACAACTCTTTTAGAGTAAGTTCTTATTCCTGGTTGGTGGCAAAATGATTTCTGATAGTCCTACATTCTGTCCAGCACCTTGGACCAGTCTCAACATCGATCAAGCTGGCGCGGTCAGCCCATGCTTCCATTGCGTGGAAATGATTGGTAATAACAAAAAAACACCCATACAAGAAATTATACATGGGCCCGTTGCCGCCGCCATGCGATCGGCAATGTCACGAGGTGAATGGCACTCTGGATGCACCTGGTGCAAGCGGCTGGAAGATACTACCGGTGCTAGTGGAAGGACTGTGAGAATTGTGAGTGAAGATACTTTGGCAGCAATCAACAGCGATCCAGATTTTTTTAAACTAGAACATCTTGTGGTTAATTGGAGCAATCTATGTAATCTGACCTGTGTGTATTGCAATCCGCAAACATCAACTGCATGGCAGAGTGTTCGAAAGATACCTATTAATCATGTGAAAAACGCCCACGAGGATTTAATAGAGCTGGTAAAAACACAAGGGCACAACATACAAGGGCTCAGTCTCGGCGGTGGAGAGCCGTTACTACAGAAAGGTCTAGATACATTTTTAAGTTATCTAAATCCTGACAAAGTACGTGTGATGGTCACAACAAATCTCAGCATGGAAATCACTAAAAATCCTATCTATCAATTGTTGCGCACCTGGCCTGATGTTGAATGGCAGATCAGTTTTGACAATGCCAACGAGCAAAAATTTGAATATGTCAGGGACGGGGCCAACTGGGCACAATTTGTAAAGAATATACGTCAGATGAAACAAGATGGACTAAGAGTAAATGCCCATCCTGCGTATTCTATCTATTGTGCATTGGATCTTGAAGAATATTATGAATTTTGCAACAAAGAAAATCTAGGCATATATTGGTGTGAGCTCAATGATCCTGTTGAATTGGACATTCGTCGGCATTCGTTACAATTACGACAATTGGCCATACAAGAGATAGATCGCATCATTGATCGTTACGATGATCGTATAAACTTATCTACACATGTGTTAAAAAGCTATAGACGCACATTGGAAAATCCCGATTACATTAAACATCAGGATGACATCGCAAAACGCACCGTGACCTGGCACACTAGAACCGAAGCATTGTTAAAAAAATCAATTAGCTTTGCAGATCTATGGCCCGCAACGGCAACTATATTAAATGAGAACGCTAATGAAAATTAAAGCACCTTGGCATTTTGGTATGAAGTATGCTGGACAAACAGTATCCTGGTTGCCAACTGATACCGAAGAAAATTTCCAACGATTGAATCAAAATCCTGAATATCACGAGTATTATCGCAGCAAAGGATGGCTCGAACCAGGCGCTATAACTTATCAAATAAACAGCAACGGATTCAGATCTGAAGAATTTGATCCCGCCGCTGCCAGCATGGTTTCTTTAGGATGCAGCTACACCATTGGTATCGGCTTACCAGAAAACACTACATGGCCCTACCTAGTGTCTCAAGCCACAGGACTAAAAAACTACAATCTTGCCTGGGGCGGCGTTAGTGCAGATACTTGTTTTATGTTGGCCAGTTATTGGTTGCCGGTACTGCGCCCCCGATGGGTGGTGATGGCAGCACCACCCCGGCATAGATTTGATCTCATAACTGAAGACCGAGCACTACCACACGAAACATACATGCCCGGACACGAATCGGGGCGAACCGAGACCAACGATTTTATCAAGAATTGGTTTTTAAATGATCGCAACGCTGAGTTAAATAACTCGCGTAACCGATTGGCTGTGCAAGGACTATGTGCTGAACTGGGGATCAAATGTTTGACCTACAACGCACATGATTGGTTTGCCAAAAGTCGTGAAGAAATAGAATACGCAAGAGATCGCATGCATGCCGGCCCCTTGGGTCATAGGTTGTTTGCAGAAAAGATAATAGATGATATTGCCAAAAAATAACTTAGAAACCGTGTTGGTCAAGGCTCCGCATCGTCGCGAGACTTATACCGAGCAGGAGATCACAGAATTCATGCTGTGTGCTGATCCCGTGACCGGTCCATTGTACTTCATGGATCATTTTTTCTACATTCAACATCCTATTCGTGGCAAGATGCGATATTCTCCTTTTGAATATCAAGAGAGACTGATTGGTACCTACCACAACTACAGATACAGCATCAGCATGATGCCTCGGCAAACAGGCAAATCAACTTCAGCTGCTGGTTACTTGTTGTGGTATGCCATGTTTGTGCCTGACAGCACTGTGTTGATTGCTGCACACAAATACACAGGTGCTCAAGAGATCATGCAACGTATTCGCTATGCCTATGAGCTGTGCCCTAATCACATACGTGCAGGTGCAACCAGCTACAATAAAGGCAGTTTGGAATTTGACAACGGCAGTCGTATTGTTAGTGCTACCACTACAGAAAATACCGGTCGTGGTATGAGTATTTCGCTGCTGTACTGCGATGAGTTTGCATTTGTTCGTCCAACTATTGCCAAAGAATTCTGGACCTCAATATCACCCACACTGGCCACAGGTGGTAAAGCCATCATCACAAGCACTCCCAACTCAGACGAAGATCAGTTTGCTTTCTTGTGGAAAGGTGCCAACAAAACAGTGGATGAATACGGCAATCAAACTGTGTTGGGCACTAACGGATTCAGAGCATTTCGCAGCTACTGGAATGAGCATCCTGATCGTGACACCACCTGGGCCGATCAACAACGTGCAGCTCTGGGCGAAGAACGTTTCCGTCGAGAGATGGGTTGCGAATTCATTATCAATGACGAAACCTTGATCTCTCCAATCAAATTATTGGATCTTGAAGGTATTGAGCCCTTGCGTAAGACCGGGCAGGTGCGATGGTACCAAGAACCCAAAAAAGACAAGATGTATATTGTCTCATTGGATCCCAGCCTGGGAACAGGCGGTGACCCCAGTGCCATCCAGGTATTCGAAGCTGACACCACCATACAAGTGGCAGAGTGGCGGCATGATCGTACAGATGTGCCTACCCAAGTCAAAATACTAGCAGACATCATTAAAGAAATCAATGCGGTAGTAAAAGATGCTAGCAAAATTTACTATTCAGTGGAAAACAACACACTGGGTGAAGCAGCGTTGATTTCTATTGCAGAATACGGTGAAGAAAACATTCCGGGCTACTTTCTCAGCGACAATTCAGTACAGGGCACAGCAGGACGCAGGATCCGCAAGGGGTTTACCACCACAAACAAAAGCAAAATCATGGCCTGCAACAAGGTCAAGATCCTGATAGAATCCGGCAGGATGAAGATACAGAGCAGGCCGCTGATTTCTGAACTAAAAACATTTGTGGCACATGGTACTAGTTTTGCTGCCAAACCCGGAGAAACTGATGACTTGGTCATGGCCACATTGCTGGCCGTGCGTATGTTGGTGATGTTGCAGACATATCACACCGAATTGGACACACATCTCAAGGATCATGGCGACGTCATAATCGAACCCATGCCATTCATCTCTATCATGCGTTGAAACTAAATAAACAATCATGGCACAACAAAACAATATCGCGCAGCAACTGAATGACCTGTTGGTCACACGCAATTTCCATCCGGACATGCTGGATGCACAAGGCAAGGTCTGCGACAGCGAAGATGCCAAAACATTCACATTTGACTACATCAGCGGCACTGGTAAAAACTACGGCACCATGGTGGTCATACTGGATTCAGACAACGATCTAAAAGCATTCTACGGCGACAATCTGGGTCGTACCATGGAAGGCAATGACAAAGAAGAATTCTTTGATTTCCAGCAGCACCTGAGCCAGTTTGCCAATGCACATCGTTACACATACACTGCCAAAGATCTGGGACAGCTCAAGCACACCATGCAAGGCTTAGCAGCCATCAAAGAAGGGTTGTTTGAAGGCTATTATGGCACACGCCGAATCAGCTATGCAGGCGAGCCCACTGAAGCAAGATTGATGATCCGACACAATCGTAATCTGGGCGAGACTGATGCACGTTTCCGTTATGTAGAAAGCATCTTTGTGGAAACAGCAGATGGCGAGCGATATCGACTGCCATTCACAAATCTAGCCGGCGGCCGAGCCATGCTGGAACATGTGCGTCAAGGTGGCAAGCCCTATGACGTGCGTGGCAATCACATCTGTGAAATGATCACAGAGCTCAAGGTGCTCACACGTTTCAATCGTGCCAGCCAAGGGCGTGTGTTAGAAGGCATCACTCAAGGTGTGGTACAAGGTGCGCAAACCTACTACAAATCCCTAAGAGAAAACATCAAGCGATTAAGCAGCCCACGTGGCTATGCTGCTTACTTTGAATCTTGGCATCCTGCGGACATCACAGAACAAGACCAATTGGTAGAAGATATCAAAACACTGTTCGTAGAACAGACCATTGACGACAGGATTGAGCAAGCTCTACCACTGTTGGCAAAAATACAACGAGGACGTGAAATGAAAGAAGCTGACATATTTGAAAACTGGGTGAATAGCGTGACAGAAAGCCACTGGAACCTGCCCGAAACTCCGGAACAACTGAACAAGCTCAAAACACTCATGAGTGGCGAATTGATCGTGGGACCAGACGGTACCAATGCCAAAGAGCAACTGCGTGATATCATCGGTGATGATGATTTGTTCAACCGTATTGAAGATTTGGCTGCACAAGATCCCGATGCCAATTTATGGGATGACACCGAAGTACAAGACATATTGCAGGCACTGGGCATACAGATGCCTGACCGTGCTGCACCTGACATGGACGCTCGGCCACAACAGGCAATGGCGGAAGAATTTGTAGATCAATCTCCAGACGAAAACATGGATGATCCAGATCAAGATGATCGCATAGCAAATTTCCAAAAAATTGGGCAACCGATGGACGCAAGAGTTGGCGGGCAACGCACAACTACTGGCCCAGATTTTCGAGAAAGAACAGCCAGTGTCACAGGCCCTGATAGTCGAGGCATGCACAAAGTCACTGTCACACAAGACGATGATATCGCTTCGCAATTCCTTACAAAAAATCCGCCAAGTAATTCTCGATTTTTTGTTGGTAAGGATACAAATGAAGCCGACAACATCAGCACCTTTGAAAGCCTTCAACGCATGCGCCATTTGGCAGGTGTGCCACTGAAAGAATCTCGCATTGAAGAATCCAGTGAATTCATGTATGAAAAAATTGGTAAAACACTGGCACAGAAACAGCCCATGTTGGATGTGGATTCTGATCAATTTGTTCAAGCAGTTTATCCCGAAATGATTGCGTTGGGAATGACACCAAAGTCTGCTATGAATTTAATCAATGATGAAGATTTTTTAGGTGATGTGGCCAATTCATTCTATCACTATGCACAGCATGGCACAAATGACATGATAGACGAAGCCGAGGGCGAATTTCCACCACCGAGCGATCCCAGCAAATATCCAGAAGTTGCTGCTACTCAACCGCTGCCAGCTGATGCGCTTTCCACTGGGCAATTGACCATTAGACCCACGCCCACAACATCACCGGCAGCAGGACCAGTGGTTGGTGCCAGCACCAACCCTGCTGTGCAGCAAGCAGTGAAAGATGCCACCGGTGGTCAGTTTGTGCCCAAATCAGCACCGCCTCCGGCAGCAGAATACACAGGCCCCACTGCCGGTGGAGCCCCGACCAATCTTGCTCCGGGTATCAATCGATTGACCGGCAAACCTAATGCCTCGGCACCGCCCCCACCTGCTCCGGCAGCAGCACCTGCGCCAGCAGACCCTAATGCTTTTAATTCATTAAAGAACAATGTCTTGCCCAGCGGGGCAACCACTCGAAGCCTGGCCAAGCCCGCACCCGTGGAAGAGGATCAAGCTCGGTCTGAAATAATGCGTCGTAATCCTAAAGGATTTCAGGTCACTCCCACACCATTAGCCTCCCCGGATGCTCGCCGTGTTGCTGCCCTTGATCTAACCAAGCAGCAGACAGAGCCAGACCCATTGGATGCTATGAAAACGGCTGCAGGCCTGCCAACAATAGCACCAAGAACAGTCAAAGCAGTCGATCTGATAAAGAATCCAGAGTTGGCAATTGATGAGCCACAGTGGGATTACAAAGATAGCCAACCGGCAGCAACCGGCATGTCCAGTGACACCCAAGCTCAGAGAGATAGGATAATGCGTATGGCTGCACGGGATCAGATGACGCAAGATCAAAGAGACAGAATAACACGCATGCAACAACAGATGCCTGACAACAACCTAACCAGTCCATCCGTATCTTACACTGCCGACGGAATCCCACGCATTGAAATATCTGCCGGGCTGGAAGAAAGTGCGCCCTTGGAAGAGTGCAACTACACCATGGAAAACAACTACTGCCCTGTGCATGGCCTAAAAGAGTGCTGGTTGGAGGAAATGAATCTCAGCATCCTGGCCACTGGCTCTCGGCTGATCGAAGACCTGGATGAAGGCGGCATGCCAGGCATGGGTGCAGCACTTCGGGGCGCAGGTGAATTAGGCGGCAAGGCAGCGAATGCTGTGAAGAGTTTGTTCAAGGCAGAACCCGAAGTCAGCGCATTGCGTGGCCCACCTCCTCCCCGCGCAATCAAGTATCCCGAAGAGCATCCTGATTTTCCATTGCTACAAGCAGCCCGCGATCGGGAACAGGGAAACATGAAAGTCTGGAACAAACGGTATCCTGAGATCCCATGGGCACCACAGTCAGATGCAGACCTGCTCAAGTCTTTCAATCATGATCAGAATGTTCAAAAAGGATTTGGCCAGTTTCAAAGAGATGCCATGCCAAATGACTACTCGCCAACCGGCTACACCAGAGCACAAAAAAGCAAAGGTGCAACCATTGACGCACAAAACAGCATGCAAGACAATCAGGACCTGTTCAAAAATGCCTATGGCATAGATGAAGACATGACAGATGTCGGCGATGTGGTAGGGCAAGCAGCCCGCTCAGCACGTGATTTCCTTGGCAAGACAGCCGACAACATCTCTGAGCCCATAAGCAATTTCTTCAAAGGTGTAAAACAAGGATACAACGGCAAAGCACCTGAACAGCCAAAGCGGCCAACTGCCGGTCAAAGAGGTTATGACTACAGCGACGAAGAACCAGATCAAAGCGATGCTGAAACAGCACGACTTGGTCGTAAAGACACAGGAGCAGTGGCCATGCCAGTTCGGTCTCCGGATATTACCACACGTGACTTGCCGGGCGATAGCATGGACGAATCCGGACGTTCGCTCAATTACGAATCACGTGAAGGTGATGCATTGCTGGCAAGAATAAAATCCTTGGCTTTGATTAGATAACATAAATAAAACAAACAAAAGAAGGGTGTGCAGTGGCACACACTTCCGTAAGCAACTAGATAGGCAAATTTCGCTACCGTAAAGGTAGCAAACACAGACAAGGCTGTGTATAATAACCTTGTAGGCAACACATTTAAGTTAATCTTAAATATTTTTAATCATATTAAAGCATAGAAAGGCAACACAATATGGCAACTTTAGCAGAAATCCGAGCACGACTACAGGCAGCAGAGAACAAAGGTGGGCAATCCACTGGAGGCGGTGACAGATCCATTTATCCACATTGGAATATGGAAGAAGGTCAATCAGCCACCCTGCGCTTTTTACCCGACGGCAATTCCAAGAACACATTCTTCTGGGTGGAACGAGCCATGATCCGACTGCCATTCAATGGCGTCAAAGGTGAGATGGATTCCAAACAGGTCATGGTACAGGTACCTTGCGTGGAGATGTGGGGCGACGCCTGCCCAATCTTGGCAGAAGTGCGTACCTGGTTCAAGGACAAGAGTCTTGAAGATATGGGTCGCAAGTACTGGAAAAAACGCAGCTACATCTTTCAAGGATTCGTGCGTGAGAATCCCATCGCAGACGACAAGACTCCAGAAAATCCCATTCGCAAGTTCATCATTGGACCACAGTTATTCACCTTGATCAAAGGTGCGTTGATGGATCCTGAGTTGGAAAACCTGCCAACTGACTACATGAGCGGCCTGGACTTCCGTATCAGCAAAACACAAAAAGGTGGATTCGCTGACTACAACAGCAGCAAGTGGGCTCGTAAAGAATCTGCATTGACTGATGTGGAACAAGCAGCAGTGGATGCACATGGCCTGTTTGACTTGAACACTTTCTTACCCAAGAAGCCCACTGACGTGGAACTGCGTGTGATCAAGGAAATGTTCGAAGCATCAGTAGATGGACAGCCTTACGACACAGAGCGTTGGGGTCAGTACTTCCGCCCTGCTGGTGTGAATGCACCTGCTGGCGCAGCACCTGCTGTTGATGTGGATGAAGACACTCCCAAGCCAGCTTTGCGAGTGGCAGCACCTGCCAAGGCAGCAGATGACTTTGACGATGAGCCAGCAGTGGCCACTGCTCCAGTGACCAAGCCTGCCGGTGATAGCAAGACCCAGGACATCCTGGCTATGATCCGTTCTCGTCAGAACAAGTAATAGCACCACACAGAGGGGCAACCCCTCTGTGTTCTTTCATTTCATAACAGGTAATATATGGGTAAACCTTTTGACGTTTCAAAATTCCGCAAGGAAATCACCAAGTCAATCGAAGGATTGAGCATTGGTTTCAACGATCCTACAGACTGGATCTCCACAGGCAACTATGCCTTGAACTATCTCATCTCCGGCGACTTCAACAAAGGTATTCCTCTGGGCAAGGTCACTGTGTTTGCCGGTGAATCTGGCGCAGGTAAAAGTTATATCTGCTCTGGCAACATCATCAAGAACGCCCAAGCACAGGGTATCTATGTGGTGTTGATCGACAGCGAGAACGCACTGGACGAGGATTGGCTCAAAGCATTGGGTGTGGATACCGGTCAAGACAAACTGCTTAAACTCAGCATGGCCATGATCGACGATGTGGCCAAAACCATCAGTACATTCATGAGCGACTACAAGGCCCTGCCCGACGGTGAGCGACCTAAAGTAATGTTTGTGATTGACAGCTTGGGCATGTTGCTCACACCCACTGATGTGAATCAGTTTGATGCAGGCGACATGAAAGGTGACATGGGTCGCAAGCCCAAGGCACTGACCAGTCTTGTGCGTAACTGTGTGAACATGTTTGGTAGCTACAATGTGGGCCTGGTCTGTACCAACCACACATACGCAAGTCAAGACATGTTTGATCCCGATGACAAGATCTCCGGCGGTCAAGGTTTCATCTATGCCAGCTCAATTGTTGTGGCCATGAAGAAACTCAAGCTGAAAGAAGATGAAGACGGCAACAAGATCACTGATGTGATGGGTATCCGTGCTGCCTGCAAAGTGATGAAAACACGCTATGCCAAACCGTTTGAAGGTGTGCAGGTCAAGATTCCTTATGAAACAGGAATGAGTCCTTTCTCCGGCATGGTGGATCTCATGGAGAAACGCAATCTCTTAAAGAAGGAAGGCAACAGTCTGGTGTTTGTGACCAGCGATGGTGAGATCATCAAGAAGTTCCGCAAGAAGTGGGAAGCCAATGAAGAAGGCTGTTTGGATCGTGCCATGGCAGATTTTGGAAATCACAAAGAAGAGGTAAGTACCATCGAGGAGGCAGCAGAATGAGTGAAGCAGTAGCAGTGGCCAGCGAATTGTGGTCAGAACTCAAGCGTTATGTGAACACAGTGGATCGCAATGAAGCAGCAGAGACAGTGGTGGCCATCTTGATCGACAACGACTGTGATGTAGATGATATCAAAGACACATTCAAAGGCGATGCAGACATCAAACGAGCTCTCACAGCGTATCTTGACAACGATAAATCATACACAGATGATGACGATGAAGATGATGGCATTGATGCAGAAGAAGACTATCGCGAAGACGACTGGGAAAATTAATGTGGTACAGCCGTGTAGTCGCCAATCTAGGTTCTATCCCAGACTTTATAACTCACTACGAGCGCGAGCTTGATGATGCTAAAAAAGACTGCAAGATTGGCGGCTTGGTAGAACGCAATATCACAGCATTGCCGGGCATTACTGAACAGAGATTTAATCAGCTTCAGGAGATTGAAGCTGTGTTAAACTATCTCAACATACAACTACGCAAGATCCGTAGAAAACACTTTCAGAAGTATCTTGAAGGCTATGCCCGGGCACTCACCTCGAGAGATGCAGAAAAGTACGTGGAGGGCGAGGACGAAGTGATTGACTATGAAACTATCATCAACGAAGTAGCATACTTGCGCAATCGGTGGCTGGGCATAATGAAAGGTCTGGATACCAAACAATGGCAGATGGGGCATGTGGTGCGACTTAGAACAGCAGGCATGGAAGATATCACGGTGTAATCTACGCCTATAAATATCTTCATGAAACCAATTCCTGTTTTTGTGGGGTACGATCCCAGAGAAGCCATCGCGTATCACACCTGCGTAAATTCTATCATACGCAACAGCACCAGTCCAGTGGCTATTGTACCTGTGGCGTTGAACTTGTTCAAAGACTATGCCGAAACACATACTGACGGTAGCAATCACTTTATCTACACACGTTTCCTAGTGCCGTATCTCATGGATCACCAGGGTTGGGCCATATTCATTGATGGGGACATGATCGTTCGTGGGGATATTACCGAGCTATGGAATCTCAAAGAATACACCCGAGATGCTATGGTGGTCAAACATGACTACAAGACTCGAATGAAAGAGAAGTATCTGGGCAGTCCCAATGAAGATTACCCACGTAAAAACTGGTCAAGTGTGATATTGTGGAATTGCAATGCTATACGAAATAGACAGCTCACTCCTGAATTTGTGCAAAAATCAACAGGCGCATTCCTGCATCGTTTCTCCTGGATAGATGATGAACGACTGGGCGAGCTGCCAAAAGAGTGGAATTGGTTACCCGATGAATACGGTGCCAATCCTGATGCAAAACTGCTGCACTACACACTAGGCACGCCTTGCTTTGATGAATTCAAAGACACGCCAATGAACGAACACTGGCATGCGGAACGACAGCTCACTGAGCATTGCCAACAGAGACTATGATGTCCGAAGAAGAACAATATTCGCCACCGTTGGAAAAACATGTACTGGACATGGTGGTTCCAGAGATACGAAAGCTGTTCGATGACATATTGAAATACCGTGTGGATCCAGCAGGGCTATACTATGGTATCACACAACAAGCACTCATGCAACAGATCGCTGAATTACCAGTTGATCGCATAGTGGCATTGGATAGTGAGTATAGATATGAAAGAAAAGGACACATGTACGATCCTACATTACAAAGTTTTGTGCAAGGTGCTGGCGGTCAGATCAGCACCTGGTCAAAAGAAGAAAACACCAACACCCCTGTGGTGCTACGCGGCATAACCAAACGCAAACAGATGGACACCTGCCGTGAGGCCGGCAGAGATTTCTACTACATCGATACCGGCTACTTTGGCAATGGCAAGAAGAAAAACTATCATCGCATCACACGCAACGATGTACAGAACTTTGGGCCTGTGAGAGAACGCCCATCTGACAGATTAGATCGCACAGGCGTCAGCTTGAAAAAAGTACGTGCCGATGGCAGCAAAATATTACTGGCACCACCCAGCCAAAAACTGCTGAATCTATACGACATTGATTTAGAAACATGGCTGACCCAGACTCTGGCCGAGATCGGTACTCATACGGATAGAGAAGTAGTGATCCGGCGCAAGCAAGGTCGTAGTACCAGGATAAACGATAACACTATAGAAATGGCATTGGATCAAGATATCTATTGCTTGATCACCTACAGCAGTATTGCAGCCGGCGAAGCAATCTTGTTTGGCAAACCAGCAATCACACTAGGGCCCAATGCAGCCGCAGCAGTATGCAGCACCAGCATTTCTGATCTTGAAACAATCAAAACCCCAAGCCTCGACGAGATTGCCGCATGGGCTCGACACATGGCCTATTGCCAATTTACCGAAGTGGAAATGCGTGATGGCACAGCTTGGCGCATACTAAACGATGGTTGATGTTGTAGTTTATATCTCCAGTGTGGCCAACTTCCAGAAACACATCAGGAAGACACAATGCTTGGAAAGTTTTGCTGCCGGTGTAAGCAAACTCGGGCACAGTGTTACGCTTGAGACTGCTCACAGATATACTCCCAGTCGGTTAGCGTTGATGCTGGGGTGGGCTACAACAAATACCGGCGGGCCAAACATAGCATTGAGAAAAGAAATCATCTCACAACAACGCCGACATGGATTCCATACCATGTGCATCGATGCCAGTTGTTGGAAATATCTAGACAATGCCAGCAGCTACCTACGTTACAGTTTAGATGGTCCATTTTATGATCGAGCAGAATATGCCAACCGCAACAGCGACAGTAGCAAATGGCAAGAGATCAGTCAAGCGTTGGGCATTTCATTAGACCCACCACAGACCAATTCCGGCGGACATGTGTTGATCTGTATGCAACGAGATGGTGGATTTGCTATGAAAGCATTGGATCCATTGGTATGGCTAACACAAAAAATTGCCGAAATAAGAAAATATACAGACCGCACTATCATGGTACGCCCGCATCCGGGTGCGTACAAGCCAACAGATTTTTTGCAGTTTAGGACAAAACATTATCAGTCACATCTTGGAGTGCAGGTATTAGAACCATCAACTGCAAGACTCACAGACAATTTGCAACGAGCACATGCTGCGGTATTCTTTAACAGTAGTGCAAGTGTGGCAGCAGCCTGTGCTGGCATACCTATTTTTGTTGATGATGCTAGCTGTGTAAGTTGGGCAGTGGCCAACAAAGACATTGCCAAGATCGAATCACCAGAGCAATTTGATCGACAACAATGGATTAGTGATCTAGCAGCAGCACATTGGAGCGACGATGATGCCAAAGAAGGCCGCATCTATCAGAAGTTCTTGCCTTACTTGGCCCGCAACACAGTCACGTCGTAGTTGCAGCCTTTGACATGTGGCCATTTGTAGCTCTTGTCAAACACACTGATTACCTCATCCACAATTTCGATTGACATATTTTTTAATAGCCGTTCGCGCCACCATGCAGGTTGTTCTACAATGAGATGAGCATTGCGCCCATCCAGTAATATCTTTTTAGCCGGGTAACAAGCAATACGGAACCAGCCCACACGCTGCATCTTTAAACCGATCAACTGCAATGTTTGATCCAAATGCTCGGGTTCAATATGTTCAAAAACATCTGCGCTGACCACACAGTCAAATGACTCCACTGGCATTTCGCCATGTGTGGCTGATCCTGGATCATAGCCATCTACTGTTGTGCCCGGGTATGCTTCTGCAATACTCTGAATCAGCTCGCCGTGCCCGCATCCAAAATCTAATACGCTTGTGGGTTGATATTGTTTAAGGAAAGGAGTTATGGTAGATAGTATTTTGCTACCTCTTCTGAATCTGCCTTGACCATGCATGGTAGCTAGTTGATCTTTGTATTCTTGATTGATTATCATCTGTGATTGACCTCTATATACTTATATTTGCCTTCGAACTGCTCGGGCACATCCTGCCATGTGCCTGCCAATTGATCATCTGCCCATGCAGCATAGTAAGGACGATCCTTCCACCACCAGAACAAATCACTTCCGGACCAATTGTTGTAGTAGCTGCGAAAAAACTCTCTTGTGCGCGGCTGTCTAAAATACTCAGGATCATACATGGTTTTTTTGCTTTTGGCTTCACGTTGAAAATTCACACCAATGAAACAGAATTTAGCTGAATGCTGCTGCAATAGATCTCGCACCCATGTCATGTCATCGTCGGGTATGCTGTTCAGCACCTGTGTGCAGATCACACCATCAAACTTTATTGCAGGATCGGGCAACTGATTGTGCTCTTCCACGCATGGATCATAGGCATAGGCCGTAACACCAAGATATTCATCAAATGTTTTCCAATCTTCTAATGGTATCGGATCCCCGGGCAACTGACCATATGGTAGTTTTTCCGTGTATTGCAATCCTTTGCCGCAGCCGTAATCTAATATGGTCTTGGCGTCATATCTAACCACCAGATCCTTGATGAGTTTTTGATATTTAACCACATCATATCCGGCCCAGTTCTTGTTGTTCTTTTGGAACTCGGTGCCCAGCCTAACAGACTCTTGGTAATAAGGACTCATAACAATCGTATCTCCACAGTGGCTCTTTTCTTGCCCCCCACGTTGGATATCACATTGACAATTTCAAATCCATCTACCCCAATGAAATTGGTTTCAGTGCCTTTGCATCTAATGTCTAAAATAATTCTAGTGCCGGCATGTGAATGTCTCTTCATGAGTTCTATGTAAGTCTTTACAGGATAGTGATGCCCGCAGCTGAGCCAACTGGTTATGACATCAAACTTAATATCATCGGGTATAGAAATATTGTTGGTATCAATTAATCGATAATTCTGTGTGCCCAGTGCTTTTAGTTTTGCGTCCAAGAATTCAAATGTGTGATAAAACTTTAGCTCACTGCTGGTGGTGTTCCAGTTGCCATAGCTGGCTGACTCTGATTTGGCAGCATTGGTGCTAGCATCTCCATCCAGTAACCAAAGTTCTGTACCGTACTTTTCGTTAAACCATCTGCTGTCATACGCAAATCCGCATCCTATATCCAGCAATCTGCCAACGGGTTGATTCAAATATGCATCAACAATTTTAAAACTAGCACGGCGTTTGGTCACATATCGTTCATGAGACCATTTACGATCCCATGCTGCGGAATCTTCTGCACCCTTGGATGGGTTTTCTACATCCATCCCATGATCCAATCATCTCTAACTTGATCTAGTTTGACCATACCCCAGGATTCCAACAATGCAATAGCAGCAAACTGTCCGTATTCTTTGCTGTAAGCATCGTGTGGTTTTTGTTCAATTACCATAACAGGTCGGCAGCGTTTTACGGTTTGTTCTGCACCTTGCAACACACGATATTCGTAGCCTTCGCAGTCGATCTTTATATAATCCACACCTTGCAAGTTTAGATTATCGAGACGCACAATCTGCACATCTCCGGTGCCCATGCTGTTGGGATCTAAATGGCTGTGGCCACTGTTCTCTTCGGTTATGATCATGGTTCCTTGACTGTCTTGATCTCCCAAGGCCAATGGACTGATGAAAAAATTATCGCCAGTGACATTTTTTTCCAAGCATTCTCTAAACAATCCTACTGGTTCAAATGCAATGACTTTGGCAAAATTCTTTACTAAATCTCGACTCCATAGTCCCACATTGGCACCGATGTCCAATGCAATGCCACGAGACTTGCAAAGATCAATGCTTCTTTTTCTCACCGCCACTTGATATTCGGGAGGTAGCCCTTTATCAACACTTTTTTTCAGCATCTTGGGAAAGTGTGTTTCAAAATCCGGAAAGTGCCATCCATAATGTTCAGCCATTTATCATCTCCTGTGTTTGTTTCAGTATGCGATATGCCATACCACTCTTGAATTCATCTATATGAAATTGTCCATACGCAAGATGACACAGCCAAGCATGGCGTTGATCATCTGTAGGAAACCACGGTTCTTCTATCTTGGAAAGATCGTGATTGCTCATTGGGTTGGCGGCATTACATGGTGCCGTGGTGAACACAGGCACACCAGCTAATATAGCCTCAGTGGCTGCTGTACTGTTAAACGTGACCACAGCATGTACATCGGCCAACCAATCTTCGGCCCGTTGTGTTTTACGATCCATCCTACTAGGAGGACGTTCTCGGATACAAATTGGGCGATCGGTGTACATCTGTAATTCGTTAGTGACATCTTTCACCCAGTCTTCCAATTCAAATCCGTAAAATGCACAAGGTTTGTGATCAGGAGCAACAATCAATATATTGCGACTGTGTCGATGATACGGTCTCATGTACAGTTCTAATCGTTGTAATCTATCAGCTGGCCGTGGTATGATCTGATCGTGTTGCAAATCATTGGGTACAATACGATGCCAATGTTTCCATCCATACGGGTTTTTGATACTGGGTCGATTGCCCAAGTAACCCGAATCCATGTACCAAAAGAATCTTTTGTCTTGCCAGCACTTTTTGATTATCTTGTGTTTCATAATACCACGCAGCACCAGTGGATCCTGATTGTCTGCGTAGTTCCATGTTTCCAATGGGGTAGGTTCCATTCCTGCGCCACGTGCAAACATGTCTATGTATTCGTCCTCGCCGTTTTTGCTTAGACAGATCCAGCTCATGTGTTCTTCCAGTAACTGCTGCGCCGTGGCATTTTGAGATCTGCACGTTCGCTACGCCCTGTATCTTTGCGACTGCCTTTGAGATGATCCAGGTATTCGCCCCATTCTGTATTGATCAATGGATGGCCTTCACCCACACTCGTGGTCTTGGTCGCTCGTAGATCAATCAATGCTTCGCTCCAATTGTGTTGTACAAGGTCGGGCATGCGAACACGCACACTATCAAACACAAAGCTATCATGCCATTCGGCCAATTCAAATATACCCGTGTCTGCTTGATCATACACACGTTGAAACTCAGCAAGGAATCGATCCATAGCCGGTGTGCGTAGTTTCATGGCATATAACCCACATTCAGAAAACTTACCTTGCCGTCCAAGATAGCATAGATCTGTATGTGCGGGTATCAATCTATCTAGATCCGATTCAGATATGGGACTATGACACACCATATCAGCATCCATCCATATCAACCAATCTGCGTTGGATGCTTTTGCTGCATGGAATATGGCATATACTTTATGGCTGAAACGTACTGCATTCCATTTGAATTGTTTCTTGAAATCTTTGCGTTGATTTAGCCCTGTAATAGCACTGATATCACCGTTGGCTTTGGGAACATCTCTCCATTGATTTTTAAATGCAACCAATTGTGGGCTAGCGAATTCTAAATCCAAAACTTGTAAATTGGGTGCAGATTCGGTCACAGAACAATTTTCAGCATACACTCGAAGTTCGGCTTGAGTTGGCCAGTTAGATAGCCAAGTTTGGATCATTTGCTTACCATATTTCTTGTAGCCGTCGGCATTGAAAGTGGTAACTATACTGTATTTCATCAGATATTTAGTGAGCATAAAAACCCTATCTTATTTTCCCGCCCAGTGTGCGGGTAACAGTCCGCCAGTGATGAGTGCTGTGCTGGATGCATTGCGAGCCAACGGACAAAAAACTGTGGAAAATTCCTGGGATACAGATGCTGCGATCATTTGGTCTGTATTATGGAATGGGCGTATGCGAGCCAATCGGCAGGTGTATGAACATTATCGTAGATTGAATCGCCCGGTGATTATCATTGAAGTGGGTGCGTTAAACAGAGGACACACTTGGAAAGTATCTGTAAACCATGTGACATCACAAGGATACTATGGTCATACACAAGATCTCGATCTCGATCGCCCAGCCAAGTTAGGTGTGAAATTATCAAAACCCAATATCCACAGACCAGATATCATGATAGCTGCACAACACAGCCGCAGCCTACAAGTGCAAGACTTGCCTAGTCAAGAGTCCTGGGTGTTGGATCGCATACGGGATCTGCAGGGTGTGAGTGACCGTCCTATTGTTGTTCGCCCACATCCAAGATCTCGACTGAATCTACCACACTTGCCCGCAGGAGCGAGATTAGAAATACCAAGACCTGTGCCCAATACCTATGACGGGTTTGATATGGATCACTCATATCATGCAGTTGTGAATTACAACTCTGGCCCGGGCATTCAAGCAGCTATCACAGGGTGCAGGCCCGTGGTGCATGAATCCAGTCTTGCCGCACCAGTATCAGTTGCCATAGAAGATATAGACAAACCATATGATATAGATAGAAGTCAATGGGTAATTGAAATCTGCCATACTGAATATACCGTTGATGAGTTGAAAGAGGGCCTATGGCTAAAAAGAATCGCATCACATCTGACACTATGATTGATTGTGCCTGTGTGATACACAGCACCGGATATGATTGGCGCTATGTAGAAAATTTATACAGCATGCTAACCAGAGCCTTGCCCGGCGGCATAAGATTCCATGTATATACCGAGCATGATAGATCGGTGCCTCCGCACATGATCAAACACATATTGACTGAATGGCCGGGCATAGCAGGACCAAAGAAATCCTGGTGGTATAAAATGCAGATGTTCAATCCAGAACATCATGCAGGCAATCTTTTGTACTTGGATCTTGACACCGTGGTTGTAAGAGATCTGTCTTGGGTGACAAATCATGATACCAGTTACTTCTGGGGCATACGGGATTTTAGATATTTGCAAAATCCACATCATTCTGTATTCAACAGCAGTTTCATGTGGTGGAATGTGAGTAATTTTTCTCGAATATGGGACCAGTTCTCCAAGGGCGATATTTCACAATTGACCAAAAACAATCAAGGTGATCAGGATTATATCACCAAATCCATCAATGTCAATCAACGTAGATTTTTTGAAGATCGACTGTTCCAAAGTTTTAGATGGCAATGTTTAGATGGCGGATATAATTTCCAACGACGTCAGCCACGGGCACCCGGCACTGGTGTGAAGATTGCTGCGGATACTGCGGTAGTGGTATTCCACGGCATGCCAAAACCACATCAGATATCCGACCCTGCTATTACACAATTATGGCGTTGATTCCGATTGACCATTAATTCTGCTTGTGCTACAATACACACATGATAGCAAGAACTACCTTAGTTGCTGAAAAAAGTCGCAAAATAAGCACAAATTTCGCAACAACAGTTGGTAAAAAATACAACACAAAGAGATTGACCAATAATGGGTATTTTGCTATAATAACAGCTTAGTAAGTAAGTTCAACAGCACATTAGGAGCCAACCAAATGAGTGCAATTCGTATCGTACGCGGCGAGTATCGCGGCAAAACTGTAAAAAA